CTTGCTTCCGGGTTCGCATGTGCATGTGATCCTCGATGAGAATCAAATTGTATTTTATGATTTCCTCCACCCATGTTCTGATGATGACGATTGATGAATGCAGCAGCATGAGTGATGATTCTCTTTGCTTGTTTTGCTGTGTGTTTTCCGGTGCGTGCGGTTCCTTCACTGTCCACATCGAAATCAACCTTTGATATGTTGCTTCCCTTGTGATGATGTGCTGTCATGTTGACATTGTTTTTGCCAATCTTGCGATCAAGTGAGTGTATCGTGTCGTTGCTATCTGAATCGGTGCTGATGTTTTTGATGTTCATTTTGGTAGACAGACGATTTGCTTTGTCTACAACTGATCTTTGTTTCTTCTCTAGTATCATGTCTCCGATTGTACCATGAAACTCTCCTGCATTCAACTCAATAACATACTTAGCCTTCTCTGCTGGATACGCACCTCGCGTGTCAAATGGCTGTAGTGTCTGAACGTCTACAACTCGTCCGTCTTCATTGATCCAGATGACATCCAATGGTATACGAGTGTTCTTCATCCACATACCATGTGTGTCCTCTGTTTCGAATACAAAGATCATTCCTCTGTCGTGTTCAAGAGACTCACGAAACATCATTCCCCTCTGAAACGATTGTTCGTCATTCGTAGTGTATACTTTATACGACTTGTCGCCAATCGTCATGGGAATGTATTCTGATTCTGTGATGTGTCTCTTGAATGATTTCATTTTCTCTTCCTACTTGGTCCTAAAAATGGCGCAATTGCAAACACTGCAAGTGTACCCGGTGCAGGAGTAATAACTCCATCGGATATAAGATGTCCTGCTCCTGAATTAAAATTCGATATCGAATCAATCCATTCTACAACTGCGTCAAGTGCTTCCTTTCCAAAGATTGCTCCAATTCCCACGGCGATTGCTGTAAGAATGAATACCTTCTTATCAAGTGCTTTAATTTTTTTGTCCTTCGACTTCTGACTCTCTTTACATTTATGTAGATCATTTTTTAGTTGTTGTACTTCGCGTGATTGACAGTTTGAACATACGTTCTTATCCATCGTGACTTTTCTCCTGTGAAATGTGGTTTACTTATCTCCTCGTACATCGCGTATAATTTGATCTATATTTTTGTCACGATTGTATGATTCTCTCGTCATGAATTCTGATCTTGATTTTGCGAGAGAATATACTCTATCCATTACTTTGTCATGTTCACGTTCCATTTTTCTTATTCTTGATCTGTTACTTTCACACTCTTGTTCTAATTTTGTTACCTTATGCGAAAACTTCCACACGAAACCTACTAATGAAAATAAGCCCGTAGTGAGAATAGTGATTGCAATATCTACCCAGTCAATTGTCATTCGTCTCCTTTGGATTCATGATGAAACATGTTCGCATGATCGTGTGGGAAATTCAATTTGGGTTGATGTATAGACTTTCCTTTTCCGTCTGTTCCTACATTCATTCTTCTTGCATTGGAATAGAGATGGTGTTCGAGTGGTTTACCTTTCTTTCCGCCATTGTAGGTGGTTCGGGATACCATGTTCTTTCCATCCATCTCATGATGTCCATGATGTGTGTTGTCTGGATTGTATTTGTTTCCATGAAGTGCATGGGATACTTCTGCATGGTTCGCTTGATATGCATCCCATGCTACTGTCTTTCCGTTGGAATAACTGATCGTTCTTGTTGCGCCACTTGATGTATTGCCGACATGCTTTCGAAGTTGATCTGCGGAATGTATGTGTGTGACTCGAAGAGGTTCACCACCACCAAGATCTAACTTCTCTACCTTCTCTAAAATGCTTTCACTAGTTTCCTCTGGATGTGGTACATTCTGTTGCCATGCTTGATCTACTTTAGGATGTCTGCCATAACCAGCGCCACTTTTTGCACTGATACTCATTCCTCTTTTCTTTTGACGTTGTGCATTGTTTAGACGATTCTTAATTAAATTTGCTGCCACTTTATGAATCTCTTGTCTAACTGGATGAATATGATAATCATGATCTCGGTGATGTGCATTGGATGACACTCTTGAAGCAACATGATCACCACGAATTTCAAGGCGATCACCGCCTTTTCCGTCCGCAAATCTTCGAACCGCTTTGAATTCTTTCTTAGAGAGTTTATCTTCATTCTCTTCTCTACAAAAGATTATAAATGATTTCATTTGCACACTCCTACAGTTATATTATTTATAAATATTTTCATGAGAACATTCAAACAATACATCTCAGAAGTAATCGCCAGAAGAGGTTCGGATTACATTGTAATGAACAAAAATCGTTCAAAGGTTCTTGGTGTTCATAACAGCAAAGACAAAGCACAACGACAACTTGCAGCAATCGAGATCAGTAAACAGGAGTCCGTGTCTGAAGTGTATAAAGATTCAGGACTTGGTAAGTGGTTCGGTGCTGGTGGTAAGGGTGGAGTAGGTAAAGGTGGATGGGATCGCTACAACACAAAAGGTGAACGCATTGGAAAATGTGGTGAGGGTAAACCCGGCGAAGGTAAACCAAAGTGCCTGTCCGCAACCAAGGCAAGAAAACTCAAATCTCAAGGTGGTAAGAAAGCGATTGCAAATGCAGTCAAAAGAAAGAAAGCACAGGATCCGCAGACAGATCGTCCCGGAACCGGAAACAAACCAATCAACGTATCAAACAGGATAGAAGAAGTTATGAAATCATTTAGAAATCACTTGAACGAAAAGAACGTACCAACTGATCCCGGTAAATGGGCAGCATCAAAAGCAGCAGCAAAGGCAAAGTTTGATGTATACCCATCCGCATATGCGAACGCATGGGCATCTAAGAACTACAAATCAAAAGGTGGTGGTTGGAGAAAGACAGACGAATCTGTAGATGAAGATTGGCAGAAAGCAAATCGTCAAGACAAGACAGACGGTATGAGTCAGAAAGCAGTGAATGCATATCGTCGTGAGAATCCGGGATCAAAACTCAAAACAGCAGTCACCGAGAAAAATCCAAAGGGTAAGAGAGCAGGCAGAAGAAAGGCTTTTTGCAGCAGAATGAAAGGTATGAAGTCTAAACTCACAAGTGCAGAGACTTCAAGAGATCCAGATTCACGAATCAATAAGGCACTTCGCCGTTGGAACTGCAACTAGGGAGAACAGAATATATGCAAAGAAATGTCCTCTTGTTAAACTCAAGTGAGGAAATTCTCAAAGTAATTTCTTGGAAGAAAGCAATCAAATTAATACAAACAGGCAAAGCAAAAAAGCCTTACAACTATAGTAAATCATATTCGATTAGGACGATTCGCGGAGAGTACAAACTCCCTGCTGCAATCGTCCTTGTTCGTTATGTGTATGTACCACATCTAGAAGACTCATCAACACCCACTCGAAACAATATATTCAAACGAGACAATTGGACATGTCAGTATTGTGGTGTAAAATCAAAGAACCCCAAGAAACTGACGGTAGATCATGTTTATCCTCGATGCAAAGGTGGAGGAACACAATGGACGAATCTTGTCACTGCATGTCCCAAATGCAACTCCAAGAAATCAAACAAGACACTCAAGGAGTGGGGAGTTAAACTAAAGAACAAACCACAACGACCATCTTTCTATAAACTACAGGTTGTAGGAATAGACGAGACAGGACAGGAATTATGGAAGCGTTGGATTGACATAAATAGTTTATGATGGTACAATACACAGGAGGAATAACCTATGCCAAGTTATGATTACAAATGCGATAAGTGTGAACATGCATTCGAAGCATTTCTATCCTATGACAACAGAGAGAAACCGTGCAACGAACCATGTCCCGAATGTGGTGAGAAGAATGTTCAGAAAGTGATTGGTGGGTTTCCGGGACTCGGTTGTGATTCCAATGTAACACCAGATAAGAAGACTGGCGGGCAGTGGAGTCAGATGATGAATAGAGTTAAAGAATACCTACCGGAAAGAAATAAAAAGGTATTGGATCGAGCAACAAATGCATCAGGTAGACGCTGGTATGGTTAATCTACATGATACCCCTTGACACCAGTGTTCTCTGCATCATGTTCTTTATATTCTGGGTATGATCTTTGGAGTTGGTTTCTTGTTTTCTTCACAAGTCGATTTATAACTCTTGCTTGATGAGTCGTGGATGTCTTTCCTGACTTATCCGGTACAGAGTTATTGATTGTATATTTCTTTGCTTTATGATCTACTCGTCCCTGAACATAATGTTCAGAATCACCTGCTTGATCCACTGCTTTATTTGGTTTCTTTCTTGGATGCTTCGATACCCACGAATCATGGTTTGCTGAATCTGGATGATACACATAACCAGTTTTTCTTTCGTGTGCATCTCTCTGTTTTCTATAAAGATCTAGATGGTTTACTTTACCCCATCCAGAAACAGCACCATTATGATAAAGATCAACATGCTTCATATCTCTATGAAGAGTGTGATGACCAACATCATAAACACTACTGGCTTCTGATAGAAATTGCAGAAATGATTTCAAGAGTGATACCTCCTACCCACCCGTATAACTTATATATTATTCCCTGACAGGCATCAGTATATGTATTAGTTTATTAAATTATACATATATTATCTTCAAGGAGAATAAAAATGAGCAATTCTTTTTCTGACGCTGTAAATAACATTCTTTCAGAGAACAAAAGCATTAATATTAATCAAAGTGGTAAAACCTTAGTGGAAAAGGTGAATGATATCCAGATTGATCGTGATGGGCAGGACAAGTTTCATAGAGAAAAGAAACTTCTTGGTCCGGGTAGATTTAAGAAGTGGTTCAAGAGAAGAACACTCAAGAAATCAGACATGACTGATCAAGAACAGGAACAGCATCATCAGGATAACAGAAAATTAACAGCATCTGGTGTGAAAGAAGATGTTACACCCGGATCTGTCGAAATGGTATATCGTGATCATAAAGTGATAGATACCGGAAAAGAAGACAGGTATGGATTTCAGATGTATGATGTACACCACGGTGGTAAAAAAACTCATAGCAATGTCAGGCTGCGTACAGCCAAAGACGTACTAGACACTGCTCGTAAGAAGACTATTGAGAAAGCAAACAAGAAACTAGTCTCAAAAGGTTCAGATGACAATACAGTAAAATTAAGAAACTTGGCTAGTGGTTCTCCATCGGTTCCTAAAGAATCCGTTGAAGTCGATGAGAATACAGGTCCAACTCGCACTGCTGTTAACCAAGAATTTAAAAGAGTTCATGGTAAACAAATGGATACGGGTGCAGCAACTCGACATGTTGAAAAGAAATTCAATATCAATAATGTGAAAGTACAAAAAGATAATGATGGAAACAGGCATGTAATTTCTTTTGAAGAAACGGATGCCACATCCGCAGCAGATGATTTCTTGAACGAACTTTCTCAAGAGTTTGGTGCAGAGAACATAACACTCGATACAATCATGGAGAATATTGGGGAACTCGAAACCCTATTAACTTCACTAAAAGAGTATTTTGGTATTGACGAAAGTGCAGAAGGTGATACAATATTGACTGCACATGACATGGCTTCGACAAACAATCCACACGAACATCAAGCGATGGCAGTTCAGAAAATCAAAGATCTTATAAATAAAGAAAGAAACGAAGAGACTACAAAGGAGTCCAACAATGGAAACTAATTCGTTCAACAATTTACTAGAGTCGATCAACTCTGTTGTTGGTCCCAAATCAGAAACCGAAGTCGATGAAAACATGTCGCTCGCACCCAAGGGTAAGGGCAGGAAGGCTGCACAGGCCATGTATGGTGATAAGACTGAAGAGACTGAAGATATGACTGAAACCTACGAAGCAATCGTAGAAGCATTCTTCACTGAACTCGCTGAAAATGGTCAGTTAACCGAAGATACCTCCGACGATGAAATCATGGATATCGTTGTCGAGATGAATCTCCTTGCACACGCACTTAATGAAGTGTTTGAGTCCCATGACATCTCAGAAGAACTCAAGAGCAAGAAGTACAGTAAGCCACGCGGAGATGCTTCATATTGAACAACCACGCTCACTGTAAACAAGAAAAGCCCTCCATATGGAGGGCTTTTTCTTTGGGAAGGGTGTAACAAATATTTTAATTTAATATTTTAACATGACAATTTGTAATTCCGCCGACGTTTCCTATACTAATTGGAAGGAACAAAGTATCACCTTGTGCTATAGCAACTTCAGCAGTAGTTCCCGCTACACCATCAATATTTGCTGCATTATTTCCCTTTACTCCAATGTCTCTTCCGTCTACTGCGCCCGTCTCACCGTTTTCATCAAAGAAACCAATTACAGCACCTCCAGTTGTACCATTAATATTATTTGGAGATCCAAAAATAACGACACCTTTGTTTCTCTCAACAGGATCAGTGTATGCATTAACTTTTTTTACATACCTATATTGGGGATATGCCATGTAAATTCTCCTTCTGAATCTGCATATATGTATAAATATCTATAAGACGGGGTATACAGATGGCAAGACTAAGAGCATATAGAAGAAGTGGAACCACAACTTTATTTAAATTCAAGTCTCCTTGGGCCCAGAGAGACTTTATTGGTATACTACAAAAAGCAAACATAACTCCAGACAGTGTTACAAGAAGAGAAGTTCAAGTGACATTCTTCCCGACAGAGAGACAGCACTATTCGAAACTGAATATTTTTACTACATTTCGTTCAGAAAATGATGCAGTAAGATTAATTGTTGAGTATATTGAAAAGAAAAATGATGAAATTAATAATAAAAAAGATAGGAGACAAGAAAAAGTTAAGAAGCATGAGAAGGAACTTGAAGAAGAAAGAAAAAAGATTGAAGAAGAAAACAAAAGGGCAGCAAAAGAACCGTGGACGAAAGAACAAATGGAATTGATTCCCGGCACCAGACCAAAAGGTAGAGATATAAGCAACAAACCCAGAAATATAGATAATAGTCCAAGATTTCTGTTGGATGAATTTCCAAGAACAACTACACCTCCCGGTGAATTGACTGATGCGTGGAATTTAGTAGACGATCCCCAACTACCACATTTCAGAACATCTCCTTCTACATCTAATGTCAGCATGGAAGTTGAAATTATATCTGAAAATGTTCAAGAAGAAGAGAGAGTGATATCAAAACTTGAAAGTGTAGGAATACCTTTCAGAAAAAAAGGAATATCAGTCATTGCGAGCATCATTGATATACGATCACAGGGAATATTCACACCACAAGACGCTGAAGAACGTATTCAAAAAATAATAGAGGAAGAGAAACAAGAAGGACAGGTGCCAAGAACCATCGCAGAGTTAAGAGATGCAGAAAGAAAGATGGGTAAGATTGGCGAATTTAAGCAAACTACTAAATATGGTGACATAGAACCAACTTCCCCAGAAGAATAAGGGAGAAATAAATGCCAGACAACGACAACAATTATGTACCACTCGAAGATTACTTTAATAGTGACATCGACTTCGGATTCACCGCTGTGGATGCACAGGACGTAGAAGGTGATGACGTACCACCACCCCCGAGTACACAAGAAGTAGTTTCAGAAGTATCTTCTGGAATTCTTTCGACTCTAGATGATTCTCTTGAGAACATACAGAGCAAACTAAACGCATTACTTCTAAGAAACGACGAAGACGAACCCGGAATCGACAACAGCATTGATTTCTCTCGAATTGAAAGTAAACTGGATCAAATACTTGCAATGGAGAATCAAGAACTTCTCACAGCAGTAAATGAACAAGGCGATAACATTCGTGCTGTCATTGATGAAGTAGAGGAACGAAAGAAACAACTCAATGAGCAGTATATTGTTCGAATGAGAGAAGTAGAAAAACTTATACTTCCTCTTTTATATCACCTCAAAAAGAATCCAGACAAAGAGTATATTTACTGGCCTGATCGAACAGAAAAAATAGACGCCCAGATCTCCAAGATTCTACACCTGACAAGAGGACAATGATGAGATCATTCGTAAACTTTCTTCGAGAAAACGTATACTTTGGTTCCTCTGATGTTCAGGGAACTGGCGCTTTCTCGTCGAGAGATATTCCAAAGGGAAATCAGATCGGATTGTTTCTTCGTAAAGTAGAGGACAATCCACATAGAACATTTGTTCGTAGTGATCTGTGTAGATTAATGAATCACTCCTCCTCCCCGAATGCAGATTTAGTCATGAAAGGTGATGATGCATACGTTGTATCAAACAAACCTATAAAAAAGGATGAAGAGATATTTGTAAACTATAATGATATCATGGACAAAGTACAAGCAGATGAGATTAAGAAAAATGAATTTGTACGATTGTATCCAGATTTGGAGAGAGAACGTCTTGAAGATGATAATGAAGACTTCTATGATGATCTAAAAAGTATGAGGCATAAATAGAGTATGCGTATAGAAAAATTTATATCATTAATAGAAGAAAACAACTCTCCTGAAATTAAGGAGAGTGCTGTTGTTCCAGAAAATATTCATGAAATTAAGGCTCTTGCGAAACTTGGTGCAAAGGTTATTGGTGGAGGTATTGGACGACTTGCTAGTTCTAGAACGGGACAAAAGGCAGCGGGATTTGCTGCAAAAGAAAAACCAATAAGAGGCCTCGCAGCAGGTATTTCCAAGGGCGTATCCAAGTTTGCAGGAAGTGGTATAGGAAAAGGTGCGATGAGTGCGGCAGGTATTGAACCGCAGGGTGGATTTTTCAAAACGCTTGGAGCAGAAATCAAAGGCAAATATGGTGCGGGTGGTAAATCTCTTCAAACAGCAGTTAAGGGAAGATATGCAGGCGCGGGAAGCCCTGAGGCTGAGGCACGCGACAAAGCAATGCGGGATGCGGGCGAGGCGTCCGGTAAAAAAGCAAGGGAAAAAATTGGACAATTTAAACAAGCAGTTGGATCCCAAGTGGATGTAACTAAACAGAATCTAGAAAAGAGAAGAGAAGAAAAAGCCACCGCAAAGGCTGAAAGAAAAGCAGCAAAGTTTGCAAGATCTCCCGAAGGTCAAAGACAGGCTCGAAGTGCAGAAATAAAGGCTAGAGTGCTTGCTAATATTGAGAAGTCAAGAGAGGCAAGACAGTCGAAAGGTATGAGACAAGATCAGGCTGATATCTCCACTGCAAAGGACACAGTAAACCAACGGTTAACTCCCGGTGGAGTAAGAACAATAAGGAATATAGCAAACTTCCGAGCGAAGCGAGGTGAGTTAGCATACAGAAAACTCCGTCAGGATAACCCGGAAGTTGATAAAATCATTAGAACGTATAGTTCGGAAATCAGTAAAGAAGCAGGAAGAGCAGGAAGAGAACAAAGAGCAGGCGATGCTGCGGTTGATCGGGCAATAGCACAAGATCGAGTTAGGAAACGAGGCACAGATATCGGTAACACCGGAAGAGATGTTAGTAACAAGGGTAGATATGTCGGAAACCAACCACGCCAAACTTAAAATAAACTAAATAGTTTAAGATTAGGAGAAATCAAATGGACATGAATCAATGGAAACGCTGGGCAATAGAACAGCAAGAAAATAACTCAACAGAAATTCAAGATGCAAATCGAGAACTTCAAACGCAAGATGAAAATAAAACAACACTCGGTGAGGAAATATATAAACTCATGAACGAAAACAACGAGTGTGGTTTACTTGACGATAGAAAAGATCGAACCATTGCAAAGCCTAACACGAAGGCTGGACAATCTCTTGCACCAAACAGTGCAGTTTCAACCAAGGAAGAAACTGAACCTGTTAATGAGATTAAGGGATTGTACAACAAGGTTAGAAATGTTGCAAAGGCTGCAATAAATCGTCGAGATGCAAAGATGCGTGAAGGTCTTCCCAAGGACACACCTTTGGTAAGAACAGGTCAGGGAACATCACAAGTAGATACTCCTGAAAAGTAAAATTAATATTTGACATTCTTATATAATGATTTATAATATGCATATGCGAAAAAAGTATACTCATGTCCCATTGAATGAAGAGATAATATCTCCCACCACTGAATACCAGAATGGTGGGAGATATTATTGCATTGGGAATGAGAAGTATCCTAGTGTAACGACAGTGACTGGATGGGAAAAGAGAAACTTCTTTGCAAAGTGGCGAAGAGAAAATCCCCTAGAGTCGAAGAGAGTTTTGAGTAGAGGAAACAACCTACACGAAGCAATCGAAAAATATATAAACAACGAAGAAGATTTTCTGAATGGTTGTAATGATAATGTCATAGATCTATTCAATCAAATGCAACCTATGCTTGATAACATCGACAATGTACACGCACAAGAAGTTGCTCTATGGAGTGGTCTTTTGAAACTCGCCGGAAGAGTGGATTGTGTTGCAGAGTATAATGGTAAACTCAGCATCATAGACTTCAAGGGTTCTACGAATGCAAAGAGAGAAAAGCAAATAGAAAATTACTTTGCTCAAGCGTGTGCATACGCAATCATGTGGCAGGAAAGATTTAATAAACCAATTGAACAAGTAGTGATACTCATATCAAATGAAGATGGAATTACACAAGAATTTGTGAGAGATTCTAAGAAGTATGTTCCTACCCTTAAGAAAATGATTGATTTGTACTGGGAGGAAAATACTCAACTGATAAATACCTAGTAGGAGTTGAGTATGTTAGAATTCAACCATTATTTAACCGAAGCGAATACCCACCTTACCCATATAGAAGATCTAGTCTTCGAGGGGGGTGCAAGAGTCGAAGAGGCGATTGCATTCCTTGAAGAGTTACTTGATATGTTATCAGGTAACGCAAGCGGTAAAATAAACACTACTGTAAAGTGGGACGGCGCACCTGCAATTGTGTGTGGAGTAAATCCAGAGAACGGTAAGTTTTTTGTAGGATCAAAAAGCGTATTCAATAAAACGCCAAAAATAAATTATACAAACGCAGATATTCGCAAGAATCACGGGACGAAAGGTGTTGCAAAGAAATTACAAGTAGCACTCAAGTATTTGCCTAAACTTGGTATTAAAGGAATATACCAAGGTGACATGATGTTTGGTCCCGGTGATGTAAAACGAAAATCAATCGAGGGTGTTAGTTATCTTACATTTGCACCCAATACAATTACATATGCAGTCCCGATTACAAGTATGCTTGGACGAAGAATTGCAAGTGCAAAGATGGGTATCATATTTCATACAGAATATACTGGTAGGAATATGAAGTCTCTATCTGCTTCGTTTTCCCCCAAGGTAAAGTCATTAAGAAAAACAAAAGATGTCTGGTTCGACGATGCAACATATCAAGACACCAGCGGTAACGCTACAATGACAGCGAATGAAACAAGTGCATTTGAACAGAAAATCACTTCAATAAAAAGAAAATTAAATACCATAAAAACCTTTTTAGATGAATTAAAGGGTGATAAGAAAATCATAGACAAGATAAATATTTTCGCTAATGCACAAATTCGTAAAGGTGAATCTAAACTAAGCGTCAAAGAGTTCATAAACTGGCTCGATGAAAAGATGCAAGGAGAAATAGATTCAATGAAATCGGAGGCGGGCAAGGAACGAAAAGAATTATCAAGGAAAGAATTTATGGATTACATTCAATCCAAAAATAAACAAATGAGTTCTATGTTTTCGCTCCACTCCGATCTTTCATCTGCAAAGATTTTTATCATACGAAAATTAGAATCAGTAAAAAACATGGACAGTTTTATTCAAACACCGAATGGATTCAAGGTGACAAAACCAGAAGGATTCGTTGCAGTCGATAAGATGACAGACAACGCAGTAAAACTAGTAGATAGACTTGAATTTAGTAGAGCAAATTTCAATGCTCCGAAGAATTGGATAAAGGGATAATTATGATTAGGGAACATGTCAATCAAAGAAATACTCGAACATGGGCAATGATGAATGATAATTCCAAAAGCGAGTATAACAGATCAAAATTTGTAGAACAACACGGTGGTGAATTTATACATAATTGGGATAAACACGGTGGAATATGGCTGTGGAGAGAAACTACTGAAAAAGCAGAAGAAAACTCTTCCCAGAATAATAAAACCGAATATATATTAACGAATTCAAATGGTGAAGAATTTATAGTAGATAATGTGAGTAAGTTTTGCAGGAAAAATGAATTGAATAAATCAGCACTCTATGAAGTTTTAAAGGGAAATAGATCCCACCACAAAGGCTTCACTATGAGAAGAAAGGATAAGTAAAATGGAATTTTTTAGCAGTACATTAGGAACTATATTTTATTCAGTAGTAGTATTTACAGCAGGAGCATTAATTGGAACGCCACTCTGGAAGTGGGTTTCTGGTAAACTTCCTTGGAATAAATGATTTTGTAACTGCTTGACGGCCAAAAAACAATACTGGCTTTCAACAGAATTAAATCACTCAAACCGAAGGAGGTGATCCAAAAATTAAACGCACTGCTGAAAGCCAGTATTTAGTCGGGGGGAAGGAAACTTCCCTCCGATGTTTTTTTATATATATTAGGTATGTATACTACAGGATTATTCTAAATGAAGAAGATTGTATTCACATTCGGTAGATTTAACCCACCAACAATCGGGCACAAACTTCTCGCTGATAAGGTGAAGAAGCAGGCTAAGAAATTGGGTGCAGAGTCTAGAGTATACGCATCCCCGTCATTTGATAAAAAGAAAAATCCATTATCATTTGAGCAGAAATTGAAAGTGATGAGAAAGGTTCTGCGGGGAACAAATTTGGCAACCGATTCGAGTATACGAAATCCTTTCCATGCACTCAAACAATTAAGCGATCAGGGATATACTGATGTTACAATGGTAGTTGGTTCTGATCGTGTCGCCGAATTCAAGAGATTGATTTCAAGGTACATTGGTAAAGATTTCAACTTTGATAAATTTCAAGTTGTCTCTGCTGGTGAAAGAGATCCTGACGCAGAAGGTGTTTCTGGAATGTCTGCTTCGAAAATGAGAGCAGCGGCAGAGAGCGGAAACTTCTCCGCATTTCGTGTAGGTCTTCCTTCTACTGTTTCTGAAAGAGACGCAAAAAATATATTCAGCACCGTACAAAAAGGTATGGGTGTCAAACCATTCATTAAGGAATCTTGGTTCGACTATGATGAGTTCGTAGAGTTTGCAGAACAATATGAAGAGGAAAATGTTGAAGAAGGTAGGAGAATGTATAAGGCTAAGGTACAAAGATTTAAAGAGAGAGATAGCCTTTCGAGACAACATGCAATCGAAAAATATAGATTGATGGCTACACACCAAAGAAGAAGAATGAAAGCAAGAGAAGCAGACATAAGGGCTGGTGACAATGCACTTGAAAGTGTTGAGTCGAATGAAAATGAACTCAATGAAATAACGATGCAAGCAAGAAGAAAAATGGCAAGAGCAGCAAAAAGAACTGCGAAGAAAAGAGCAAGAGTTCGTGCGATCAAACAAAAAAGAAGAAAAACCAGAGGGGAAATTGAAAAGAAAAGTCGAAAGGCTGCTCGCAATTTCTTCAAGAAGAAAATTATAAAATCCATGAAGTGGGAAAAGGTTCCCATTAAGCAAAGAGAGAATATTGAAAAGATTCTCGATAAAAAGAAAACCGCGATCAATAAACTCTCGAAGAGGATGATTCCAAAAATGCAAAAAGCAGAACAGGAAAGATTGAAAAGATTGAAATCAAAGATGACATCAAACAATCCACAAAAGGCTCAGGAAAGTTTCGATGATCAATTTGAGAGAATGTTAAATGAAGAACCCATTCGAAAAGCGATGAAAAAAGATCGTGAAATGAATAGAGGAACTGGTGCATCGAATCCGAAAGAGAAAGACGCTGCTCGTAAACGTGCAGAGAGAGATACTGCTGGTAAGAAAAAGGACGCAGTGGATCGTTCATGGGAAAAATCTAGCAATCCTTGGGATCATGTCATCATAGTCAAAGATGATCGTGATGATTCATATAAATTAGAAATGGCAGATGATTTGAGTGTTGAACATCATGAGTTGATTGCGGGTCCATCCGTATCTCCAGATACAAAGAGTAAAGGTAAAGTTACTCTCTCTAAAGTTACTAATCTAATTAATAGGGGAGAACCATTTACCGAAACAAAAACATCCAAGAGACTATTGGATCATATGGATGATATGAAGAGTGAATTGGATAAAGTTTCTGGTGAGGAAGAACAACCGGAACAGCAGCAACAACCGGCGAGTCCTGAAGAGCAACAAGCGGCTGCTGAACAAGAACAGATGGAAATGGAACAGCAGGCTCAAGAAGAATTCGAAAAGGAATATTTTGTTGGTAAAGAAGGTGCTAGGATACCAAGATCACTCGATCCCAAGACTCTAACTAAACTTAGAAAAGAAGGACTCGGACAACAAAGAAATTTTGATCAAATTGAACTTCCACAAGCAAGAGTTCCAATCCCGAAAGACGAAGGAAAGCAATTGGAATATGCTTTCACATATGTTGGACTTCAACGAAGTGGAATGTCTGAAGAAGACATCGAAGCAAGACTACAACATACTCCAGAATTGACAGCGTTTAATGAAGATAGTTTAGGTAGAGCAAAGGCTATGATCAAAGCAATGGGAGAATCTGGTTTTGATCCTTCACAAATAGCCGGTTGTGCATACAGCGGAGAACTTGGTATTTCGGGCATCAAAGGCGGAGAGCCAAAAACTGATAATGTTATTCTCCTAGAGAAAGATGATCCTATGAATGACTGGGCATTCACCAAAGGTATGCTCGGTGTCAGTATGAAAAAGGACGGAGACATCCAAGCATCTTCCGCACAGGGACCAAGAGCAAGTTCTGATATGAAAATGGGTGTTCAGGATTCTATTCAGAATGGAGAAATGAGCAATAAATTGTCCAAGTCTCTTTCTAAATTGTTAGAAGATGTTAGCAACATGCCAAGTAAAATAATCGCACCCAGAAATGTGGATAAAGCATTGTCTTCTCCTCAAAATTATACAGATAAAAAACAGGTAGGAAACCCAGAGTACCTAAAACCTGCTGTTCGAGATCTGTTTGTGAACGGAGATCCAACACAAGGAATTCGTGACGAAGTGAATGGTGAGATCTGGACTCAAAAATTAGGAAAACAAATAAGCAAAAAAATAGAGGAAGAGTTTAAAGCAAACCCAGAAATGGCATCTAGAGTTCTGTTTGAACAATTAAGTGGTCAAAGTACATTCTCACAAGAAGGAACCGACAGCAGAGCAGCAGCAGATGTTATGGTTACACCCTATGGTATGAAAAGAATAACTTTGGATTATTGTCAGAAACTTATTGAGACTGGTGCAATTAGCGTTCGTGTTTCCCAGAAGGGATCTGGTGGTGGACTCGGAAGAATGACATTAAGAGTCGATGTCAAGGGTGAAGCATCTGGATCTCCTGCAATCAAAAACGTAGCACAGTTCTTGACTGGTGTAGGAATCAATGAATGTGTAAACACCATGAGAAGATTCGTAACAGAATCAATGGATGAAACTGGCGTTGCAGACACCGATTTAGTTAGAAACGATCTACAGGACCATGTCGGTGATATAGCATCATCACTGTTTATGAAAAATTATGATGTTTCATTAGAAGGTGATTTGTTCAAACCATTTGAAGAGGAACATGACAGTGGAGAATCCAATACTGTCACTATAGGTAAGAAAACATTTAATATCCCTGTAATGAAAATGGCAGATGATATCACCTATAAGAAGAAGAATTATAGTGACGACACACCAGAAACTCCTGCGGATCGAAACAGGATGACAGAGGGAAGAAACTATAGAAAAGAATACGAAAACTACCAAGGTACACCTAAACAAAGAGCAAATCGAAGCAAGAGAGTTCTTGCAAGAAGAAGATTGATGAACCTCGGAAGAGTAAAAAAAGGCGACGGTAAAGACGTTGATCATAAAAACGGAAACCCAAAAGATAACTCTGATGGAAATTTAAGAGTAAGATCTGTACATGCAAATAGAAGCGACAATAAACAATCAGTACGAAAAGAAGAACACGGTGCAGGTGAACAGGGAACGAGTAAACTCTTAAGGAAGTATATGAAAGATACTCCATATGCAAAATTATACAATCTTGATAATGCAAAAGATAAAAAGTAATTTATTCATATCAAGATTGGGAGAATCTTATGAACTTGGACATAATAGGTTGGTTTGAAGTGGGTGCGGCTGTTGCGGCTGTCATGGGAGGAATATTCTATTCCATTCATAGACGACACAAAAACCACAAGAAAAGAAAATTAGATAACTTCTGGAAGATTCACACAATTATACATGAATCTTTGACAGAACTAAGAGTACGAACAAATTGTGCAAGGGCTCAAATCGTTCAGTTTCACAATGGTGAATATTTTATGGATGGTGTTTCGATGAGAAAATTCTCATTAACTCATGAATCTGTAAATAAAGGTGTTTCGAGCGAAGCGGACAAATTGCAAAATCTTCTTATATCTAGATTCATACCTCTAATAAATGTGTTGATGGAGGATAAATCTACGATATTATTTACAGATGAAGTGCAGGATGAAACTTGGAAATCATTTCTTATGTCTGGTAATGTTGTGGCGATGACAGTACTACCACTACACCATAAAGGTGATATAACCGGATATGTTATGTGCCAATGGTGCAATTTAGAGAAATTAATAGAAGCGGATTCTGATAAAATAGCAGATGAATGTGTCTATGCAAGAAATCTACTTCAAATTAACCTCGCACAGCAATTGCGGGGTAAAGAAGGCTTATAAATAATACATATGTTATATTAGGAGTTTTATATGTCAAGTGTAATATATCTTCAAGGTATTGGGGAAAAGCCAGCAAAGATGGTTTCAGAACTATCTGAGGGTGATATATTTCTCAAAAACTATGGTTATAAGTATAGAATTATAGCGTGTGAATCGTTGAGTGAAAATGTATACGAACTCACATTTGAATCTTTGAATTCAACAGATCCGGGATGTAGATATTCTAAAACCGTTCGAGGATCTACGTTGGTTGGTATTCATGAAGATGAAGGTGTTCAAGACTTAAATGAAGATATGAGATTGATGCAACAATTGCACATGGCACAAAAAAGAGCGACTGATAGAAAAAGAAGAGAAGACGAAGAAAGAGAGAGAAAAAGAAGAGAGAATCAAGAACTCTCTGCAAACAAACAAGTTTCTGGTGAATTTGCAGGTGCAAGAGAAGAAACCATCGCTGACAAAATTTTGAACTTCATGTCAGAGAGAAAATTCAGCAAAGCGGAAATAAAAAAGAGGAAGAAGGTTGGAGATAAACTACCTAAAGGTGAGTTTAAGAAAAATTATCCTAATCCCAGACCTCCTGCAAAATCATGGAAAGATGTTCTCTGGGCAACAGCAACAAACATCGTGAAGGGTGAGAAGACTGAAGAATCCGTTGAACTGGATGAAACAAGGGATAGGGCTGAACTCATTAACCTCATGAACAGAACAGGTGAAAAAGTAGCATCCGATACTAAAACAGACAAAGGAAGAGTTACTCCCAAAACGAATCAAGCACTGCGAATTAATATCAAAGCAAGAAAAAGACTCGGACTTCCCGTTGAATCCGTTGAACTGGATGAACTCAAGACACCAACATATAAATCTTATAAAAGAAAAGCAGATAAACAAGAAAAGGATCTGTTTGATAAGGGCTACTCTGATCTGAGTCCCGAAGAAAAGAAGAAGGCGGACAAGAGAAGAGAAGGAATCAATAGAGCAGACAAGTTGATAAGAAAACGCCGTGAAGGTTTACATAGAGATCCTCCAAGACCGGGTAGGGAACGGATTCAAGATGAGGTGGTAAAGGAAGCAATCGCTGATGGGAAACCAAAGTCCAAGAGTCAAAGAAGAATGGACGTTGCTATATCTAAAATTGATAGAGCGTTTCCTGAGACTAAAAACCAGAAATGGGCAAAGCAAAGAGGCGGTTTTAGTGGATATGACAGAATACAATCTGCTGCTTCAAGGATGCAAAGAGGACACGATCCTGAAAAGATGAAAAAAGAACCCGATGATGTTTTCCAGAACACATCAGATGTCAGAGCAGCAGAGAAATTAATGAAGAAGAGAAGACAGAGAAGCAAGAAAGCAAGTATACAAGACAGCGTACAGAAAAACATACTCTCCCAATTAAAGAATTTCGATTTATCTGGAGAGGGGCTCGATATTCCTGCTATAAATAATAAGAAGTGGGGAACCGAAGGATTCAAAAACAAAAGGAAAAACTCATGAAAAAGTATAAAGAACTAACAGCATTCCTCGCAGAAATGGGTCCAGAAAACACCGAAGTCGGTGGTGGTGACGCACGTTCTGCACACAACGATTTTGGTGTACACCGAATCGAAAATCCAGAGCAACTTGGCAGGATAAGTGCATTTCTCAATGCAATGACACAAAGAGAATTTCTTGATCCCAAGGCTGCTCTTGTACAGATGAGATGGAAGATGAATCAGGCTGGTCTTGATTTTAACTTTACCGGAAAAGAATCAGTAACTGAAGGTACTAGAGATTTTCATCTGACTCGCTATGGTGGGACTTTTGGTAAGAGTCCAACAACACCCCATGACGAATTCGAAAGAACCGATGGTATAGCAGAATTCAATAATGGCAAAAGTTTAGCACTAAGAGTAACAGTAGAACAAGCAAAAACAGGAATGTATAACATAGATGCTTCTATTGTTCCAGTACAAGGAAATGCAAATAAACCAATCAGTCTTTGATTTAAATTCTATTTTATTATGTTTGATGTTTTAGATAAAAACAACTTTTTGATGTATGCGATGAGGATGTATGACAACCCCAGTTGTACAAGTGTTGATGAATTTCATGAAGACTTGAATAGAATTAAATACGTCAAACGACTGTTGGGTAAATTTGAAGCAAAAGGTCTACTGAGAGAAAGGTTAATATTAAATCATATAATAATTTTAGGAAATGTATTTGGTTTAGAAGCAACATGTAGAATCTTGTTTTATAAGATAGAAGAAAAATACCATTCTAGTTTAAAAACATTTCTTCACTATCTCCAATATCTCCCCAGAACATTGAACGACTTAGATTTAAATAAAATACCACTAGATCATAAAATAATGAAAGCATTAGAGGAACTATAAATGGCTCAATCAGGAATGAAAGAACTAAATAAAGTTGTTAATGCTTTCACTGTTTATAAATTTATACAAAGTATAATAACACCCTTCACTGCAATGCCTGCCTATAAATTAGGCATCATTGATAAAAAGGGAAATTTCCTAAAGAAGCAAGAAGATCTAAAAACAGATGCAGAGAAAAAAGCATCCAGCATGTTCTCTCGTCTAATTATAAACTTAAAGAAAATAATTGCGAAGGTTCCAGATCCAAAAATGCAAGCACAACTTAAAACTCTTCCTACTGCTATATTTCTAGTGAAGGAAGATTTAGATGAGATTGGTGCAGATATAACTCTTATAGAAGAAGCAGTTATTAAGGTTCTGGAAGACAATGGTCTAGAAATCAAGAATCAAATGTTAAATGAGTCATTTGAATCTAAAGATACTCTTGAACCGGGATCATATAAAACAATAAATGAAAATGAATTTGATGTAAAAATATCAACAAAAGCAATTGATTATATTCTTGGTGTACCTATTTTTAAAATAAATAATTCTGTAGTATCGTACTCAGAAATCTCACCACCAGAATAAGGAATCGTCACATGGCTTGCAGCAGTTGCAGCAAAGGGAAAAAAATAAACAGAACCAGTAGTAGAATAAATCAAAAATCGAAAGTGACAATTCCCAAGAGATCATGCACCAAAGTAACAAAAAGAACAAATGAAGTAACCGAGAAACGAAAAGTAAAGACCACTCTCAGGAGAAGATAATGAAAGAGTTCAACACTTTCAAGCAAGAATTAACAGAAACCATTGCAAATTCTATGGGTGGTGGTTTTGCTGTCAATCAGGCTGCTGAAACCGGAAATCCTAATCTTGCAGGATATGATCCTGTCATGGGTTTTCAGACAAGGGACAAGGACAGGAAGAAAAAAGATAAATTTGCAGGGGTTCAAGTATTCAAATTGAATTCGGAAGAATACAACAATTGCATTCAGGGCAGAATGCGATATGAGAGATGGAACAAGAAGTTAAACATGGAAGACTTCAACAACCAAGAAATTAGAAAATATGCTCACAAAAATCCGGGGCAACCCATAATTGTTATGGATGAGAATACAGGTGTCATGAGTTACCTTATTCCTAAAAAATGACGGAGAAATATCATGCTTAGTTCTTTCCTCACACCAGAGTTTTTAACATTAACAGCAAGCAGTTTGACTGGTTTTCTTTTCAAGTTTTGGGCTGAAAAGAGACAAGATCAAAAAGAAATATACGACAGAATGATCGGTGCTTCAAAGCGTTCTGACGAAAGTGCAGACGCAGCGGTGAAGCGTGTTCCTCTGGATGCAGGTAAACAGGTACGAAGATTAATCGTGCTATGCGTATTGTTTGGTACTATACTTGCACCATTTATTCTTCCATTCTTTGGTGTTCCTACAGTCGTAGAACTCACCGAGAAGGAAGGATCTTTCCTTGGAATCTTCGGTGGTGGTGAAAAGATATCTTTCCATGAAGTATATGGATATCTCTTCACAGAAGAAAATCGCCAGATTCTTCTAGCGATTGTTGGTTTTTACTTTGGACAAGCAGTAGGGAAATCTACACGATGAGAATTATAATTATAGCGTCTTTATTATCTCTTCTTTCAGCATGTTCTGGTTACGTTAAAGTAAACGGAACCGAACAACATGGAAACGTACCAGCCGAAAATCCTGTTATCACAAGAGGTGAAGAGGGCATTCAACACAACTCTTCAAACTTTTGGTTGTATTACATTCCTGCACTTGGTTTGATTAGTTTTATTACTTATAAAACTTTCCACACACCGAAACAAACTAAGACCGATTAGCACTGCTTAAGATACCAGTTCTTGGATTATATCTAAATCTTTCCTGAATGTTGTATTCCACCTGCTCTGTTTTTGCTAGAGCAGGAATTAGTCTTCTCAGATACGGTGCTAGAGGCCTAAGAAGATTTGGAACAACACCCGGTCCTATTGGTGGGATAACCATCGGTGGTATATATGGTTTAAAGTTTGGAGATAGCGGATTTGTATCAGGTCGAGGCTTCGGTTCTGGAAAGAGCGGAGGAACCGTTTGTGGATTGTTTGGATTAAACGGTATTGGTTGCAATTGTGGATATGGATTATTTGGATCATATCCCGGACGTTTAGGCCATTTTTCGGGACGAGGATCTACTTCCCACGGTGGAATTATATCTCCTGTGTCATGTCCTAGTTCAGGCATACCTTCTGTATCGAGGCCAAATGGTGATCCCGGTCCACCCGGAGTTTCATCACCATATGGATCTTGATCCGGTAACGTAGGATCTTTTCTTAAAAGTCCCGGACCGAATGGTCGATCTTCAAGATCTTGTGGATCTATAGGTCCATCACCATCAACAGGTTTCGGTGATGTTTCTGGTCGTCCAGTATCTGGATCAATGCCCGGAGGAATATTTTTCTGTGGTGGTTGGCCAGAACGATTAACACTACTCAATGTACCAGTTCTTGGATTATATCTAAATCCTTTTTGTCCCGGAGGAATATTTCTGTTTGCACCGGGCACGAAGTCGGGATCAGTTTTCCACGGATCCACAATCGGAGTTCCGGTTGGAAGATCATCGACTTCGGGTGTTGTTTTATACGGTTTACCCTGAGAATCTGTAGGTTGGCGATACGGAAGCCACTGCCATGGTTTCGGATATCCGGGTTCATCTACAATACCATCACCATCGGTATCACCACCCTGCTGACCGGGACCAGATGGTGTAAAACGATCAAACCAACCGGGAGGAAAAATTTGGTAGGGATATGGATTCCGAAGAAACGCCGGAGTATTTCCGGGACGATTCGGTGGATATGGATCAACTGTACTGTCTGGTGCGGTGTAGTGACTAGGTATCTCACTGTCACTATATTTGTCTCCATCAGCGTCCAACCAGTGTGCTGATTTATCACCTTGCATGATGTCAACGTACCAGTCTGGCAACCGATCATATCCCGGTCCATCATCGCTATCACCACCGGGTTCGGATTCTGACCTCTGTGTTCCATACTCACCAGTGTCTTTGATATCCCACGCAACATACTTAGATGCATTGTCATTATTAAACTTATCTGGATTTTGCCATATGTTCTTAACAACATTCGAATTAATCTTTGCAATTCGATCTGCATATGAATCAACATAGGCATGATAAGCATGAGTTTGCTTATCCATTGTTTTAAGAACATCTTTAATGTCTGCTATTGTTGTTTTTCCGTCCCAAGCAATACCAAATTTACGAGCGAGTTCGGTGGATGCTTGTATTCTGTCATTTAATCTTGCAGTGTTATATGCTTTATACAATCCTTGAGGATCATTTTCGTCTGCTTCGATTCCTTTATCGGATAATACCTGTTTCACTGTGGTTTCGATTTCAGGTGTCAATTCCCAACCAAAACCAAATCTCTTTTTAGCACCTGTGACTTTAGGAGTTTTATAAACAGTTCCATCCACACCAGTATTATCAAGACCACCGGATGTATTCAATCCAGAAATACTGGACAAACCAGAAGTAGAAGAACCAGCAGAGTTTGTTGATAAAACTTCATTAATGGTAGAATAAAGATCTTTTGACATAAAAATAACTCCAGAACTTATTTTATATGTATAAAAACGACATATTATGTGTAAGAATCCAGAATCATATCATATAGATGTTTGCATATGTAATAAGAATCTACTATATCAGAAACAGGATTATCAACTGTTCCTTTGTCTGGTGTTATGGCAGTTTTTAAATCTACGCCGGTTTCTTCTTTGAAAGATTTATGCATCATGGTTTTATCTGCATTTCCCTTTCCGGTTGCAAACTTCTTCACGGTGGTTGGTGGGACAACCTCTAGAGGAATTCCTAAATTATGAATCTTATATTTCAGAACTCCAGTATTCTCTGCTATATGGAAAATTTTACCTTTTGATCCATAGGAATATCCTTCGATGCCGATATGATCACAACCAGTGAGTTGATCTATAGCCCAATCGGCGATACTTACATATCGCTGATAATCTGTATTCCAATCTTGGAATCTGGAACCTTGAATGTTGTTCAAAAAGAAATCAGCATACTTCTTTGTGTCTGTAAGAAAGTAAAACTTACATCTTTCAAATGTAAATGCTTCCTTCTCTGTTCCTGTGAAGACACAGATACTCGGACTTCTCATGCTGTAGTCTATTCCTGCTATAATCATCGGAACCTCCTACAACTATTTATCCTCCTCTTCCAAGTGACATGCCAAGAATATTAATGAAATCAATAATAGAAGAATTAATAGTTCTTGTTCCACACTTGAACTCCTATGGGAAATTGAGAATAAATTTTCCGATCAAAATTCCGGCGATAAATCCTAGTATACTAACCGTTGCTCCTATCGGAGTGGAAAGTAGATGCACCTTATTATTTATCCATTCTTTCCAATAATTTTTCATTTTTTATTCCTTCAATCCAATCTTTATAGTATTCTACACTTGCACAACCGTTTTCAAATATGACACCATCTGTCGTGCTAAAGTATGACATGATTCCTATAAGTTTATTTTCTTTTGTTAAAACTGCACCACCCGAATCACCAAACCAAATAGAAGCCTTGAGTGGGAGCATGACCATGAATTGTGGGTTTGAAACCAGTCTTCCATAGTACCAAAAGACACCCGGATTACTATGTCTCTTTATTCCATGTCCATGTCCCACCGTTGTTAATGGCATTCTTTTACGAATAGAGTCTTGTTCTGAATCTATTAGTTCCACAGGAAACTCATCCGATTCGTGTTCTAAAACTATAATTGCAATATCATGTAAACCGTAAAAACCGGGAAGATGTTCTGGGTAGTATATTACTTCTTCTACACAAATTTTATCGCCGTCTGCTTCTATCCAGACTAAATCTTCTCTTCCTTCTGGAACATGTGCAGCAGTAAGAACAAGAGACGGAGTTATAAGAACACCTGTACCAATTAGAGTATTGTTTTCTGAGTAATTGACGGAACCAACAAATTGATATGGATCTGGCCATAAATCTCTAAGCAGATAAGTAAACGGACCCGGTGGTTTCGGAGTCACCTCTACAATTTTTTGTGGTTTTTGTGGTTGTGGATTTGGTTTCGTTGCTGTGCAACTTGATAAGCATAATATAGATGCTAAAACATATCCAATTTTGAGTAACATCTATAATATATAGGGGAAAAGTGGCTGTTTTGTTCGTTCAAATTCTATATTTAATTAAAAAACAACCCCCGTCCGAAGACGAGGGTTGCTGAAGTGTCGGGATAAATCCCGTGAATCAGAATTCTACCTGAATCTGAGTACGAACGAGGTACTCTCCACTATCGACACTGTTATTCCAACCAGTGTCTGCTACATTCCAACCAGCACCAATACCATCAAAGGCGTAACCAATATCGGTTGTCCACTTGACGCTATCATTTAGCCAGTAGTTTGCACCAACAGTAACAACGCTAAGGTCGTTTCCTGCTGCCTCTGTTGTACCATACTCGTACTGGACGTAACCCTGTAGGTTGTCCATGCACTGGTATGCAGCAGAGAATGTAGTTGCCCAGTTATCACCTGCATCTTGGTTTACACCAACGAATGCTGCGGTGAGATCTAGAGCGCCAAACTTAAGACCTGTATCAAAAGTATAGGTCCAGTAATCAGTGACATCAAGATCATTCCATGAAATTGCTGCACCAAGGTTCCACCAATCGGTGACATCCCAATCGACTCTACCCGTGAGAGCATAACCGTTTGGAACACCTGCACCATTTGCAGAATTGAATCCATCAGTATATGCGGCACGAACATTGAGTCCACCGAAATCCTTACCAAGTTGAATACCCTGTGAACGGCCTTGTCCATAGGTGTACGCAACGATGGAACGATCAGCAGCGAGAGTGTCAGCCCGTGACACAAGAACTTCCTTCATGAATGGACTCTTGAATTGTCCAAACTGAAAATCGAGTCCTGCAAGATCAAAGGTGCCATATGCATCCTTCAATTCAAAATCTCCACCATCATTCCACTGACCGCTAACCTTATAACCAACATCATAGACTTTACCACTAAGGACAAGTCTTGCAACGGGGACACCGAAACCATGATTAGCCTCAACACCACCACCACTGTTATAAGTGTAACGAGTCTGGAAGAAACCACCAACATTCACTGTGATGGGATTTGCATCTGCAAGCATCATTGTGCGAGCATCAGCATCAGCCATCACTTCACGAATCATAGCCTTAGTTTCTTCACTTCGACGAGTTTCCAACCAAGTTGGTTCACTCTGTTCATCGAGTTGAGCAATTCGTGCTTCTGCTGCGTCCAGACGAGACTGAAGATCCTCATACGAGGGGGTATCAGAAAGTGCGGGTGCAGCAAATGCTGCGATTACTACAGCAGCAGCGATTGCTCCATACATTGTCCATTTTTTCTTGCTCATAGGATTACCTCCTTGAATCGAAAAACGACTCAGGTTCCCACTGCATTAGTGGCAGCATTCCAAAGAGACTGTACAGCATCTGCTACCCAAACAACACCGTTCCATGCATATGGAAGAAGTGCAAGGGTGATCAACATGCTACGAGTGATGCCGACCTTACCAATAGTTTTTGTTACAACGTCGTTTCCACATGATGTGGAACATTCTTTAGTAGGCATATTATTTCTCCTTTTAAGAAATGAAACCCTCGCCTAAAGGGGTGGAGCGATATGCTCCGATAATAAAAATGGGCTTTCGCCCATTTGTTAAAACAAATTGTGTTCTTTATATAGACTTGTTAATTTCTACAACTTAAAACGAATAACTGATTATACTACTAAAAACAGCGTAGTCAATAAAAAAATCAAATTTTTATCGGATCGGACAAGCCCCACCTTCGCACTCAACACCCTCTAAAACCTCTCCAGTAGCAACTGGCTTAATCTCTTTCAGACGAGAAACACGCTTGTCATATTCCTCTGAAGTAATCTCTTCGTATGGCGCTTGTGCAAAACCGTGATCGCTGTGAAGTAAGAAACTCACTGTTTTCAAGGACTTTTCATAGTTCTTTTTCATCCACTCCTTGATTTCATCAAGTTCCTCAAGATGATAATAAACAGTAACCGATACAGAATTATCCGACCACTTTGTCTGCAATTCTTTTACTAGTTCCAATTGCTTCACCGCTGTCATATCCTTTGCGAGAATGGTACTGCCATTTATATGACATGGGAATTCCACTACAACGGTGCTATGATCTTCTGATCCATCAAAGTTCTTTGCATACTCAACGGGATAATTTGCATCTCTACAAATATCTACCAGTGCGTCATCACTGGACATTCTTACCCTGCGAATATAGTGACTTGAGTACGCTGGATGCACTCCCGGTGTGCTTCCAGAGAGCAAGGAGAGCGTCCCTGAGGGCTTCACAGTCGTTAATCTGACAGAAGTGGGGTATCCCTTCCTTGTAGACCAACTTTCATCAAATTCACGCAGATAGTCGTAACATTCCTCTAGCCATTCTATCTTATCAAGTGATTGACAGATACCAGTAACACCTACACCAATTCTCATGTTTCGATGAACAACTTCTTCTGTCTTCTTATGAATAAATGGCAAGGCGCAAATTGCTTTTTGTGTTTTATACAGAAGTTTTGCACATTCTTTCAACTCAGTCTTTGATTCAACATTGTTGAGATAGATCTCTGAAAGATTGCAACATTCATGTGATTCCAAAAGAATTTCTGCACATGGATTGATAATCTCACACTTGTCCTTTGATCTTTCTCCAAGTCTACCAGTCTTCTGTGCAAGTGGCAGATTGAAGAAACCATAAGGTTCACCAGAACCATCATAACCTTTCCACACAGTGTCGCTGATGTGATCGTATGAATCTGCATAGATTGTGTTGTTTGACATTGCACGCCAGTTTGGAATGTTTCCTAAGTCCCAACGCTTTGCACGAAGATAGAGATAATCATCTGGATCACCTACAGCAATCTCAGCCGAACGACGAACATTTCCTGCAACGACAATGGAACCAATGATATTACAAATGTCAAGAACATCAAGAGATCGTAACTTCTTTCCTTCTCGTTCACGAACCACACCAGCAATCTTCTCAATACCATCAATGAGAATACCGGGACCGGAAGCCTTTCCTCCGAAACCATGAATGTGTTCCCCCGATGAACGAACAAGAATTGTAGAGTATGTGAAGGACTCACCTGTATAGAACAGAGACTTCAAACACTTCTTCAGAAGTTTCACCCAACCCTCACGGGAATCAGGAACAATGTAATCTGCATCGTTTGTCTTTTCATGAGTGATCACCACACCCTCTTTGACGCGAGGAAGTTCATGAACGTCTTCCTTACGAATAGAGAATCCAACACCACCACCAAGCATCAAGTTCTCAAAGATGAAGCAGAAGTCATCAATGTCACGAATGCAAACACCCCAACAATTCAAAAGGGAATTACCACCGAAGCGATCAACTGTTGAAGTTCCAAGTTGCCAAAGCATTCTTCCTGCGAAGTTACACTTTAGATTGAAAACATAATCATACAACTTCTGTGCTTCTGCTTTTGTGTAATCTGCACCGATCTTCTGTGCGCCGTTGATACAACGTGCTACAGTTTCCCACCACTCTTCGTTGGTTCCGTCTTCTTTGATTCGGGAATATGTTCGTTTATAAACAATCTCACCCAATCCGTTGTAACCCCAGTTTGGCTTCTTTGTTTTATATGGGGAGAGAAATTCTTCGGTGAGGATGTCACTAATATAAGTCATAATATACTTTCCTTTGATCATTTATTTCGGATGTAATATCTATATTACTTTGTAAGTTGTTTCCATGAAACCGGGAAGAATGGTTCAATAATTCTTCCAACTGCATACGCATATTGTCCTATTTCCCATTGTGCATGATTATCAATTCTCTGCTTATAGAACCTTGCATACGCAGCGAGCGAACCAGTCCAATACCATTCGGTGTACATTCCTTGTGGAAGAGCAAATCGTGCCTGCTCTGGTGCAACATTTGCAGCAATCAAATCTTCGTACATACTTTCTGCTTGTTTCATAAGACTATCGTATTTACGATATAGAGGATGGGTTGCAAATCCACCAGAAGTGTCACCTTCTCCCGAACACTCCATCCAACCGTCACTACCTTGTTTAGCGTTATTCGTTGGTTTCTTTCTCCACTTAGGATGATAGAATTCTGGAGGGTTATCTACATATCTACGACTAATTTCGTTCTCCACAAACCCCTGCTTGTGCTTGAAGAATTGTGTGCGAATAGAGATCGGTGCTTTGATTCTTAGAGTAATTTGTGGGTGTGCAAATGGTGTCCAGTGATTATGCTTTGCAAGATAACGAATTAGTTTTTCGTCTTTCTCCTTCAGAATCATTCTATCTTTTGTGTGATCATCCCATTCACTTTCATTTGAAAATGAAACTCTTGCAGCGTTAACCACAGTGAGATCTGTTCCCATCACATCTACAAGTTGAACAAACCCATGATCTAAAACTCGAACATCTGTCATATATCTTTCTGGAATATTACTCATTATCACTACCTCTTTTTCAAATTATAATTAGATTCCAATTCATGATCAATCATTTCATCAATCATTTGTTCAAAAGTATAATCTGGAGTCCATCCCAACTTCTCTTTGAGTTTTGTGCAATCTCCCTTGAGTTCATCTAATTCTTCGGGACGAAAATACTTTTCATCAATAACAACATAATCTTCATAATTCATATCAAGTGCTTCGAATGTATACTTACAGAAATCTCTTACTGTATGAGAAATGCCTGTGGAACAAACAAAGTCATCTGGTTCATCCTGCTGTAGCATCATCCACATCGCCTTAACATAATCCTTTGCATGTCCCCAATCTCGACTTGCTTCTAAATTACCGAGTGCAAGTTTTTCCTGTTCGCCCATCTTGATTGCACATGCACCCTTAACAATCTTTTCAGTCACAAAATTTGAACCTCTGCGGGGAGATTCGTGATTGAAAAGAATACCATTTGAGATGAACATCTTATATGAATGTCTATAGTTTCTACCGATGTTGTAGGCGAAAACCTTTGCACAACCATAAGGACTAACTGGACGCATGGGTGTAGTTTCCCTTTGGAACCCATCGTCATCAATGCAGTTTCCAAACATTTCTGATGAAGATGCTTGATATATTTTTGTCCAAGGACAAACAATACGACATGCTTCAAAGACATTCAACACACCAAGTCCGGTTGCAGTTGCAGTATAAACTGGAATGTCGAAACTGATACGAACATGTGATTGTGCCGCTAAGTTGTAAACCTCGTCCGGTTCCACTTTCTGAAGAATATGAATCAGTGATGCTAAGTCTGTCAAGTCACCATAATACAAATGTAACTTATCATAACATTCATCAAGTCTTGCGGTTTGATTCTCTGCTACAGAATTTCTTTTAAGAATACCATGAACTTCGTAACCCTTTTCCAAAAGAAATTCTGCAAGATAAGAACCATCTTGTCCATTAATTCCCGTAATCAATGCTTTTTTCATTTTCTAGCCTTCTCATAATTTTCTATAAACCACTCAATTGTTTTTACAAGTCCCACTTCAATTGGAACAAATGCATAATTAGGAAGCAACGACTTTAATTTACTATTATCTGATGGTTTCTTAAGAATTCCATCTCTTTCTTGATTAAAAATAATATTTCCTTCAAATCCCATCCTCCATGAAATTTCTTGTGCAATTGTTGCGATGGAAATTTCTTGATCTGGAGAAATAATTACAGGATCAGGATCATCGTAATTTTCTAACACCCACTGAGTTATATATCCTACATCTTCAGAGTAGACAAATTCACGATATGCTTTTCCTGTTCCCCACACTTCAAAGTCTGTATTATTTTGTTTTGCTAAATAACATTTATGAATTAAAGCAGGAATCACATGACTGGACTCCAAATTAAAATTATCATTTGGACCGTAAATGTTACAGGGAATCACTGTGACAAAGTTACACCCGTGTTGATCTCTATATGCTCTACTCTGAACTTCTAACATTCTTTTTGCATATGCATATGCATAGTTTGTCGGGTGCGGTTCTCCAGAGTGAAGTTGATCTGTTGTTAATGGATAGTTAGCATCTGTTGGAAAAACACAACTAGACATAAACGAAACAACTTTAGACAGACGACAAAGCCTAGCGGCTTCAAGAACATTTGTGTTTATTCTAATATTGTCATAAAAAAAATCACCAAGATAATCTGAATTTGCTTTAATGCCACCAACCTTTGCAGCACAATGTACGATACGATCAATATTATTGTCTTGAATATAATTTATTATATCTTGTAGATTGAATAAATTAAGATCTTTGGATGAAGGTTTAAAATCAGATTCCAAACAAGAACCAACAAGTCCACTGCCTCCGGTAATTAAAGTATTCATATTTTTCTCCAATCACGAAATCTAAGAGTGGCTTCCAACCCACTAAATGTATTTTCATCAATTAACTTTTGTATCTTACGAGTAGACATGTTGTATGCCATATCATTAATATCTTTCTCTTTTATATTATCAGGCCATATACAAACTTCTCGTCCCAGTTCAATTAGTTTTTCAATATATGCACAGATTTGTTTGTTCCGTGGTTCATTGTCTAGAATATATGTCATAGATGTATTGTCAAATCTAGTCGGTGTTTCTTTTAATGCGCCTGCTCCAACCATTGCTACTGCATTCTGGAGGAACAGAGAATCAATCGGTCCTTCTACAGCGTACACACGCTTCTTTGGATCTGTTCTCCATAAACCATACCAAAGACGATCAATACTTTTATCTGCTTTTACAGTAATATACTTTGCAGTTGTTCTTGCTTCCGCTTCATCTTTCATATTCAATGCTCTACCCTGACAAGCAACGACATCTCCATGACTGTTAAAAAAAGGAATCACTAATCTTTCTTCTTTTCCGACAGTAAGACAATCAGGATCTAACTTTCTCATGAAGTTTCCAAAATCTTCTGTGTAGTATAAAAGTTTCCAATGTTGTTTTGGAATAATTCTCATATTAGCGAACTGCACAGCAACATGATCTTCTGGTAGATCGCACAAACGATCAAGACCATCCAACAACTCATCTTTCTTTTTAAACACTGGTTTCTTATCTTTGAATCGGAACAAATCTTCTTCCTTTGGTTTCTTATAATTTGATCGTCCGTTTTCTCCATTACGAAATCTCTCAAGAGAATACTCTTTACATAACGAAGGAGACACATCCTTTAAGAAATTATATAGGTTGAGTCCGACACCACAGTTGTGACATTTATAGAAAAAATCATTACCTTTTTGGTAAAAGAATCCTCTTGCTTTATTTTTATTTTTTGTAGAGTCTCCGCATATGGGACACCTGCAATTTGCGAGGTTTTCTTTCTTCCATTTGAACTTCTCAAGTTGAGGAGAAACCATGTTTATAAACTTTTTATCAATAAAGGTACTCATCAAATATTCCAACTAGTAAATTTTTCCTTAGTCATTTTAAATTTGTCATCAAAATTATCACCATCGAAACCAGAACCCAATGTACTTGTGTTGGTTTGATTTGATTCCACCAAACCTTGTTGATCATCGCGTTTGACATCCGACAACTTCATCTTTGCACGATTGATTCCAAGAATAAATTTACGATTCGCAACTGTATCATTATAGCGATTCTTTAATTGCTTCACAAGCACTTGATTCTGTTCATCTAATTCTTCAGTCGAAATCAGAGCAACCATGAAGTCTGCTGTTGCCGGAAGTCCAAATGATTCGGATGTGTCTTCCAGTCCAACATCACTGCTGGAGAATCCGGTTCTATTGGTTTGAGTTGCAGACCAAACTGGAACATTATATTCCACTGCAAGTCCTCGAAGTTCCTCTGCAATAGATTTAACATACTGATATGTGTTGATATTTCCACCATTCTTCAATCTCGCGGATGCACATATATTTAAATAATCTATAAAGATAATATCAGGTTTAAACTTTTTCTTGATATTTAGTTCATCAAGGAGAATTCTAAAATGATTTGAATTTGCTGTAGCAGTTGGATACTCTTTAATGATAAGTTTACCGCTGATACCAGCAGTCATGGTGTTCAATTTACTGTCGTACATTTGCTTCGGAAGATCCTTAAGATCATCCATCGTAATGTCCATGAGGTTTGCATCAATTCTTTCTGCAATTCGTTCTTCTGCCATCTCACATGTAATATACAGAACATTTAGATTCTGTGAAAGGCAATTTGCTGCATGGTGACACATGAACAATGACTTACCAACACCCGTTCCCGCCATTACAATGTTTAATGTTTTTTGTGGTGTCCCACCATTTGTAATGGTATTAAAGAAGTCTAAATCGAAAGGGACTCGTTTTTCAACTCTATGATAGAACTCAAATCGTTCGTCCGAGTCTTCAATGTAATCATGTCCAATGTGAGTATCAAATGATACAGATAAAGCATCAGATAAAATATTTGGTATAGCGTTTTCTGTCTGAGTATTTGATTTACCATCAATGATATGAATAGATTCCATAATGGCATTATAGATTGCTTTGTCTTTACAAAATCTTTCTGTTTCTTCTGTTATCCAATTCAGATCAGGTTCTTTGTGGTCCTGTGATATATCTTCAACAAGAGAAATAGCATCCTTATATTCATCCTCATTTATAGTATTGTCCTTCTGTAAAGAAAGAACAATTGCTTCCTTTGTAGGAATACCATTATAAGAGATGATATATTCTCTTACGATTGAAAATACTTTCTTATCAATCTTGTTGTGAAAATATTCATCTTTGATGAATGGAATAACACGACGAGAGTATTCATCATTCGATATTAAATTTTGTAAAATAACTTTTTCTTCAGTCATTCGATTCTTCGTTCACGCTTCTTAGAAAATCCTGTTCGTTTTGTGTCAATTCTGATCCAATTATATCTACCAGAATGTCCCCAATTTCACTATGAAACTTTTCACTCTTTTCCAATTCATCGGTAGAAAAGGAAGAAGGGTTTTCAATAATATCATAATCAAAAACTAACTTCATATGTTCTTGTTCTTCATCAAATCGAATAGAACCATATTGATATGAAATTCCTTCATAATCTCCTTCTGTGATTATGATAGGAACTGGTTCTGATCCAGAAGCATCGTCAAATTTATAGTTCTTCGTTGTCATCGTTTTCTCCTTCGTTTTCATCTGTCATGTTACCATACTTGAATTCTTTTGCAACTGCCGATTCCAAAGCCCACATAACTTCATCCGTAAAATATTTTTCAGGTTCGTTATTGATTGACTTTTCGAAAGCAGTCTTCCCATCAGGCAACTCGATGCGAGTAGAAACCTTTTTAAATATTCCATGTTTAACTGCTAATGGAACAAGACCATAATAAGGATTCAATCCGGTATCATAATTCAACTGGACTTCGACTTCCTTGTTCTCTTTGGTGAATCTACCCTTGAACAATTTACATTTAATAATATTACCAACAATGTCAGTTCCGTCTTTGTCCTTCTTCTTTGAAAGATAGACAATCGTAGAAGCAGCGTACTTCAAACCAGAACCACCACCCATCTCTTTCATTGGAACATAAGCACCAACAACTTGGTATGTGTGATTTGTCATGACAAGAGGGATTCCCGCTCTACCCAACTTAAGAGTAAGCACACGGAATGTTGCTTTGATGACCTGAGCCCGCGTCATGTCTCGGGTTGACTTACCTTCTGCGGTATCTGTCATTTCTTTTTCGGTTGAAAGCATACCAAGAGAATCAAGAACGATCAATACGGGCTTCTTCTCTCCAGACTCGATGTATTTGTCAACAATATTAATTGCTTGGTGTCTAAAATCTTCCACTGTAGCAACAGGAAAAATTGCAACTCTAGAAGAATCCATTCCTCTCTCTTCAATCATTTGACTGGTTACTGCTTGTTCAGTATCAAAATATAAAATGACACCATCTGGATTATCATCAAGAAATTTATTACAAATTCCCATTGCAAAATATGTCTTGCCGGTTGAAGACTCACCTGCAATTGCTAGGATTTTATTATCTGGCATACCACCATAAAGTGAACCAGACAAAAGTGCATTAAACGCATAACTTCCAGTGTCAACAAAATCTGTTACGTCTGCACCTTCTATGCCGTCTGAAGCAATACCTGCATAATCATTACCAGATTCTTTAATTAAAGTATTAAGAAAATCGCTATTGCTCATTACGCTTTACCTTCTTTCTTTTCTTTTTGTTTTTACTCTTTGGTTTAGTTTCTTTCTTTTTATCTTCTTCAGTTTCTGTAAAACCAAGAATTTTCGCCCAACCATCTACAGTCCTATCAATTAATGCTTCTAAATTTGTACCTTTAATATAACTCATCTTAATCTCTCCATTTGCTTTATAGAATACTCTAATTCATCACATATGTCTAGAGTTTTCTCATAGGTTTCTACCGGACAATCTTTATCTTTTTGTTGTTCCTTGAGTATTGATCTATATTTTTCTAATTGTTTTTGTAAAACTTCCTTTATAAACAATACTGTTTTATATTCAATGTATCCCTGATTCATGCAAAAAACTCCTCTAGAGTAGAAACGTGTTCGTGGTTCCACCCTATCTTCTCTAATATGTTCTTGATGGGTTCAAGGAATGATTTTTCAAATTGAGTATCATAATCTATAAACTCACTCAATCCAAATTCTTTTGGAAGGCTGTTTGGAAAAGCAACAACCTGATCCTGTCCTGCAACTCCACCCAATGGATTTGGTTTTCTCAAATGCAGGAACTTGATCTTGTCTCCATCAATAATCTTTCTGTACTTCTTATTTAGATCCAGTTTGTCCAAGTAGTGATTATAAATCAAAGAACCTTTTACTGCAATCGGTGTTGACTTTGTATAAATGCTCGTCATGTCACTATACTTGTTCATACCATTCACGCCGCGAGGAAAGGCAATCTCCTCTGGATCAAACGAATTGAACTTACTGCGAAAGTCTTCGATGAACTCGATCACCGTGTTCTCGTCTGTCGTTAGAATCAACTGAATCGCTTCCTTCAGTGAATCCCGAACAACCTGTGGTGTGGAACTACGAGTCGTTTCAATGCCCATGATCTTCAACTTAGGTTCATCGTAACGAATACCCTCTGAGTCATGTACACGCATCATGTATCGTTTCTTTGCAGTCCACACTGCTTTGTCTGCAATACACTCACGATCCATAACCATTTTGTTTTCGTATGCGTTCATCATAGATGCAAGTTCATCGTACTGCTTCTTGATGAAGGGAAGAATTATTTCTTCCGACGCTTTGTCGAGGAATTCAACCACCTTCGATTTGGAGGTATCCCCACATACTTTGTCCACCAATAACCCAAGGCGAAGATACACAGAATCTGTATCACTTGCTGTAACATAATCGTAGTCCTCCGTACCGACTGTCTTATTTAGAAATTCGTTCAGTTTGTCGGCGATCCAACGAATGCTCAACTGTCCCGACAGAGTGATTGCTTCCGCCATGTCAACATTGAAATAACGAAACCATTCATTACCAATCGCACCATAAGCAGAGTTCAATTGAATCTTACGAACCAACTGGAAGTTATTGTACTTCGCAATCTCTTTATCGAGTCTCGCACACGCAGCACCCTTACCCATCGCAGGTGCATTCAACTTCATCACTTTCTGCTTTTCCTTCTGACACTCAATCATCTTCTTCTTGTACATCTTTCGTTCTTTGTACAATTTCTCCATGAGTGCAGGAAGAAACCCCTGATGCTCTTTTGTGTAGCAGGTTCCGTTCGCTGCTATTGAATAATTATTATCTGTGTTCTGCTTTAGTGCTTTCTCAACCCATTCGCTCTGTTCGCCAAGAACACCATCGGGGGTTATCGTGTAATCCTTCTGTTGATTAATCATAGTCTCTGGACTAATGTTGTATTGCATAATCAAGTGAGGATACAGACTGTTCAAGTCAAATGACACAACCCAGTCGTGCATACCGACAATCGGATCTTTTACATACGCACCCGCATACTGAGCATCCTTCTTGCTCGTTCGCTTTGGTGGAATGACAATGTTATGTTCCATTAGATAATGGTAGATGATGCTATCCCATGTTCTCACCTGTCCAAACACATCCATATAATTTACTTTGGCAGAATATGCGAGAGATACTGCAAGTTCAAGCAACTTCATTTTGTCTTCAAGTTTCTTGACGAGTTCAACATCTTTGACATTGTATTCTATAAATTTCTCAAAATCATTTTTATAGAATGTTGCCATGCTATCGTACTCATCATACGACAACTTCTTCTCACCAAGTTCCACGAATGCAATATGATCCAGACGATATGATTCCTGATTCACATAGGTGAATGTCTGATACAATTCATAATAGTCAAGAGTCGAAACACCAGCGATTTCATAAGTCTGATTCTCACGATTCATTTTACGAATACTACGTTCCTTGAGAAACTTCCAAGGCGACAATCGCTTTGCATCAGATTCACCAAGCACATTTGTAATTCTATTAACAAGATAAGGAATGTCAAAGAACCGAACATTCCAACCAGTGACAACATCAGGAGACTCCAACTCCCATGTGGACAAGAAAGAATCCAGAAGTTCTTCTTCAGTTTCAAACTTAAACTGTCTCAGTTTTCCATCATAGGGAGAGACTGCAAGATTAAAATCTCCCAAACCATAAACATAAATCCAACCATTGAAATCAACAGTAATTGCATTGATTCGTTCGTTTGCATTTTCTGGTTTGGGAAACCCATACTCCGATTCGCATTCAATATCAATCGTTGCAACTTTGATTTTCGAGAAGTCGTAATCAATCTCACCTTTATAGTTTTCCCCGATGAATTGATAAATGAAATCACTGTTACCATAAATGTCAAAACCTTTGACATCCTGATACTTGCTTATAAATTCACGGGTATCATGAATGTTACCGGGTTGAATTGGTTCAACGTATAAACCATCGAGGGTTCTATATTCTGTCTTGTTCTGTGAAGGAACAAACATGGTAGGACGGAACTCCTCCCGTCTTTGGAAAGGAGTTCCGTCCTCCGAAACACCACGGGAAAGAATAAACTTTCCTCGTTGAGTTATGCTAGTGTAGAATTCACCCATTCTTTTCTTCTATAATACCATTCAAAAGAACACAATAATTAATAATATCAACAATAGCATCCTGATAACCTTCGTTATCAACTTTAAGTTTTCCCGCTTCAACAAACGTACTTAGTCGGGAGATCTTATCTACCATTCTAACAAGTACACCCGCTTCTGTCGAGCAAATTCCCATTGCTTCTGTTCTTTCAAAGTTGGCGAAAGGCGAATCTCCACCACTTCCAGCATAGTCATGATTCTTCTTTTTCATGAGTTCTTTTGCTTCACTGCAAATTTTATCATGACTCATTAACAATTCTTCACGATTCATCTTTTTCATTATTTAACTCCTGTCGAACCAAATCCTCCAACTCGATTAGTTGTTTGTTCTGGAAGTATTGGTGTTTCTTCAAGAGAATATGAAAGGCGAGATACCAATTCACCTTGACATATTCTTTCACCATGTTCGATTCTTACTGTGTCTGCACTAGCATTATAAAGCATTACAAAAACTTCATGGTAATAATCTGAATCAATAATTCCTTCTCCGTTCGGCATTATAAGACCTCTCTTCAAAGAAACGCTTGATCTGGTGTGCAAACGAACGGAATGATTTTCTGGAATATTAAATATTAGTCCCGTAGGAACAAGGACTCGTTCAGCAGGTAAGATATCAATTCCCACAGCAAATGTGGAATTTGTTTTTGCTTTCATTGTACATTCTCGTTCTTCCTTTTTATTCTCCATTGTATAAACAACAACTCTTGGAGCAGGAACACCGACTCTGATTGATTCAGAAAAATGAGCATGAAGATCGAAACATGCAGATTGATCCGTTGCAAAAATAGGATCCATTACTGTTTCGTGCTTCTTGTAATATTTTAAATCAGTTTCATGATACAACTGCTTGATCCTGACTGACATATTCAAAAATCTCAGAAGCAGATTCAAAAATTTCTACCATTTCAGGAGGAGCAGGTGGTTCACCTTGTGGGGGGATGCCGGCTTGTCCTTGTGATGGAGGAGTACCTGTTCGCATCCACTGTTGTGTGTCATATTGATGCTTCATTGAACTGACGTTCATTGCAATACCGATGCAACGAAGACGAATATCTTGATTTCGATTATTTTCATCCATTTTATATTCCTTTCATAATAATGGATTTTAGGTAGAGTAGGGGGGGAGGCAACGCACCTCCCTAACCATACCCCTACCTAAATTTCTTAAGAGAACATATGTAATATACATTATTTTTAAACATTGTCAACAGTAATATTTAGAATCATCCAAATGCTTTTACAATAACTTTTCCATTTCCACCTGCACCGGGATCTCCTCCAGTTCCCTTTGCAGTACCACCACCACCTCCGCCGGGAACTGCTCCATCATCACCATCACGATTTCCTACAGTATTTACTCCACCATCGCCTCCTGCACCACCATCTGGACCCCCTGCATCTCCACCATCACCACCAGCAACTGAGAAGTTTGAAACATTACCTCCTGCGGAACCACTGGTGTTTGTATCTCCGTTGGTTGAAGTTCCACCTGCACCTCCGTGGACTGGATTGGTGTTGTGACCACCTTCTCCACCATCTCCGCCGCCTGCTATAACATTAGTATATCCGTGAAGAGCGAAGCCTCCAGAAGTTTGTATTTGAATTAACTGGGTGTTTCCTCCATCTCCACCTGCACCTGCGACTTCACCATTACCATCTCCTGCCGCACCACCTGCACCGACAGTAAATTTTAGTTGATTGTTTTGTGCTACATGAGCATGTTGTATTTTGTATTTAAGATAGCCTCCACCACCACCACCTGCACCCGCCTGCGAAGCCGCACTTTTACCACTACCTTGGGAACCTCTATCACCACCACCTCCACCACCACCATACATCTCTACTTCAAGATACACTACACCTGCGGGTATAGAATAAGTCTGAGTACCAGTGCTTGTGATATTAGTGGTACTTAATACTTGATACTCTCTCGTACTCGCTGCTCTTGCTGCACCTAAACTCATGCGAAGTTCAATCCACCTACGAATCCGTAAATGTTAGTACCACCATCGGTAGTCAAGAATGAAAGTACGTCTGTACCTGATGATGATAGAGATGGTGCAGCACCACCCGGCCAATCAACCGCTGAATGCCATGTTGTAGTATTTGCTCCACCGTTTGTGATGATGAGAGTAACCGTTCCTGCAAGTCCAGATGCGGGTGGATTTGTAAAAGTGAATAGACAATCTCCATTTCCGGTTACTGTCTGAACAGTACCATCATTGAAATCAATACTGGTATTGGTAGTGATGGTTCCAATGTCATATACTGTTTCTCGATATGGTTTTTCGAAGGTGACGCCAGCACCGCTAACATCTATCACATCCTGACGAGTACCACCAGTACTTGCTGATATAGTCAATCTTCCTGATTGCATGTCAATAGCAGTTGAACTGTCTCCGAAGTGTTGTATATAACGATCAACTGAAAGTTCATTTGCTCTGATGTTTATTTCTGCACCACCACCGTTGAATGCAATATGTTCAGTATCACCACCAATTGTAATAATCTGATCTTCTTGCATGATCAGATCACCACTAAGAGTTAATTTATCGAATGTAGCACCATCTGCGGATATTCCTCCGCCTTCAAGGTGTAATAAATGTTGAGGATTATTATTATTAATCCCAATATTACCATTTCCCAGAATTGTCATTCTGTCTTGATTGTCTGTTGCAAATTGAATATATTGATTAGCAGATCCCGAAGATGACTCTGATTCAATATAGAATGCATTTCCTTGTGCGCCATCAAATTGATTATTCGATTCACCATTGATTCCGATGTTACAACTGACTACTCCTCCGTCTTGTTCTAAACGAATGAGTGGGTTGTCGTTTTCACCAGAGTTGTCTGTATCTCCTTTAAGTGTAAGAGCAACGTCACCTGCATTCTCGACCACCACATTACTACCGAATGTTGCTCCTTTACTGACATTTAGACCTCCAATAATATCCATTGTTGATCCGGGAGTATTGGTTCCAATTCCGACATTTCCAGAATCAAGAATTGTCATCTTCATATCACCATACACACCAAACTGTAAATCATTGTGACCCCATTTGGTATTTAAATACGCAGCATTACTTAATGAATTGGTAAATATCTGTCCAGCGTTACCTACAATACCCAGAGTGAAGTTACCTTCATCGCCATCTTGTCCCATTGATATGAGTGGATTATCATTTTCACCGGAGTTGTCTGTGTCTGCGATTAGGTTGAGTGTTACATCACCCGTACTAATTGCTGTTATTTTTCCTCCAAATGTTGCTCCACCCTTTGCGTTAATTCCACCAGTCATTTCTAGTGTATGTTCGAGATTGGGACCAGTAATTCCTATTCCAACTCTGAGGTTGACAGCATCATAATAGAATGCAGTGGCACCCTGAATGATAGAACCAGTTGCATCATAGTATGCAATTTCTCCCGTGTTTCCCTGTTCGTTTCCAGTCTCTGTGGATGCACTTACTTCCCACGCACCTTGAGCATTGTACTTCCAAGTTTTACCCTCGTAAGTATAGGTACTGTTTAATGATGCTGATGATGGGAAATTAATTGCCATGTCTAATGTCCTTTACACTATTTATCAAAATTCTATCCAGTTACTTTGAGAAGAAACATATGTATATAATTTTGATCTGATGGGATCATACCAGCGATCACCGTCTTGGGGACCCGATGGTGCTGATTCCGACTCAGTAAATTTTCCGGTGTCGCTGATTGTCATTTCTATGTCTTTTCCTTTTTGAGCCAAAGTTACCCCGGTTCCTCTGAATATTAGATCAGAAACAGATTTTATCATTTGTTTATCATTCACACCATCCGTCTTGTCACGAATACCAACAGCACCACCCGCTGCTGCTAACCAATCTCTTGTTCCTGCCCAATCAAAATCTTGTGATGACGGTTGAATGTTTAATATATTTGCAAGTGTTTTTGTGTCGAGATATACCTTGTCTTCCTCTTCATCTAATCGAAGAGGGAACTGAAATTTAGTTTTATCAAATGCATTCGTTCCATCTTGTCCGGGATCACCTTTGTCGCCTTTTATTCCTTTCTTTCCTTCTACTCCTCTTTCGCCCCGATCCCCCCTTTGTCCTTTTGCTCCTTGCTTTCCTTTTGTCCCTTGCTTTCCGGGATCGCCTTTGTCGCCTTTCGGACCTTTTAGTCCAATAGGTCCTTGAGGACCGACTTCACCCTGTATTCCTTGCTCGCCTTGAGGACCGACTTCACCCTGTATTCCTTGCTCACCTTGAGGACCGACTTCACCTCTTGGACCTATTTCTCCGGGAATTCCCTGTTCTCCGGGATCGCCTTTGTCGCCTTTATCTCCAATTTCTCCCCGAATTCCCTGTTTACCTTCAAACCCCTTCGGTCCTTTTGGTAACTTTACTTCAAACAGAGTTTTATCTGTCATATGGATCAATGCAGTTTCAGAATCTAAGTTTTCTACATAACGAACACCAACACCCCTCTCGCCGTGTTCTCCCTGTTCTCCTTTATCACCTTTCTCACCGGGAATTCCGGGAAGTCCGGGTTTACCGTCATCTCCTCTTTGACCTCTTTCTCCTTGGACACCTTGAATTGGTTGCTCTTTAATCTCTATTATCTTTTCAACCACCTCTGGTTCTTTTGGTTGTTCTTGTTTTGGTGTTATGAATTTATTGAAACTTTGATTTATTTGTGTAAAGGAACCTTCAAGAAGGAAAGGACTTTCGTTCTCATCCACCACAAAAATTTCACTCACACCATTTCCAAAAGAAATTATGTTTGCATTATCATTTTCTTCTGTAATGGTAAAAATATGTCCTGCTTCGAATAAATTTTCAATAGGACGAATCAAAACAAATTTATCACCAATACCATTCGAAGAACTTAAAATATTAAATTCGTCTTTGTTTGGTTCTGTGTTTGATTCAACTTTCAGAAAATTATTAAACGGGAGAGGCATGATTATCCTATAAATTTAGTTGTTTGTTCTTTCTTCGTTTTAACAACAACACTTAAAACTGTTCCAAGAGTTGTTCTTCTTTTTCTTGGCGTTTTCAATTCTAAAACTTTATGAGTTATCTTTACCTTCATCGGGTTATCTCCCCAACGCACTCAAATCTTCCTTGCAACAAACGAATACTTCCGCCCGTTGCTGTGATTTCTAAGTCGTATAAATGTCGGCCGGTTGGAACGTATCCCATTGCAGTAGCACCTGCAAATATATAAATTCCACCGTTTAAATCTCCGGTATCACCCTCTGATCTATTCATCACGATACCACCAGTACAGGAAGTCCTTGCCGTACCACCTCCGGTTATTCCTGCGGTGCATCCCAGAATAGAACTATATGGGTTGGATGTTAGATTTAGAAGAATTTTTGATGCATCCGTAGATCTTCTTACCTGCATATTTGCAGAATAAGTTGGTGATGGAACACTAATACTATTTCCATTTTCATCTTGATAATGAACATGGAGAATAAAATTATCTCCCTGATATGCAACTATATCATGTTTTGCAGGCATGAAAAACTCCTTATATATTACTATATATCCCTATTATCTCTTTCGTTTCTTACCTTTCTTTGGAGATTGAGTCTTTGTTCCTACCTTTACTTTATTTCTTTTAGCCTCTTTTTCTGCTTTTTTCTTTTCTTTTGCTTTAGCCTTTTCTTGCATTTCCTTTACAAGTTGTTCTTTTGCATTTTCTGTGTGCATCTTACCAAGCAATTGTTCATATTGAATGAGATTATTCGCTACCCTTTCTCGTTCAGATTCTGGGATTAAATTTTCATCAATCAACCTCTTACATGCATGATATCCGACATGTGGTTTTCCTGCTGCCCATGCACTTGCACCAAGTTCGTCGAGAATTTGATACTTATAAACTTCATCACTGATGAACAAAATATCGTCATGTGGATATGGTATCTCTATAGCCATTTTTGCAAAAATATAACCAAGTCGTGGCTTATCGTGCATTTGACGATATATTCTTGCTAATTGATATAGAGGTTCTGCTCTGGTTGGTCTGGAATCATAACAATCTAAAAACTTTTGCTGAATCTCTTCCCAAGGCTTATTTAAAATTGCAGTAATCAAAGCAACACGATAAAGAGAATAATAGACTTCCTCTTCCCATCCTCCCATTTCTGCTCGTCTTTGATACTGTTCTATTGATTTTTCGTATTGCTGAGAATCAAAATAACTCTGTGCAAGGTAGAAAACATATCTAGAATTATCAGGATCATAGAATTGAGATTCTTCATTATATAATGCATCGTATAATTTCTCTGCATCCTTTGAGTATTTTTCTTGTGTTGAAATTCCCACGTTTCTTGCACCCAAAGTTCTTGCAGTGATTTTATAATCACTCATCAATTTACCAATTTTAGGTTGAGGATTTCCTTGACAGTTAGCATATTCATGAAGAACTCCAACATAGTGCCAGTCAGAATCTAGACGGAATATTTGATTTCTCCACCAAAGAAAATCTTCTCTTCCTAGACGAAGACTGTATGCATCTTCTTTCATTTCTTCAGGATAGATAAGATCACCTTCGATGTAATCGTCTGCATCAATCATCCATGCATATTCTGCATTTCCTTTTGCATTTTGAAGTGCTTCTGTTCTTGAACCAATTCCCTGAGAACCATCACCGAATCCTTTCCAGTCGGAAAGATAAACTTCTCCGGGAATCCCATGTTCATCCATAAATTCCGTAATGAGTTCCGGTGTTCCATCGGTAGAACCAGTGTCTGTAATGTCATAACGATCAATGTATGGAAGCATTGATTTGAGACATTCTTTAATGATGTGGGATTCATCTTTCACAATCATACAAAGAGTTACAGTTGTTGGTTTTTTTACCTTCTTGACAGTTTTTACTGTTTTCATTTCACTATCCATTTATTATCACCTTTCTATGATGTCACTTCTTTATATGAAGAAATCCAATCTTGAAGTTTTACTTTGGGATTCCATCCTAACATTATTTTAATCTTATTGATATTTGCTTTTGATATTCTAACCTCTGCAAGTCTGGGTGGGATATGTTGAAATTTTGCATCATCTCCCCCTATCATTCGAATTAAATCAAATATATTCCAATTAACTCCAGTTCCAACATTGAAAATTTCCCCAAACACATCCTCATTCTTTGTTATTGCAGCATTAATATTCGCTTGTACAACATCACTCACATGAGTAAAATCTCTTCGTTGCATTCCATCACCAACAACTGTCATTTCTTCATTATTTTCGTGTTGTCGGAGGAATAATCCAATCACAGGAGCATACTGTCCTTTTACTGGTTGTCTTTCTCCATAAACATTGAAGTAACGGAATATGATGGTTTCCATCCCATACATGTCGTGGAACATCTTACACAGATTTTCGCCCGATACCTTTGTGATAGAATATGCATTCAGACAATCTGGAATCATATCTTCAGTTACGGGTGCTTGATTATTCAAACCGTAAGAAGAAGAAGTAGAAGAATATACAAATCTCTTCACTCCATGTTCTCTTGCCGCTTGCAGAACATTGCATGTCCCATAAACATTTGTTTTTGCGGTGAGTGTTGGATTATGAATTGCGGGTTGAATTCTTGCTTCTGCTGCCAGATGAAATACACAATCTACATCTTCAAATAAAGATTCTATCTTGTCATAATCACAAATGTCATACTTGTAGTTATCTGCCTTATTGTTCCAATAAAAAGAATCATGACAATCAGTTGATTCGTTGTCTATAACGATAACAGAATGATCAAGTTCCAATAGTTCATCTACTAAATTAGAACCAATAAATCCTGCTCCTCCTGTCACTAAATAACGCATTTCAAAATCTCCACAATTTTTTCACTAGAAGTACCATCACCATAAGGGCACTCTTCATCTACTATATAGTCGTCTTTTATTCGATTGAATATTTCCTTCAAATCATTTGGTTCTTTGCATAGTATAGAAGACGTTCCTACAGAAGCAAGTCTCTCTGTTTTCTTTCGACAAACAATTATTTTCTTTTTAAAGAAAGATGCTTCCTCCTGTATGCCCCCACTATCTGAAATTATAAATCTGCATTTTGAAATCGCATTGATCATATCATCATATGATAAAGGTTCAATTACTGACACATCCTTCAACAGATCTCTATGTTTTCTTATCTCTGGGTTTGGATGTATGGGTAATACAAATTGTAAATCGGGATTGTTGGATGCAAGTTCTGATATTTTTTCAAAATATTCTGGTATTAATTTTAAATTCTCTCTTCTGTGTAGAGTTACCAAAACCACATTGTCATATGATATAGGAATTCCTTTTAAATTATCCAGCACAGTATTTCCTACGACATGAACATCTCCTACGACATGATCTTGACTCAAGAATCCTGCTTCAAAGGCTGTTGGTGCTAGATGAATAGTCGCTATCTTTGATATACTTTGTCTATAAAATTCTTCTGGATATGGATTCTCGATGTCATATGTTCTCATTCCCGCTTCCAGATGTATCACAGGAATCTTATGATGGAAAGCAGACAGAGCAACAGCATAAGCAGTAGCAGTATCTCCTTGCACTAGAACATGAGAAACCCATTCTTCCTCAAAATCAAAAGAATTCATAACAGAAGAAACAATCGAATCTAATCTGTTTCTACCATCCGAGATTTTAATTAGATGATCATATTCACCATCAACCATATCATTGTGTTGTGAAACTCTTAAAATTTCAAACGGAACAACCCCCGTCATTTTTTTAATGAGGGGTTTGACTTTAATATACTCTGGTCTTGTTCCGTAACAAACTAATATCATAATCTACTCATTTTCAAAAAATTCAGATGCGTTTATTGCTTTGTCGTCAATATAATGATCTGCTGCGTGTTTGGTTCCTGTTCGAAGGGTGTGATATTTTACACCCCAATTTCTCAATTGTCTTTCAGTAACTTCGTGCCAATCTTTTCCAGAAACTGATCCTCTCGCAGTCTCTATGATAATTTTGTTTCCTTTATCATAGAGAGAATTTACCTTTTCAATTCTCTTCAAAATGGGATATGATTTATCATACTGTTGACGATGCCATCCCTCATCAAGTTTACAAAGAGTCCCGTCCAAGTCGAAACAATAAATCATAATAATCTCTCCACAAATTTCATGTCGTCATAAGTATCAATTTGAACACTATCCGCAAAAGGCATTTCTACTACTGCTATCTTCCCACTCACTCTTGTCTTGTTTGCGATTAAACTCTTTTTAGTTGTGGTGTATGCAGCACCATTCTCAACATAAACTTCATTTCTATCCTGTCTTCTTGGACGTTTTTCATTTCTAAAACCAATGGGTTGAACATCTAATGTCCATCGAGGATACCAATGTTCCCTGTATGCAGTAAAAGAAGAATCGTATCCTTCTTTGATTCTTTCTAAACTCTCGTTTATATATTTTGGAGACAACAAAGGAGAAGTTGGTTGAATGGAAACCAGAATATCAAAATCAACATTGTCGCAAAAATGTAATAGTGATTCTTCGTTTGGAGAATTATCTTTGGCAAATTCCTCTGGTCTGTCGATTACTTTTGCTCCAAACTTCTTTGCTATTGTTTTTATGTTTGAAGAATCTGTGCTAACCCAAACTTCATCCACATCAGAATATTTTGCTGCGTTAATGGTATATGCAATCAAAGGTTCTCCTCCCAATAACTGAATATTCTTATTGGGTATTCCTTTGCTTCCACCTCTCGCAAGAATTAATGCAATTGATTTCATCCTCTGAGTGCCTTTCTCTTTTTCATTTCAGAATCAAACAATTCTCTCGGTCCACCTTCGCCGAATGATTTTTCTATATCTCTTATTCCCTTCACCAGTTTAATCAGTCCCATTGGTTCTACCGAAGATACATGATCCGAACCCCACATGGTTCGATCTAATGTAATGTGTCGTTCTACCCAAGATGCTCCCATTGCTACAGCAGCAAATGTTGTAACTAATCCATATTCATGTCCACTATATCCTATCTCCTTTGATGGATATTTTTCTTTCAACCAATTAATATAGTTCAGATTCAATTCTCCGATTGGAGATGGATATGTAGAATTAGTATGAAAGATTAGATCGGGGTTTGATATCATTGTAGCATTTTCAATTTCTTTTTCTTCACTCATTCCAGTAGAAATCATTAAATAATCTGATTTATCTCTTGCATAAAATAAAAGATTATTATTTGTAATAAGAGCAGATGGAACTTTCATTGTCCCTGTATATCTTCTCATGAAGTCAACAGAGTCTATGTCCCAAACAGATGCAAATATTCCTATTCCTTTTGATTCAGCATATGAAAATAACTCATCATATTGAGAATCATCAAACTCCATTTTATATTTGTATTCAATATAGGACATCTCTCCCCAAGGAGTATCTCTTCTCTTATATTTTTGATCTTCTGGAACACAAACGTCTGGATTTCTTTTTTGAAACTTTACAAAATCACAACCAGAGATTGATGCAACATCAATCAATTTCTTTGCTGTCTCAACACTACCATTATGATTAATGCCGATCTCTGCAATAATTTTTGTGGTCATAATCATTCAGTCCTTTCAAAGACAACTGTAGTATTATTATAAATCCATTTATCATAAGCAGGTGGTTCCTTCATCCAATAAACTTTATGTTTAATTTCATCCCAAACTTCTGGAGTTATTGTATAGATTAATTTCCAATCTTCAAGATTTAAAGATTCAAAAAACTCCATCCACTTTTCATGTGTCCAACATGTTAAATGTAGAGGTCCAACTCCATATTTATTTCCTTCGAGTGTGTTTACTATTTTATGTGCAACATACTTCCTTGATGTTCTAAAACACTCTCTGTGTGCTTTTTCTTGATCTTCTGGTCGCAAATGCTCAATCACATCAGTTGAACATACCAAATCAAAAGAATTATCATCAAAAGGAATATCTGTAATAGAAGCAACCTGTGCAGATACACCACGTTCTATTGCTCGATCTATAGCAGTTTTAGAAACATCTATACCTTTACACTCTTTATCCAATGGTTCAAAAAAAGATTTTATACCAATTCCTGTAGAGCATCCAACATCCAAAACGGATTTATATTCTATTTGTGATGGATGTAAACAGCAATTCAAAAATGCATCATAATGTGTAGATTTCAATTCATTACTGGAATGATACCCATGTTTACTATACAATTCTTCATACAATTCTTCATAAAATTTAGTCATCGGTTTGCCTTTTCGTATATTGGAAACTCTGATAAATCCTTATGCATACCAGAAGTTTCCAAGTCCTCATTATAATCTTCAATATCTTTAAACAATTCCAAACCCTCTGCTGCTTGTTCAGGAGGCATATACATGTTCCAACCGATCATATCAAAGGAATCGTCTTTGTATAGTTTATCCATATGTCTTCCTTCATAACGAGCAACCTTGAACCACTCATATGCATCCTTGTCGTTTGTCAGGATCATTCCACCCTTGCCGATTGGGATGTGCTTTCTCCTGTGGAAAGACAAACAGTAATATGAATCTTGGACATACATTCCTCTACGCATTCTTGTAGCACCATCCCAAACAGGATATGGATTCAATTGGTATGCTCCGCTCCACTCAATGTCTTCAAACTTAACTTGGCAGCCTGCGTGTATCACTGTACATGGTACGGAGACATATGTTCTTTTTGGTAGAGTAATCTCCCCGTCTGCTTTTAGATACTTCAAACACAAAAACATTGCATCTGTGCAATTGTCTATAGCGACAGCATACTTACTGCCTGCATATTTTGCAAGGCTTTTCTCAAATAAATCTACCACATCCCAAGGATCAGATAGATTATAATCCATCATATATTTTTCTACTAACATGCAGAACCTAACTTTGCATTTTCAATTGGATCAAATGTATCTGGAGTTTCATCACGACTCATTTTATCATAATACCCACCAACTGTAAAGGGTTGTTTTGTTGTGCATGTGACTTTATCACATTTATCATCATACGCGAAACCGGGCATAACTCTAAAATCAAAACTGACTCTTGTTTTACCAGTTTCATTGTCTTTATTTCCATGACGGCATTGATTTAAATAACCAATCATAAACTGACCATATTCTAAATTAACCGGAGAGAAATCTCCAAGTCCCGGAAGACTCTCTACCCAAACAGTATTTGTGTCAAAGGATTTTGTAAGTGGCAAAAATACATTCAACTCGCCGAGAGGATGCTTATGGTGAGAGTCACCATCTGAGTGCCACCTGTAAACTGCCTTTGCTCCGGGTCTGTTGAAACGAATACCGGGAGTCTTCTGGTAGATCAACTCGTCATCCTCAAACAACGGAAAGATAACTTCTCTAACGAATGCTTTGTATAAGTTATCAAATTCTGGCCATCCTCCATCAGCATCTATCTTTCCATAATAAATTTTATGAAGAGATGTGTGGGTGTCTTTACCAAGTGTCAAGTTTGTTTTTTGATCTTCACTGTCTAACTCTGATAGATCTATATTATAAAGACTTCCTACCAACTCAGCAAAGTAGTATTTCTTTGTATCATAATTTATTATTTTCATTATCGTTTCCTAATAAAAATGTATAGTTATCTCTGTCCTGATGCAAAAGAGTATATTCTGAAAATAATAAATTACCCAACTCGTTTTGTAATTTTTCATTCTCGACGGAACGCTTATCTCTCATCAACTCAAATTTTACAGAAATTAAACTGGGACGAATCTTAGTCTCCTTCATCATGTACAGAAGTGATGCAACCTCTGCTCCTTCGATGTTCAACTTTATAGCATCAACATGATCATGATTTAAAGTTTCCATAATAGAATCTATTTTCATTACTTTTAATGTTGTGAATCTATCCGTCCCTTGAAGATTATCAATACTCATACTAACATGATCTTCGTTTTGTGGATGGAAAAATTTAATATCAGTATCTTCACTATAAATACCGTAATCATGAAAGAACATTCGATTAATGTCTGCTTTTGATTCTCGAATATACCTTGTATAATTTACATCTCCTCCTCCGAAACTAGAATCGTATGGAGGATCTATTTCTTTACCAACAAGATCGCAGCAAAAATCAAAATGTGGTTTGGATCTGGGAGTCGGATCAAAAATATGAATTTCAGATGATGTTAATCCCGACAGTAAAAACTCATAACATAGATCTTCCCCCGCACCAAAAGAATACACCACTGATTCTTTTTTGATGTGATCTATCGGTAGATTAGACCAACAACCATACTGAGTTCCTTTAATTGTATTTAATGTTTTCATACAAATCTCCATACATTGTAATATTCATTTCCACCTTTATACAAATCTGTCCAGAAATTATCATATGACAACTGCCATTTTCTAACATGTTCTGGATCTTCTGTGAGATGCCATGGTGTGTGATTTAAATTCTTTTCTATCCATTCTAATGAATGTATTATCTTTTTATCATTTTTCCCAACAAAACCAGCACAAACAACAAAAGTGCTTGACGATGCAATCAGAACATCACATTCAGTTAATGTAGAAAAATCTTTAAAATGATCTGGACTTCCCAATTCGAAGTTCAACCCGCGTTCTTTCAAATATTCTACAGTCCTCACATAACTCTCAAATGATTTATCATCTGTACAAACATAATAAAATGTATTATCAAACTCATCTTCTACAGTATTTATTGCAGTTCTGTAATACTCAGGACTGTGAATCTCTCTTCCATTATTTCCATCTCTTCCAAGAATATCATCACCACGAATATGTATCCCCACATTCGTTTTATCTTCTGGTAAGTTTCTCTTATACTTGTCATTTATTTGAATGAATTTTCTTGGATCTGTTTTAGTTACTTTCCAAAAAACATTATGAATAGAATTAGGACAAATACAATAATCTTTATCAGAATCTAAATGTAAATCTTCTAGTAAATCACTCCATATTATAGATGACTTTTCCGAATTACCACCACTCTTTCTATTAACTAGATTTGAGAAAATGTCATGCCCTTCCCATCGAACACAAGATGCATCATTATTTGTAGTGAAAGATAATTGCATTAATGTGTTGTATTGAAGGATTCTATTCCCAAATCTACCTCTAGTAATTTCATCTATTCTTATCATTGCTATAATTCCAAATCCAGTCTGGATTTATTTTTTCTAAAGTTAAAGTTTCTTCTGACCTACAACCTTCATGGTGCTTTATTCTTTCCTGAATACTACCTCCCAAAGTATGAGATCTCATTATAGAATAATGATGATCTTTTTCTCCCGACTTAAAATGATCAGAGAGTTTTCCATAATGTAAAATGCCTGTTTCATGTGTAGTCTGATGAGGTTCTGGTACGTTGTATGGTTCCATAGGTAAAAGATGTTTATCTAAACGGTATTTATAGTCAAAACCATTTATCCATTTAAAAAGAGAACCTTTAATCGGACCATTATTAAAAGCATTCCAGTTTATATTCGTTCCTTCTTCCGTCCTAAAACTGTCAGTCCTATGATGAAATTCATCTCCCCACAATTGCACGAAGGGAAGTTTCCATAAATTGATAGAATCGTCTAAATCATCTATAAACTCAGGCATATTTCTAAACGGAATCTCATCAGCGTCTAATGATAAAACATAATCTGGATTGTGGGGTTTGATCGCTTCAATTGCTATCATGTGCTGATGGCCATCACATCTAACTCTCCAATCATGTTCGATATTTTTGTGCCACTCAACTTTCTCATAACCTCTGCAAATTTCTTCTGTTCCATCTGTGCTTCCATCATCGACTATGATGATCTTTTCACAAAACTGATCAAGAGCAGAAAGCAACCTGTCTATAATTACTTCTTCATCTTTAACTCCTACTTTTGCGATCACAGATTTTTTCATTCTATCTCTCCATCAATTCATTCATGTTTATAAATTTACAACCTGCATCAATCAAATCTTGATTCTGCTCTTTTATATAATCAAAGAAATTCCAAGCCAATACTATGATAACATCTGGTAAATTTTCCTTACAATATTTTTTGTCTTTGATAGGAATATTAACGCAAGGGATAAACTTTTCATGTTTTAATGAATTATCTTCTACGACATATTCAATGTCATTACTGTCAATTCCAAAAAAGTTTAACGCAGTGGTTGCTTTCGCAGGAGCAGCATAACCAGCAATTCTGTTATATTTCTTTTTTAAATCGTCTATATTTTTCCTAACATTCAACTTCATTTTATACACTTCTTCAGCAAATTGTTTATATGTGGAAAATTCTGTTACACCGTATTCCTTTTCATCTGATAGAAAATTTTCCACACTAGAATCTATGTCTGACTTACCATTTCTTTTTACATATACTCGAATAGAACCACCATGTGTATCAACGTATTCAACTTTATATACAGAAAGTCCCATATTATTAAAGAAATTGTTTATAGATGTTACAGACCAATAATTGGTATGTTCGTGATAAATGTTATCAAAGGTTAAATCCTTTAAAGTAGATAACAAGTATTGCACCTCAACAACAAACGCACCATCTTCATCTAAAAGATTAAAAGCATTTACCGCCATTTCATATAATTTATCAGAGTGAGCAAACACATTTGATGCAGTTACTAAATCTGCCTTTCCATACTTGGAAATTAAATCATCAACTATATCTTTATCAAAATATTCATTGTATGTCGGGATTCCATTTTCATTTGCTAAACTTGAAATGTTTTTAGCAGGATCAACTCCAAGAATTTTAATTCCTTTTTCTTTCAAAGGCTTCAATCCAACACCATCATTACTGCCAACATCAACTACAAAACTATCTTCATTTAAATCAAACTCTTCAATTAACCTTTCAGAGGCTTCCTTGAAATGTTTAACAAACTTTGAAGAGGTAGAAGAAACATAAAGATAATTTTCAAACATATCCTCTGGGGGGACCACAACCGACAATTGACAATTATTACACTTAGAACAATAGTTCATTTCTAATGGATATGTAATAACCTTTTCATCTTTTGAGTCAACAAGATTGTTTGCAAGAGGAGAAGATCCCAAAGATACACAACGATCAAGATGAATATTACCACAAGAACGACAAGAAATTTTATATGTCTCTAGAAGTCTGTCTCTCATTTCATCGTCAACTAATTTGTAAGGAATGGTGTGTGTTATTCCATAATTTTCGTGTTCTCTTTCTCCTCTGACTAAATTTAAAAACACAGAATCTTCCGTGAACACCATAGTATGTGCAACATTAGGTTTTATGATAGCAATATCACCCTTATTGATAACTCTAGTTTCAATAGGTGCATTCGGAACAGACAAGTCTTTAATTACACTTATATATTGACCTTCAACTAAAAGACATTTTTGTTCTTGAATTGGATGGTAGTGATTTGCTCTTACGGTTCCTTTCTTGGAATCAATCATCCCAATCAAATTAATAGGTTCTGTTAATTCGTAATTAATGATTCTTCCACGATCATCAACATATTCCTTACCACCTTTATCAATGTATTCTAAATCAGGATTAATATTTTTATCTGACCAATTCTCTATCATCTCTCGAATACAATCTTTAACATTATATCTAAATTCAAATCCTGTAGATAAGAGTTTGTCGTTAGAGATAGAATATCCAAGATTAGGAATTTCATCATCAGTTTCTATGATATTCAATTTAGGATTTATATCCTTACACATTTCGGCAACTTCCTTTACCGTCATGTTTTCTTTGGATAGATGAAATATATCTCTACTGATATCCTTTTTTTCTGCCATAAATTTCATACATCTGGCGACATCCACAACTGGAACAACACTTTTCAGTTGAACACCTCCTGAAAATAATTTAATAGTTCCATTTAGAGACGATATCTTAGAAAACAAATTGGGCATGATATTTATTCGCATTGTATCTGATGAATAACCACATACACTTGCTAATCTTAAAATGACATAATTTTTATTTGATTCTATTAAATCATTTTCTGATTGAAACTTTCCTTTAGCATAGGATAGAACCGGACATGGTTTTTCAGATTCATTTATGTTGAGTTTTGTTTCTTCAAATCCTTCAAATACAACATGAGTAGAAGGAAAAATTAATTTACAATCATCTTTGATGTTGTTGATAATGTTTCTTGTACCAACAATTGCAGTATCCTTAATTAACTTATCTTGTTCTGGATTAGATTCAGTCTTAGTGTATGCAACATCTGTTATACCTGCAAGGTGGATTACAATGTCTGCATCAGAAACTATGTCCTTTATAGTTTCTTCTAGGATTGAACATTGAATAAAATTAATACCCCAATCTCGAAGTTGTTTTACTCTTCCAGAAACAAATCTAGCATCAACTGCAATGATATTATCAAAACGTGATTGACCGGAATATAATTTACAAAGTTCTGTTCCAATATATCCCAATGCACCTGTAATTACAATTTTTTTCATATTAAATGCCTCAACGAATCAAATTCTTCAAATAATTTCACACCATATGTATTTTGAATTTCTTTCACTTCATTTCTCCAATCTTCTACAAATCGAATTCTAGTTTCTGGTTGAGGTTCTTCTTCTCTTTTTTTAACAACAAATCCATGTGTAAATTTACAATCTAAAAATTCATTTGAGCGAAACAATCCATGTGTTCCTCCCCATTTGTGATATGGAAGCCATGGTCTAGACAATAAGAAATGAACAAAATTAATTTCTTTCTTAAGAGTATTATAATCTTTTCGAATAAACTTGTCAAGATCTTTATTATCTGGAATGCTATTGAATTGATAATTCCAAGTCATGTCAAGATTTTTCAAATCGAAGATTCCATCACAACCAAGAAACTCAGAGTAATTATTATTCTTTCCCATTGCACATAGAACTTGTTGATCGTGGACTCTTCCTCCATGCCATTGAATATATTCTGGAGTTGCCATCTTTTGATATGCTTTCATAAACTCTTCATTCAAATTCATATCTACCATCTTTTCATTATTGAAAAGGATGACTCCAGAATTAAATTTATTTTCAATATCTCCTGCTCTAGCAGCAATCTCTAAATCGTCATTGAAAAATGATGTGTCTATTTTTCTTATACAATAAACATCTGCATCTATAAAGATACTATATTTGTATCCCTTTTCATGTAGCATTTTAGGTCCAATGTGCCACCAGAAACTATGAGAAGGCCACTGATCATTTATATAACCATTAATATCATCTTTAAGATCTACCTTTAAAGAACTAATTCCTAATCTTTCGAACTTCTCAACCCCCTCTTCTGATGCATCAGTAATTATCCACGGATCAAAATTTGAATTATACTTACACGCAATCAATAAAGCAGAGATCATGTTTGGAATATATCCTTCGTCTCCTGAGCAAAATATAGCAATCTTATCTTTCATTATAAAATCTCCATTACATCATTTTTATCAATTGTATATCTAACTAACTTTCCTTTATGGGTAAAATAGTTTTCATTTACATATAAAGCAAATTTATCATTCTCTTCTCTAAAAGTGCATACATGGGGTTGATGTAAATGTTTACCTGTATTTGCTTCAAAAATTCTTGCTTTCGTTTCCCAATTGATACCATCAGAAGAAATCATTACGGGTGTATGTTCGTCATGATAAGTTCTACGATTACCGTTAGGATCATGAATTTTATTAATAAAGTGTGGTGGGAATGCGATATATTTGTCACCTAATGGATAGATACCAGAATAGTAAAAATTTTTCTTGATCTCTGTATCAAATTCTGGATTGTGTTTTATTAATTTGGGTTTCGTCCAATTAATCAAATCTTTGGATCTACTATACATTATATTCCTACAACCCAATCCAATATTTGCTCTGAGATAAATTACATATTCATTGATGTTATGATCAAAGAAAATACTAGGCATCCAATCTAAACCCAATGTACCTAATTGTAGGTTCTCACACTCAGTGAGAATACTAAACACTGGTTTATCGTGATACTCCTCCCAGTTTATTCCATCGGGGGAAACAAAAACATAAAGACCATTTGCGTGCCTTGGATGGTGAAAGTCATCTTTAAATATTAATTTTACAGAATCAGGCCACACAGGATCAATAACCTTTACTACTTCTAAATCTTTACTAATTGGACAGTCTATTAAACTGGAGTATAATTTTTCTTGAAATTTTCCGGTTGCAGAAGAAGTGATCGCTACTGATCCTCTACCAACATGATAACCTCCAACTGCTTTGTATTTTTCTTCGGATGGTGTATTTGGATTATCATCAACGAAAACTTTCCAGTTATGTACAGAGAGTGAGTTTCTGATGATAATATTGTCTTTTGGTTTATTGTAATTTTCACCATCCCAGATAGCATAAGCAATTTCAGTGGGTTCTGCTAGTTGCCAATAAATTTTATCTTCTACCACATGAGGATACGTTCCCGAAAGAATTCCCATTCTTTCTCTATCAGTTTCTCTGAAATTTAAAATTTCCTTATCTCTTTGAATATTCATTGTCACCCTTTACAAATTTTGCAAATAATGTATCGCATGATCCAACTTTAGATAACGCAGAAGAATAAGCAGCATTCAGTTCTTGATCATTAAGAAAATCATATTTCACCTGTCCGAGTGGTTTACTATCTTGAAGCCATACAATGTGATTTGAAAGCGGATATCTTTGAATCTGTTTCACATAACCAACCTCTAATCCAGCCTTGTTCGCAATGCATTTTAAATTTTCTGAATTGAATGTATAAAGGTGTTCTTCATTTGCATTAAATATTTTAAAGTCTTCTGATTTATAAATTGTCAACAATGCATCATTTGCATTTGGTACTTCAATATAAATAGAACCACCCGGTTTTAATAGTGTTTTCAATTCTATTAATTGTTGTATTGGATCTTCAATGTGTTCCAATACATGAAACATAACAATAGAGTCAAAAGAATCATTTTTCAAATCATCTATATCATGGAAAAATGGAATATTGTTTTTATCATAAACATTTTTTGCTTGGGAATCCAAATCAACACCAACTATTTTATTTACATACTTTTTAATTCCACAGCAAAAACTTCCTAAACCGGAACCAAATTCTAATACATCCTTTTGTAATAATACTTCCTTTAACTGATCAATTCTTCTCTCTTCATCTAACAAACACTTGAGAGGATATGTCATGGTTGATTCTTCATAATATTTTTCCGACATGTGCTGAAATGAATCTAATTGTTCCAGACCACAACGGGAACATTTAAGTATGTTTACTTTTGGATTAGTTCTTGTACCTTCCTTTAATAATTTCAAATCATCAGAGGAACACAAATAGCAATTATTATTCTTCATACTATAATCTCTTAATTCTGTAAATAATTTCTGCGCCTGAACTTTCTGTTCTTGCGTAATAATTGTTTGATTCTTTCAACCACTTTAATAGTTTATCAACATTGTTGTTTGGTAGTCCAGCATCTCTTAATGCGTTCACTAATCTTTTCTTAAAATCTTCTATTAAACCGTCTCCTGATGCCCAGTCGTGATGAATAGATCTCCATTCGAGAGAGAGTTTATTTTTGGAACAGAATTTTTTAAAATCCTCCACATCAAGAAAATGTAAATCAGTGAGAGACATCGGAACATCGAATAATAATGATAGGGTCATCCACACATATCCTCTAGGATTATAAAAGGCAGGACAACTGTTTATTATTAATCCATCATCCTTTAAAAACTTTTCAATAATTTGTGTAAGAGATGAAAATGGATTGTCAAAATGTTCCAAAGTTCCTTGCATAATAACAATATCAAATTTTTCATTGAAGTTTAAATTATGAGAATCATCACAAATAAATTCCAAGTTCTCTATATTTTGATATGAATTGTTTGCTTTATCTATTGATTCCTTTGAATAGTCACATGCAGTAACATTTTTTGCACCAGACTCTGCAATCATTGCTGCTAAGTCTCCCACCCCGCAACCAATTTCCAATACATTCATACCTGACCAATCAGAAATTTCTTTAAATATTTCAATTGATTCGATTATGGGTGGTACGGTAAAAAACTGTTCTTCAGCAGCATGTACAGAATCATATATCTTTTTTAAATCATAGTTAGTTTTATCTGCAATCATTCTGGTTTCCTTATTGTAACATTATAAAGTTCACTAGTCTCTTTGATATAATTTTCCATCAACTCTGTAGATCCATGTAATGTCGGTGTTCTTCTAACGCCGTCCTTAGTATATGGAGTGTCTCCATCTGTATACAAATATTTTAATGTGGGTTGAACTTCATCTACCGAATAATAGTAAGCCTTCTCCCCCACTTTAAAATTATCAAAACCAACCAATCCTATGGTATCATATTCTGGATTCTTAACGAAAAAGTTAAATGCTTGGATTCCTGTTGATGGATCAAAACCATATTTTGTTTTAATTTCCTCTATTGTAGTGGTTCCATAATCTGGAGTATATTTCATGTCAGGATTACTAAACAACCTAACTATAATTGGATTCTCCATAATGTTATCATATGGTTTGATGTGTGTGTTTAACAAATGTTTAATTTGTATTTTTTCAAAAACGAACTGTTGATATGGATTTGGATCCCACATATTTGCAAACATCCAATCACAACGAGTCCCAATGTATTTTTCATATCCCTCTATTGGAGGGAAATTGCAAAAAGCAACCTCGTCAAAAGAATTCATAAATTCTCTTGTAGATTTTAAAACACCAATTCCCTTACCAACTATTACAACAGATTTACTCACACAAATGCTCCATTTTGCATTGACTTTGGAATTATAGGATCGTCTTCTTCTAATTCTTGAATTCTAAAATCTGTATCAGGATCGAATGGATATTCCTTATTTTCAATAGCATTCTCTAATAGTTCTTTATTTGCACAGAACCTATATCTAGGATGACTGTATGTGTGTAATTTATGAACCATTTCTTCTGGTGTCATACACCATGAAAAATGACATCCCATATATTCCTCTGTCACTTTTCCGATATCTCTCCAATTGTATGGATACTTTACTGGTATTGCCCCATAGTATGTTGCAATTGGGGATATAAAATCTTTATCTTTCCAAAGATAAGTTTTTTTATAAAAGAATTGTCTGAGTTTAAGTGCGACAATTCCATGTTTTTGGACTTCGGTTACAAGATAATCTATCTTATCTCCATAAATTATTTCATCAGCATCTATTGATATGATGATATCATCATCATTAAAATCATATAGTTTTGTAAAATAACTTCTCATCACTGGTTCATTTATATTGTGGATTGCATCCTCGTCCTCATATGCTCTTGCAGTTTCATTAAAAACTTCACATGAATGATAATCTAATTTATCACGAAGATGTTCTGGAATCCTATCCTTTAAATTTGTATATTCAAAATCTCTTTTCACTCCAGTGTGATTGATATCAAATTCACACACAATCATTTTCTCAATATGATCGTAACATTCACTTAAATTCGCAACAATGAAATCAATTTCATGTGGTGCGTAACAATACGTTTTTAAATATATTTTACTCATTGCATTACCCTCAATATAGATTCTCCTAAAACCCAAGGTTGAATTATATCTTTACTTAAATCATATTCCTTTTCTTCGTAAAAATATTTTTCATCTCCCATTTCAAAATCTATAGAATCTTCCCAATATAGTTCTAAGACAAAACTAGATCGGAAGAAAGGATATAGTTTATTTAATTCGGGTATATCTAAAGTCCTATGAACTATATGTCTTCTTGGCCTTAGAATTAATTTACCCTCAAAATCATTGAAAAAACACCACCACTTATGTCCATTAGGATCAGTTCGATCATTACCAGAAACTAAATTATCAATCAGTGCAGTGGGAACTTCTATATAACCAGACTTGGATATTCGTACAACTTCTTTCAAAAAAGGAATTGGTTCTTTAATATGTTCCAGAATATGACTCGTAAAGGAAAAGTCAAATTCATTATCCCCAAACGGAAAAGGTGTATCATTTAAGTCATGGACAACAAATTTCTTACCTTCAAATTTAGATGAATGATCATATAGATCAACTAGAACATCTGCGAACGGACATGCTCCAGCAGCACCACACCCTAAATCCACAACATTCAATTCGGGATTTACTTCCAAGTGATCTAAAACATCATACCTACTTCTTCTCTTAATCATGATTGTACCTCCATGATTGCATAATTAAATAAAGGATGCACAGTAGAATCTTTCTCATGGATTATTACCTCTGCATCTAAAACCTGCTTACATCTTTCTATGAAATCATGATGATCGGAATCATCTATAACTATAAAACTTTTTTCTGATAATTTATTTTGAAGATGTAAAAATGAAATACTTCTTCCGTTTCCATTTGGACCATCCAAAACAACTAAATCTATGTTCTCTGGTAAATCATCAGATGTAATATCATAAAAAGAGTTTTTAACCCTGAAGTTATTTTTTTCATATTGACAATTTACAAATTTTTCTTTGTTATATGTTTTTGTTTCAAACATTTCTTCAAAATTTTCGTCGTTGCATTTGGTTATTTCAACGATATTCAAATTTAAAAAATCATGCGTCTTGGGGTATGAATATTCTTCATTGTGATCGAAAGAATGAATAGAGTAATTTAGATTTTTCTCTTGTCTGAGATCTACAAAAAACTTAGTAGACTTACCAGAACCAAATTCTACTATTGTTTTGATACCATTCTCTATTATTATTTTTTCTAGATGTTTTAATTGTGATGAGTATAACCCCATTCCACCTAACCAATAACTTTCATAATTCATATCAATCTCCACAGGGAATAATCTTCATTCCCACCATTAAGTAAATCTACCCAAAATTTATCTTCTTTATTTACTCTATCATCTATCCAGTTTTTGGAATGGATAATTTTCTTTTTCTTTCCAATAAACCCTGCACATATACAATATGTAGACGGACTAGAGATGATATAATCACATTCACTTATGGTAGAAAAATCTTGAATGTAATTCGTTCTGTCTGGTGTATTCATACCGAATTTAATATTCTTTGATCTTTTCTCTAAACATTCTACCACGGATTGGTATGATTTCAAATTTTTATCGTCAGTAAATATATAAAATGTTTCTGCGGTAACTTCATCTATTGCGTTCAAATAATACTCTTCATCTAAAACCGCATCAGCATTCCATTGAAAAAAATCAGTTCCTCGAAAATGAATAGCAACTGAATTTTCCTCTACCTTTGGTTTTGTTTTCAATTCAAATATTGATCGTGTTGAAATAGAATTCCATTCAAAAAATTTCTCACCCAAGCAAAGACGTAATTCTTGATTCGCTATCTGAGAACCGTTTAGCATATCACCTTTGAAGAATTGAAACCCATCCCAAGGAACACAAGACCACGTTTCCCCTTCTTTCTCTGCTAGTTGTCGTAGATTGTTGTAATATAAAATTCTATTACCGAATCCACCACTCGTCATATTATTGATTGAAATCACGGATTTGTCTCCCAACCTTTATCAATCCAATAATCATAAAGAGACCATCGAAAGTCATCGTGGTTTGATTTTCTCCATGTTGCATGTTCATCTGAACCAAGATATGTTAAAGTGTCTCCCCAAACTTCAGGTCTGTCCATCGGTTGAGATGGGAAATAAGAATCTATATTTCCATGTATTTTGCAAGAGGCACAGAAATGAATATCTTCACCATTGTCATATGTGGGAGGATTTTCTTTCCACATATAATGAATCCACTCTGTCTTAAAGAACCAACAATGTCCAACTATATCACATTTAATATGCTCTGTGTTTCCGTCACCGCAGCCATATCCTGTTCGATTGTAATTTCTACAATTACCTCCTACAATGCAATTTTTCTCATCGCATAAATTCTTACAGTGTTCCAACCATTTTGGATTTGGAATTGTGTCGTCATCAAAAATAACAGTATATTCAGTATCGAATAGTAAAGGTAGAGTGAATCTTCCGTGGAATTTAAAATTAACATCCTTAGAATGAATATGATTGAATTTATATTTTTCTTTTAGGTATTCAATATCAACATGAGATTCATTTTGATAGACATAGATTTCATTTATATTTGCAGTTTGTTGTTGAATAGCCTTTAATTGTAATTCTAAATTATTTCTTTTCCAAACTGTTAGTATCACATTTATCATTTCATACTCCAATATTATTCTTTTCTAATATTTCCATAGTGGTATTAAACGAACCCTCAATGGAAGAATTCTTTTCAAACCAACGAATGCAATTATTCGACAAAGTTTCCCAGTCTTCTTTGGAACAATTGTTGACAAGTTCGATTGCTTCCTCTGGTGAATTCGCTTTCAGATAATGGACGTTCTCTTCAATTTGATTGTAGTGAGCAACAGAACACCCCGGAGTTATTATAGGAACAACTCCGAGTCCCATATACTCAATATCTCTTAAACATTTAGGTCCAACACCCGGTAAGCAAAGTCCGAATTTCATTTTAGATAATACTTTTAAATATTCAGCAGGTGAATATGCATCTCCGCCCGTAGTTAATATAAAAAAGTCACAACACTGTTTCCAATTTAAAGTTCTCATTGGAGTTGTCTTGCTCCCAACAAAACCCAATAAAACTTCTCTATCATCGTATGAAAGTCTGTTACTTATTTTAAAGTCTTCGTATAGTTTCGAATGTTTGGGCCAGAAAGACCAAGGACTTGATCTTTCCCCTTCTAGAATACTGTTTGCCCATAGAGAAAACTTCCAATTCTGATCTGGAGGTATTCTATCCAACAAAGCAAAATCATATAACATGATGTTACCAACTTCACCTATCCAACATTTTGCTTCTGGTAAATTTAGCACATCTGTATTAAAATTGTAAGTGGGAACCGGACAAGGTTTCACTTCACAAAAACCCCTCTCTTCCCAAGCATCAACCAAACCACGAAACGAATCAGTGTTGTGTTCACAGAAATATGGTTTTAATATAGTAATCTTATTTGGAATTTTCATATTCTTTAGTATCCACTCCGCTCAAAACTAAATTAACTAACTTATCAATTTCATCTTTATGATCCTGATATGGTCGAAGAGAATGTGAATCGTAATAATAATCATTCGGAACCAATGCTTCGTCGTATCCCCAATTAGGTCTATCTATTCTAAATCCATTCTGTCCACCATTACGTTTAATTAACACCACATCACCTACAGTGTGCATTCTTTCTATAACTTTTTTGCTTCCCCAATATTCATCTGCAAACCAATGATTTTTTCCTGCAAGATGTCCACCGGGATCATTACCCATATTCAATCCGAATAAAAATTTTATAGAGTCTTCCCAATTATCATGTAGATCTAAAACTTCTTTGTATTTGGAACCCTTTGCTATGTGATAGCAACTTGGTATTATTCCATATGTCTCTATACAGGGATTAATATGAACGTAAGAATTATCATCTATATCAGCAATAGTATCTACAAAGTATTTCTTGGATAATGGTAACATATCAATATCACTTATGATGTTTACTGAATCTGGTTTCTGTGAAGTGTACCAATACCTCACCCATAGATTTTGTAAATATAAAGGTATACCTTCTATGGGTTTCATTTTTACAACTTCCCCATAAGTATCATCTATGTTTATACTATGATCTTCGTCTATGTAAATTAACAATGGAGTTACATTGAATTTTAATTTCCATATTTTACTTACTATAGGCCAAAAATCCAAATACATTGGATTTGAATCGGAACTGTGTATTGCATAATCTATTTTCATTCTGATGGGTCCTTTTCTATTTCTTCGCTTGGATCAAGAAACGCATATCCAACATGTTGTCTTGGTCTGGGACTCGTTGGGAATGGAACTGTATTTTGTTTATCGGTATGTCTTAGCCAATCATCGTGGGCTAATACATCCTTTGCATGTATACCCGGACTACACAACATACTTAAAAAGTCTTGATCTTCCCATGTATAGCCGCTTACATGCCAATAATCTCTTCGCAACGCTCCCGATTGAGTTAACCATTCTGTCAAAGAAAATTTCTTCTTCTTTGGTTTACATCCCCACATTCCAGTTTGAAACAGCATATTATGTGCATCATGATCTCTCATAGAATGAAGGGTTTCTTCACTTTCTAACCATTCGTTTACTGCTTCTCTTTCTCTGAAGGTTAAACAAGAATCTGCATCACGAACAATGACAGCATCATAATTTTCATCATCAACTGCTAGACATCTCCAAATGACTCCATGAAATTCACTTTCAGTCATATCTATCGTTTCACAACCTTGATCTTTGAGAATATCGACTGTCTCTTCTGGGACTGTTTTATCGTAATAAAACCGAACGTCCCATCCGGGATAATACTTATCTGCAAGAGGTTTGTTCTTGATACAATTTTTGGTGTATCTCGGATCATCTCCATATAAACTAAATGAAATTAATCCCTTCATTCCGATGGATCCCTATCTGATTGTTCGTTTGGATCTAAAAACGCATATCCAACATGTTGCCTAGGTCTAGGATTTGTTGGAAACGGAAGAGTTCTCTGTCTATCTGTGTGTCTCAACCAATCATCGTGTGCAAGTACATCATTGATATGTGAATCTTCGCTCGATAAAAGTATACCTAAAAATAACTGATCTTCCCAAGTGACTCCACTAACATGTTCATATTTTCCTTTCTTTAGTGGTTCTGCTATACCCAACCACTCTTCCATAGAAAATTTTCTCTTCTTTGGTTTACATCCCCACATTCCAGTTTGAAACAGCATAGTGTGTTGTTCTGCATCTCTCATAGAATGTAAAGTCTCCTCATTATTCAACCATTCCTTTACCGCTTGTGATTCTCTATAGTTCAGGCGGGAATCTACATCACGAACAATGACAGCATCATAATTTTCATCATCAACTGCGAGACATCTCCAAAGAACACCATGAATATCACTCTCTGTCATATCAACTAATTCACATTTCTGTTCTTGTAATATAGATAAAGTCTGAGAAGGAACTGTGTCATCATGATAAAATCTAAGAACCCAACCCGGATAATACTTATCTGCTAAAGGTTTGTTCTTTATGCAATTTTCTGTGTATCTCGGATCATCTCCATATAAACTAAATGAGATCAATCCTCTCATTGTTCTTTTACCTCATTAATATAATGACATATCAATTCCCAAAGAATATCATCTGAAAGTTTCATTGTTCGTACTCTTTCAAAATTATCTTTAATCGCTTCCATTTTACTTTCATATAGTTCTCCAGTCAAGTCATTAATATCAAAAGATTCATCAAGAAGAATTATACCATCTGTATTGAAATAGTCTCCAATGTTTGGACATCCCCAGTAAACTGGTATTGTTCCATTTACGAAACAGTCCGTTATTTTTTCAGTGAAGTAATGTCTATATGAAGCATTTTCAATTGTTATTGAAAATCTATAATCTTTTAATGCTTCGCTCTTTGGTGGATGAGAAGCAGAAGCGTATCCAGCAGTTCCTATTTTAGAAGATCCACCAACACCTCCATAAACATCAATTTCATTCTTAAGTTTCTCTGCCCATTGATGTCTCAACCTATGTCCATTCGTCATCAACTTTGGAGACGCCAATAAAGAACACATTTTAGTTTTTTCATGTATACCATAATCCTCTGCTGGTGTCCAAGGAAGATTGCTTCCAGATAATGCAAATCGGAATCTAGGATCTAGTCCTAATAAATCCTCATCGCATGTGAAGATTGCATCAAAGTGTTGGAAATATTTTTCATAATCAACACGCAATGATTGGTATATTTCTTTGACTATCTCTTTGGATTCACACAACCAACCAAATCTATGAGTTCCATCTTTTCTTTCGTGTAAAGGACCTCCACGCATACCATTGTCAATGAAAACTTCAATGTCAGAATATCCTTCTGTCCAATGAAAGAAACGAGGTTTCAGTTTACCAGATGATGATCCATCTTGTAAACTAAATGGTGGATAAAATACTTTAATCTTATTGCACTCATTTTCTCCATAACTTAAACCTATACTCACCTTTGTTACATCATTTTCGACTGCACACATTGAGGGGGGGAATAAAGTAAATGATGCATTTGGTTTATTTTCCTTTGCAGAAAGAATTAATTGTTCATGATCACCCAAAGTATATTTTCCAGATATGGCATCTTTTATTTTACTTTCACACCGATCAATCCATGATTGTAGAAATTCTTTACTCTTATCAGAGGTATCAAAATACAACAAAGCACTATGTGGGGTTTTTAAATCATGTTCTCGTATAACACAACCCACATCTGTTTCTACTTCATCAAACTCTATTGGTATTTCATTAATAGTGCAATCAATATCAATCCACAAAAGGGGTTCATCTAATTCATTTAGCATATCAAGAATGAATTGAGGTTTTCCTAAACAATTTAACATATAATGTTCTTTGCTTGGAATTTCTCTTATATCATAAATAGCACCCAACTCATCTAGTCGGGTTTTAATCTTTTCTGCACAAGAAGAATAATATTTTCCACCGTCACGATCACAATAAAAACTAATGAACTTTGTTTTCATAATTATTTCCCGGAGACTGCCATTCGATTTTATCTTCCGACAGTCCCATCTTTCTTAGGTTTTCTTTTTTGGATTCTGCATCTGCAAGTCCCATTGTAATGATTGTATTTTCGTTCGTGTGTCCCGGCCAGATGCAATATTCCGGTCCGACGAAACCTACATTTATAAGATTTAAATAACCAGCAACCACACCAAATAGTGGTTCGTGATCAAAATCATTTGTATTTTCTTTTTTGATTTTTTTTGTGGTTTCAATCCATGTGTTTAAAAACTTTCTAGCATTATCATTATTGTTAAAATAAATTGGAGATGCTTTCATTCCAGATAGCATACCATTTGCAGTTGATAACACTACATCGGATTTATCTTCAAATTCATCAAATGCATCTAATGATTTATGAACCAATGAATCAACATCCAACCATAAAATTGGCTGTTGCTTTTCATCTAAAATATCTAAAATATACTGTGGTTTACTTAAACAGTTATCTTGGTATGATCCCAATGACTTTTTTTCTTGTATGTCGTAAGGCATATCAAGAGACGTACATCTCTCAATTAATCTATTCCCATGATCGCTGTAATATGTTTTATCTTCTATATCACTATAGAAACTCACAATTAATGTTTTCATCATTTAATCCTAAATAATATGTTTATATAAATCGCTCAAAACATACCAATCTTCCCAATGAACTTGAACAAATTTTTCATATCCTTTTGATTGTAGGAAATTTTGAATTTCTTCTTTTTGGATTTCATTATCATTATGTTCTATAGTAAAAGCACCAATAGTGAAAGATGAAAAATCAATCCCCTTCAATACTTCAAGTTCTGAACCTTCCGTGTCAATAGAAATATATTCAATGAAAAGAGGTGCGTTATTTTCTCTCAAAACTTGATCAAGTGTTACTGTAGTCAGAGTGATAGTCTTTTCATAATCAACATTACCATCTCCATTAGGATAATCTTTTTTCTCTGTGTACATTTCAATACCACTATAGCAAGACTGAACTAGAAAGGAAACTTCTTCTCCGCTCTTTGACGAAATACAAGAATCCAAAACAATACAATCTCTATTTTTCCTTAACTCTTCGGTATCATTTGGATTTGCATCAATACAAATACCACCCCAATCATATCCTTTTTCTAAAAGATAAGTATTACTCAGATTTGTTCCGGTAGTTGAACCAACCTCAACGAAATATCCTTCTCTCTTTTCTCCGTACAAAAGAAGAATCCATATATCTTGATTTAGTTGACTCTTTTTAAATCTTGTATCTATTTTCATAATATAAAATATTCTCTAATTTCTTTTTCCAATATGGTATTTGGGAATCAATTCCCAATCATTCTTTTCCTTGTGCGGGATTATCTTTAATTTTGCCACACTTGCTTGAGGTTCTGCATACTCTTCTGGATCTGGAACCGTAAGAAGTCCCCACTCCACAAGCAGTTTAACTATGGTATTTCTCCTAGCAATATCACCATCAGACAACGTACTTTCAAGTCCATCTAAAATAAACAATTCTTTAAAATGCATAATAGCATATCTTCCACGCTTGTGTAAGATATGGCAGGATTGATATAATTTCTTTTCTTGTCGTGACGAAACCCCAATTCGAGTCAATGTTTCACGAACTTTCAAAAAATCATCATCATCCTTCAACTCGATTTCTACACCGAGTCCATCAAAAATATCTTCAATTTCTTCCATTTATAAATTCCTTCAAATGTCCATTATTAACATCAATATTTAGGAGTTGTTACTTTTTGCCACCTTTAAACATTGATTCACGCATATCTTCGATGTTGGAATCTGAAATGAGATCTTCTACTTCTTTTGCTTTTTGATTTGAATAACCAAAATACTCTTTGATTGTGTCAATTTTTTCCGACTCTTCTTGTTTAAGCCATTTACTAAATCTCTTTCTCTTCCTTATCGAAGCAAGATAATAATCATATTGCATCTTCTTATCTATATGACAATTCTCATTGATGATATTAGAATGAATAATTGTATCGGGAAAATAAGAAAGACACCTATTCACCACAAAGGGTGTATATTGCTTCTCTACTAATTCATCCTCTGTGTCTAGAAGATTTTCCTTAGTGTAATTAATAGAATTTAAATAATCAGTTAGTTTCATCACGATCTACCACTAGAATATTATCAGCAGTCACCATGTCAAGTGTTATATCATCAGTTTTATAATATGCTCCCTGATTGGATCCCAACTTCCAATATACCATATCTCCCGGAATAATATCTTCCTTTACTTCATTTCCTACTGAATGGACTCTACTCCAAACATGCATTCCGGGAGAAAGTTGATTATCTGTATAAATGATACCTGCTTCTGATTCTTTTTCTTCTTTGATTGTTGTTTCAACAGCAACCCAGTTACCAATTGGTTTAAATTTTTCTGTCATTTGAATTCACATCCCATCATAAGTTCGACGATACACGCCACTAAATTAATTTCCTGATCTGCAACAAACGCAGACTTATATTGATACTCAGCAATAATCAAAACCGCTTGAGGAATTGAGGAAGGTGTTAGATTCTCGTAAAAGGAATCATACATCTTTCTCATCAAATCACTTGGTGCATTGTCTAGATTTTCCACCACCCATTTTCTAGCGGAAGTGAAATCTTTATTTTTCATAAACTCAACTAAGTCCTTTACCTGAACATTTCCAACATCAGATAAAATTCCAATATCAATAGTTCCTGCAACCGAATATCTCTGAACTTCATTGATCACTCTTCTGAAGTCCGGGAAGTGCTTCATAATCAATTGTGCAAGCACTTTTTCTTCGTATGGGATACTCTCCTCATTCAAAATGAACTTGAGTCTCTCCATAAAGTTTGCAGCAAGTTTTGGTTTCTCGCTGTTGGGAATATTGAAACTTATATTCGTACATCGAGAATGAATAGGCTCAATGATTCGATTCTTAAAATTACAAGTTAAAATAAACCTACAGTTATTTGAAAACTCCTCAATGAATCCACGAAGAGCAGGCTGCATACTCTGAGCGTTTGAATAATCAAACTCATCGAGAATTACAATTTTCTTACCACCAGAGATTGAGACTGTACTTGCGAAATTACGAATCTTTGTTCGTAGTGTGTCAATGTTTCCATCTTCTGAACAGTTGATCATAATATAATCAGAATTTAATTCGTTGCAAAGTGCCTTTGCAATCGTGGTTTTACCACAACCTGCACTTCCCGAGAGAAGCAAGTTTTGAGATTCTCCAGAACTCACGATGTCCGAAAATGATTTCTTAATTGACTCTGGTAATATACAATCTTCTATCGTTGATGGACGATACTTTTCTACCCACAGGTAATTTTCCATGATTTAATTCAGTCCCTATAGTAAGAGTCTGACTCCAAAGCAATCCAGTATGTTAGATCCAAATTCTTATTTTTGAATTGACTAATTACCTTATCACTAATTGAAACATCGTAGTCTCCCGGTAACAACTTTAGATTCTCTGCTTTGAAGTAGAAACAAAAGTCATTATCACTCGTTGGAAGATCCCCCAACTCGATAGAATAATTATTTGTAGTCACATCAGACTTATCCATCACATCAATCACCAATGAATCCCCTTCACTATGAACGGAAATATCGGATACTTGAAGAACAGACGAAGCCTTTTGAAGATCAATGAAATCATTATTCTTCCATTCAAAATCAACAACACTCTCCGGCATATTGATTTTCTTGGTAGGGGAAGTCAGAAGTCTAGGATCACTGTAATAATATCGAACACTATTACCCTTTCCTGATTCACTGATTACCATGTGATTATCTTCAAACATGAAATTAGGAGAGTCGAAAAGAGACACGACACCTAAAAACTTGTTCAAATCCCAAAGTCCAAATTCTACGTCAAAGGTTTCCTCCACAGTTGCTTCAGCCATTACATTCTTAACTGGGGAAATTGTTGAAATTGTATTTCCCGGTTGAATGAGAATGTTCGAATTGATTGTGGAAAAATTCTTAAGAATCTCCAACGTCTTCTTAGATAGAGTTACTTCACTCATTGTTGCTTCCATTATATAATCCTTGTTTAATTAATATCATAGTGATCGGCATAATCATCCCAATCAAAATCACCATCAGCAATGCTTTTAAGGTTTAACTTATCATTCCTTCGTTTTGATTTTCTTTTTTCTTTTTTGAGTCCTCTGTCCTTTTTCAACTCAAAATCACTTTGAAAATCAGTTTCCTTTTGATCATTTTTATTATTATTAGTTTCCATGAAAAATCTCCAACAATCTCCTTTTAAAAATCCTCAATGTAATTTATTAAATTTTTAAGACGATACTGTATGAAATATGGCAGAATCTTAGATTTATTTCCTTTTGGTTCTTTTTTGAACTGATGAGTTATATCTTCAACTATGTTATCAGGAATATAATTCAAATCAATCAATACTTTATTTCTTTCCCAATTAGGATATTCATCTAAATAAGATCCTTGCTCTATACTAGAATTAATCGCCTCTAGTTTCTTCTTTGTGACACTTTTTTGTCTCTTGTTTTCATTAACGAAAGAATCATCATCGGATAATATGTTTGGAATACCATCCGATGAATCTCCTCTAATTATATGTTCAATGAGAAAAGATTTAGGATTTTCACATTCTAAAAATTTCTTCTTGAGGGGACTGTATTGTTTAATATTCGGAAAAATTTGCAACTGTTGAAAATCTTTATCGTCCGAAACTATAACAATATCTTCCTTATGATAATTTTCCTTGCATAAAGATGCAATTATATCATCTGCTTCTGCACCCTCTACTCGAATACTTTTGTATGGGAAAATCTCCTCTATTTCCGTTCTAATTCTTTCCATTATTGAATGAATTTCATCCCAATCCAGATCAGATTCTTTTCTTTTCTTTCTTCTATTTGCTTTATATTGTGGAAAGAATTTCTTTCTCCAAGACTTTCCACCTTCATTGCAAATAACAAATTCACCATAAGAATTAAACTTTTTTCTGTACATTCTGTATGTGTTGAGAATTAGATGACGAAGTAAATCTTCATCGACTTTGTTTGAATTATTATTTAGTATCTGAAATAGATTTGATATTATTATTTGATTGTTGTCAATTAAAATCATTGTAATTAAATTTCCACCCATTGATTGCTTGTTCCAGCATCAATATATGTATAAAGTTTACCAGACGAAGTATCGAACCACTTATCTCCCACTTGGGGGGTTGAATGTGGATTCGTACCAGAAGTATATTTTACACTATAAGCAAGTTCCTCCCAAAACTCAGTTTGTGTTGGAAGTTCTCCTGTGCTATCTTTTTTTGCTTCGAAAGATCTTCCTTTATAGCGAACAATATCACCTTCATGATAAGAAGATGGAAGTCCTTCTGGAGTATATGCTTTATAGTTACTTTTCATATTACTATTTATTATTTTTCATTTTATCGAAGACAGACTGAGTGGAACCAACTTTACCAATCTTCTTTTTTCTTGTCTTCTTTTTGGGTTTTCTTGAAACAGCATCATTGAAAATTTTAACATGAGTATCAGCGTGTTGTCTCATCCACTCCCTGTCTTCTTTATTTCTATTTGATTGTCGAAAGAAAACCTTTTCAACAATAAATTCATATTTGGATTCCTTATCCCAATATACCTGAACACGAAGATCTTTCCCTCTCTCAAAAGAAGGATATTCCAATCTAGGTGCAAGTTTATAAACACGAACAGACAGTTTAGGACATATCATTTCAAGTGCTGTTTTCAAATATTGTTCGTAGGACATATTTGATTTGGGACTAATTCCACTTGACCATTTTTTTTCTTTTTTAATCATGGTTTCCTGAAAACGAATATGGGTTCATACTTCATGTATTTACCGTTTACTTGACAGAAATTTTTACATTTAGGCTTCCCGTCTTCACCTACTCTATTTTGTCCGGGCATTCCCTCTAATGCCATCTTCAATGTGTATTCATATATCATACCTAAAGATTTGAGAATGTCAATACTGTCCTGTTCTATTGGTAGATATTTCCCACTCACTAATACATCTGCCACATTCCATAATAGATACCTATCCTTTCCTAACCACTTCACACATGTCTCTAATGTTGGTCGGAGGAATCCGTCTCGCCATGATTCATACGACGAGCCATACTTCTTGTAAGATTGGTTCTCGTCCTCCGAATATGCCTCTCTGTTGAAGTAAGGTGGTGAAGTAAAAATGAGATCCGTGCTTCCTCGATACTGCTGGAAATCTGGGTGTTTACCAATTTCTTCTGAGCCTTCTTGGAATTGGTGGAAAGTATTCGTTTCGGAAAAGAATGGATTTCCACGATAAGTCTTGGTATTGTAAAAATCAGCGAGAGACTCATACTTGCTGCCATTACCATCGTCGAGAAAATTATCAGGATTAGGGTCAGTCCCAACATAGTGAATCCGGCGATCATCCCGACAACCCATAGCACCAAGTATGCGACCACCCCACCCACTAGACGGATCATATATGACAATGCGTTCTTGGTCTTTGATGTGTTCTGTGAATCTTTCATAAAGATACTTCGATGTCATTGGTGGGAAATTCACTGCGGGTTGAATATACCCAATTCTAAATGATTTAAATCCCGCTGGGAAAACTTTTCTTCCCTTCTTATATATGCGAATTGCGTAAACTTTATCATCCGGCATATCACCAATATCAAAAGTAGAGTGGTGTCGGTATGACATCTTTTCTCTCCACTTCTCTACCTGTTCCTTCGTGAGTTGCAGAACATCATCCTGCTCTAACTGAAAGTAACCGGAGTTTGCACCTTCACGAATCTTAATTTGTTCAAGAAGAAAATCATGTCCTTTGAAGATTGATGGATTGTTGAAGAATGTTTCCATCCATTCATCTCCACTGTTAACAGAAACAATTGCATACTTTTTGCTTCTCTTGATTGCGGACAGTGCATGTGTATAAAATGAATCACGACGAAGGTGACGCATTGCTCCTTTTATAACTCTCTCAAGTTTATCATCGTCTGCAACCAAATCATAGATGGAGTATCCATTATCCTTTTCAGTGTAGTTGATTCTCGTCTTAAACATATTTGAGAACCACTGATCCACCTCTACTCCCATACGAGACTTGTTGATGATTACATCGTCTTCCATATCGGATAGTTCATCTGTATGTGTAAACTGATGAACGGGATACTCTGCAATCTTATTGAATGCGTCAATGATTTCATCTTCGTTCTTACCTGTTCGTGGAGGACAACCATAGGTGTCCCATGCATCCTTGACTACCTTACGCATTTCAATCACCCACTCACGAAACTCGTCGGGTGTCATCTCAAGTAAGTCTTCAAAGTTACAATTCACATGTGAGTTTATCACATGTTCATTGCGTTCATAGTACGGCTTCAACATTAATTTCTGATTCAAATTCATCATATGAAATACACTTTACATTTGTCAAATCATTCCACTCTTCTGGATTCTCTTTGCAATCATCCACCCTTCGATATGAAACATTAGGATTATTTTTCATAACAAATTTAATTTCATCAATCCATTTTGAAATGCTATGCATTTCTGATTCTGATGAAGAATATGCGTTAGTATCTTTATAGATGTTATTATTTTTTCCATCTTCAGTTTTTCTAAGATCAAACCCCAAAAGATAAACCAAACCATCACTCTCTGATGCAATATTGATTGCATTGCTTCCTGTATCAAATGGATGTTTGTTTATTATTGGTTTTATTTTTTCTTCTGAAGTCCATATAATGTATGTCACATCAAATCCACCAGAACCTTGTCCTATTACAGTAAATCCTTTTGCAGATTCCTTTTCACCTATATGAATTACTGGTCCCATGCTCTCTTCAAATATTTCATACATTTCCGAAGGAATAATGTCCCAATCGGTAAAACAACATTCATTTTCTAAACAATATTTTTCTTGGATAATTTCAAGGATAATATCCTGATCGGTTGCAACAAGAATGTCTGGTGTAAAATCTCTATAAAGAGCATTACACCCATATATTTTACCTTTTCCCCGAAGAGATTCTAAATCAAAATCTTTTCTGCTTTCGCCGTTTCCTATAATAAATGTATTCATTTCATAGTCCTTTCCCTTAGTCTTTTGTGAAATTGTTCTTTGGTTTCAAAAATTGGAACATTACCCATCAATATTTTCTTTACATGAATAACTTCAATTGCGGTGCATATGAAACAAACAAGAACTGCAATTATAGCAAGATACTTTGGGAATCCCATAAGCAAATCCATCACAATCAGAACCGCTGCACAAACATTCTGTGCGGTTATCATACCCAACATAGTGTAACCAAACTGCGCCTTCGATTCATTGGATAGATCTAAAATTGTACCGCAAGCAAATTTATAACACGCATACGTTATAAGAGGAATTCCAATTATAGCAAACATCATTTTATCCTACTGAAGTTATTCTTCTTTTCAAAGACGATATGATTCTGGAACTTGTCCGTCATCGTATCAGACTTATGACTTATTACAAATATATTAGCACGGCTTCCGAAGGATGTCAAGAGTTTTAAGAACTCTTCAGTGCCAACTGCATCGAGACTTGAATCGAATACCTCATCAAGAATCAATAGGTTACAGTTTACACTGTTCTTCAGTCGTGCAATCTCACGCCATGCAAGAAGCAAAGATAGGTCGATACGCAATCGTTCACCCTCGCTGAAACTGTGGTAGGAAAACTCATCACGATGGCGACTCTTGATTGTCTCATTAAAGTTTTCATCAAGATTAAACTGACAGAAGAAGTCCATATCAGAAAGATACTTGTTGATTAACTTGTTCATAATTGGCAAGTAATGCTTAATAATCTTTGCTTTGATTCCACTGTCCTTTAAAAGAGTAGAAGCAATAGCAAGATAATGTTTGTCTTCGACAAGTTCTTTTCTTCTTTCAACATGATTCTTTCCTTCACCAATCAACTGGTTGAGTTCGTCCTTTGTTTCTTGGACTTCCGTTCCTTCAACTAAGACAGACTCAATACTCTTTTGCATCTTATCAATGTATTGAGAAGATGCACTAATTTCACTTTGCTTTTTTGTTATTTGTTTTTCTATATTCTGTATAGAATCAAGAATAGCGTTGATGTCTCCCATTCTTTTCTCTGTGTATTCTATACTTTCTGAGAGAGAATTGAGTTGGTTTTCAATAGATTCCTGTTCTTTCTCTTTTTCTTCAAACACACAATCTTTATGGTGCTGTTGAATATCCTGCTTACATGAAGGACATGTATCATTCTCTTGATAAAACTTTATATTCTTTTGTATTGTTTTTATCTTATTCTTTAATTCTTTTTCATTCGACTCCATCCTCAACAAAGACTTTGGAATCGTATCTTTATCATTGATTTGAGACATCATATTGTCAATACTACGTTGTTGGTTTTGAATATCTTCTTGAAGTTCCTCTATTTGCTTACGAGACTCTTCAATTTCCTTTTGATATTCATCGACAGAATCGTTTGATTTCTTCTCAAGTGTTTGAATCAACTTCTGTTTATCTTCAACTTTACTTTTCGCAATTTCAATCTTCGTGTCCATATCTTTGATATATTCTTTTGCAACCTGAAGTCTTGCACGAACCAAAGTGTTCATCACAGAGAATACATCAATGTCCAATAGATTCTCAACGACTGCTCTTCTGTCTGCTGCACTCAATTGCATAAACGGAACATAGTTCGATGAACCAAGAATCACAACCTGACAGAATGATTTGTAAGTCATCTTCAGAATCTGTTCCTCAAGAATCTTCTGATAGTCTTTTGCTTTTGCATCCTGATCTAGTAGTTCGCCGTTCTTGTATATCTCAAACTTCTTTGGTTTCAGACTACGAAATACACGATACTCTTCATTGCCAATTGTAAATGTTATCTCGACTTCGCAATTCTTTTCGTTGATTGAATTGGGGAGTTGAGGAATATTGATTCCACGGAACGACTTTCCAAACAAAGCAAATGTCAAAGCATCAAGCATTGTTGACTTTCCTGCACCGTTCTCACCAGAGATGAGTGTGTTGTGGTGTCTCGTCAAGTCAACGGTTGTCTTGTAGTTGCCAGTTGAAAGAAAATTCTTCCAACTCAATGTTTGGAATAGTATCAAACTAACGCCTCCTCATACCAACTTGGAGTCTCTGCATTCTTCCATTCTGCGAACCCGGTTTTCTCTCCAAGATAATATGCACGGTATGCTTTCACCGCATCTTCATTCTTATATTCATCAGGCATTGCTTGTGCAAATGGAGTCATAGAATCTGCTTCTTTGATGTTTGCAGGTTTACGATAACGCATATAAGAAATCATATCTTCTGCTTTGTGAGTCTTTTTATATCGACGAGTATATTCTTTACACAACGAGTATCCGTGTTCCGCTAACCAGTAGTAGTTTTTCTGGTTTTCCATTGCCCACTGGGTGCATGGATGTCCCACAAAAGAGGCTTTGTATAGCATCTCCTCGAATAACTCGTATGGAAGTTTCCATCTTTTAATACGACGATTGTTCGCAGACAATTCTGTATATTCCTCACCGTCCAGAACACGCCATACGGTTGAGAGCATCTGTCCTGACTCTACAATCATTTTTACTACATGCTTATCACACATCATTCTAGCAGCAGTATCTGGATCATTATCTAAAACAAAAATATTCACAGTGACAAACTCTCCATGTATAAATCTTTGATGAGTTTCTTCATACGAGGCTTATCGTCCACCTCTTCAATTGCGTCTATTTCATTATTGATTAGTGTAACAGTATCTTGTGCTAAGTCAACTATTTCTTCTTTAGTCCACTCAGAATCAATAATATCTTCTACGATTGTGATCTTTGCCACTCCCGCTTCATATAATTTGTCCATGAAGCGATCAAAACTATAGGGATGTTTTTTGTTCTCCACGAACAATTTAATATATGAATCCTTCAGGTGCGTTGGTAAAGAATCCATTTCAACAGGACCATCTGTGTCATCATATGTGAGAGTATGAAACATCTTGAGAGGATTCTCAATAAATTCAACCTCCCGTGTCTCTGTGTCGAGAACATGGAAACCTTTTGTTTCGTTTAGATCAGCGAAGGTGATTTGATATTGTGTTCCGAGATAATATACATTTCCTTCTTCCTGTCTACAATGAAAATGTCCCGACAACACCTTTTCGTATCTATCGAATATTTCAGGATTCATCCCACCATCAAACTTGACACCACGCATCACATCATATCCTCGAAGTTCAAGATGTCCAATGAGAACAGGCGCTGGTGCAGTCTTAATAAATTCAACTGATTCGTCATAGTTCTCTTTGTTTACCCAAGGAAGAAGTGCGATGTCTAAACCACCCATATTAATCACCTCTGGTGTTTCATATAACTTTAAATCATTATTAAACAACTCACGAAGAGAATTTACCATATTAGTATTTCGATAATACACATCATGGTTTCCAAGAATACAATGCAACTCGATTCCTTGATCATGAACGTGATCTAGAAATCTTGTCCTTACTTGATTTAAAATATTGAAGTTTACAAACTTTCTTCGATCCATGAAGTCGCCTGCATGGATGATTGTTTTTATGTTGTTTTTCTTTATATAAGGAAAGAACACCTCATCAAAAAACTTCATGAAGTAATCAAAGAATAGTTGAGAGTCCCCTCTTGCTCCGAAGTGGGTATCATTTATTAATGCAATTCGCATAATTAATCATCCATGAATTCGTCAAGAACACCCTTTTGTGTTTTCTTTTTCTTCTTGGTAGTTTTCTTTTTCTTCTTCTTCTTTTTTGGTTTAAATTTATCTAAATCTGAATCTGTTAAATTGAAATGATCCCTTAAAGCAGAATCAAAGGTTTTATTGGAATCCTTTTCAAAGTAATTTTCTTTAAACCACCTTTTAATATTATCATCTTCAGACATCTCTGTGAGTCTGTATTTAATATATGATTGTTTCTTTTCTTTTTCAATTCTTCTTAAAAAAGCATAGTATATGATTTGAGTAAAATATGAAAAAGGATTCTTGGATTTCTCTGGATCGAAATTATGAGCATACATCAAACAATTCTCAATACCATCTGATATCATCTCTTCTCTATATGGATAGTTGATAAAATTAGGTCTGTATGAAAGATGTTCTGCGATATCCATAAAACATTTTCCAATATAATCAGTAACAGGGGGTTTATCTTCTCCGCTGTCTTCTGCTTCAATTACTTCTTTTTTCCATTCAGACATTGCTTGGAAAAACTCTTTATTATCAATATAATTGTTTGTTGCTTTTTTTTCTTTTTCACTCACATATAAAGTCCTTGTGTTATATCGTAGTATAACAGTTTTTTTTGTTTTTGAAAGAAAGATGTTGACAATTCTTCAAATCTATTTTACAATCATCTGTGCCAACAGACAAAGGATACATCTTATTCTTCTTCATCATCATTGAAGTAATCATCAAGATCTACTGGCCAGTCTGTCCAGCGATTTCCAAAATTGGGGTTGTCTTTTTCGTTTCCGGTGTACGGAGTATTTTTACCTTTAAGGTAATTCATCAACTCCAAGACATCCATCTTATCAACGATCCCATCTTCCACTAAAGTTAAAAGAACTTCGGGTGGGAAAAATAATGTCATGGAAACAAAATTTTTCATCATACCTTCTTCTTTTTCTTCCTCAGAATCAAAATCTTGAAGAGGATCAAAACCTTCTTCTAAATCTTCATCGTTTAGATTTACTGGTTCTTGACTTCCATCTTTTAAATTCTTGTTTAATTTGTTAAACAATTCAATCATTTTCAATTCTTCTTCAAGTCTTGGATCAGAACTTTTATTTGGATTCATGTTATACTTATTAATCTTCGTTGGCGTCGGAAAAACATCTTGCTTTTCTTTTTCTATCTCATAAAGATCAATTGCTTCTTCTGCTGGTGTTAAAAAAGACGCAACATGATCCTTTGGAATTTTAGTCTGTATTTCGTTTGTGAACGACAACCAATCTTTAAGAACGGTAACTTCTTTCTGGTGTCCAAATCCATCATAAACACTCATTGTCTTAAAAATCATTGGTCTTTCGAGAACGTATTTATTACCACTCTGTCCTTTAATTGCAGTTATTAACTGTTCTCCGCTTCTCAACTTTAGAATTCGATATGAATCATTCTTACCCATATTACTCCCCTATAGTCGTATATTTGTCGTTTTAAACTTAAACTTCTCATTAGTATATATCTTTATTCTTTCATTCATATGCTTGAATGTGTGGTTAACATATTTCTTATAACACAAATCATCACATATATCATATAATTTTACTTTTTCTTTTTCAGTAGATTTTCTCAATCCTCTACCAATCGACTGCAAAACACGAATCACAGATTTAGAAGGAGAAGCAAAAATAATGTTATGAATATTACGAATGTTAATTCCTGTAGAACAAGTTCCATAAGAAGCAACAAGTATTGCATCTTTCTCAGAATCTACAATCTTTCTTATTTCTTCTCTCAATCCCACTTCGGTTCCTCCGTGTATTAGAAACACTTTTCTATCTGGACATGTTTTTTTTATAAGTTCGTATAGTGGTTTTCCATGAGAGTCAACATAATTAAAAAGAAGTAGAGTATTTCCATTTATATTTCCACATAGATTGGAAATAAATTCGTTTCTTTTTTGATTCTCCACAATCCATTTGATTTCTTCTTGATATGTTACTCGTTTCACTTCCTGAACATCATTCATTTTATATTTTAAAAGTAAACAACTAATTTCTAAGTCCGATAGAACATCACTGTCCATTAGTTCCTTTGTTGTAGTAACATTATACACTTTGCCGAACAAACCTTCAATTACTAATTTATGAGTTTGTGTTCCGTCTAATGTTCCTGTAGTACCAATTCTATACGGACAATCTTTCAATTTAGTCATGAGAGTTGTTAGAGATTTAGACTTAAAGAAATGACATTCATCTCCAAAAGCAGCACCAAAGGAATCAAAATATTCATCCTTCATTTTGTATATTGATTGCCATGTTGATATTACTATTCTTTTGTTCGTTACTTTATCCTGTCCTGAAAATATCACATGACATTCCTTTTCTATATCCCAGTTGTCCTTCGAAGAATAATCTTTAAAGTCATTATACATCTGTGATACAAGTCCTGTTGTTGGGACAATGATTAATATTTTTTTCTCTGGTGAAAGAAGTTTATCATATAAACGAACGAGAGAATATATGATCATAGATTTCCCACTTCCGGTGGGAGATAGAAGCAGACACCTTTCATTATTTACTGCATGTTCAATTGCTTTAATTTGATAATCGTATGGTTTTATTTTATTACCATGAGCATGTAAATATAATGAATCAATAAATTGTTGTATTTGAGAAGATGGTATTTTACTTGGAGATGAACTAGAGTCTGCTATCGTGTAGTTTCTATCTTGTGCAAATTTGTGAACGTAATCTACCAATCCTCTATAGAGGGTTCTTGTATAAAGATTGAATAATCTTATTTGTCCATCCCACATCTTATTTCGGTATGCAGGAGTATATTGATGATTTGGTACAGTAAAGGTAAAGAAGTCGGAAAGTTCCTTTGCAATTCCCTTTTCCGAGTCTATTCTAATATAAACAGAATCTATTGGTGTTATACTTAAATCTGTCATATACCCTGTGTAAACTTAATCCAGTCAATTGCGGAACGAATGTACCATTGTCGGTTGTTTATTATCTTTATGATATTTTCTAGATAGTTTACCTTTTCCTTTTGTAAAGTAACTCTATGTTGTAGAAGAATCATATCTTCATCAGAAGTTAAAAATTTATCAATATCTGTTTTGAGAATATTCAAATCGAATGGTTCCCAACCATATGTATCCAATTCTTCTTTACTCAGTTTTCCTGTATAGTATAGCCACTTATTCTTTTTTAGAATTGCAAGATCACTTTCCATTTTTTGTAGAATAAGTTTTTCATCTGTAAACATTATAAGATATTTATTGTGAATTTGAGGAGTCTTAAGAGACTCGACATCCAATTGTGTTTCATCAATCTTCAGATCAATAGAAGATATTTTTCGTATTTCATCTAGTGTCATTGTATAATGCTCCTTGTCTAGATTATACAACGAATATATTAAAAGTCAATTTCTACATATTTTCTATTTCATAATAAGTAAATGCAAACGAAGCAGATGCTATTACTGGTTCTGTTTCTGGTAAAGTTACATCAAAATCAATACCACTTAATGAAACAGGGAATGCTTGACGTATCTTAATTACTTTTTTCTCTTTGTATGCACTGTTTAAAACTGTAATTCTTGCATCAGAATATTTGTCATGATGAGGTGTAACATGTTTTGTTATATCATCTAAATTACCTATAGATCTCATCCATTCATAAATTTCTATCCAGTTTTTCATATCTTCATCAACAATGAATGATACGGTCAAATCTTCAAAGTCATATCTACCACCGGGAACTTTTCCAACAACACCAAAGGCAGTTCCTTGCTCTGCTCTAGTGAAAGATATAGAAGGAAGATTTACTCTCTGACAGAAATATGTAACCGTTGGGAGTCTTGTAAATTCAAACTTAAAGTAATTGCTTGCAAGATAATTATTCGTGTCCGGTTGTCTTGGATTGGACACTCGATATATGTCAGGTATTCCCGCTGTTGATCCGGTGACGCCGATTGCCATGAAAATACTCCTTATGGTATACTATATTTATATAAAAAAAGAGGGGAGTCCGAAGACTCCCCTCTCTCTTAGATCACTTTAGGTGTCAGTTATCAGTGTAACTGTCCACCAGTGTTACCGTGGATATTGGTAACTGCGAATAATCTGTAGTACAGGTTATTGGCATCACCAAGAAGTCCATCTCCGGCTGCTGAACCCTTTGCGAATGGGTTTGCAACCATTCCGTAACGAGTCTTGAAGCCAATCTTAGGCTGGAAGGTGTCCTCACCAACCGCACGCACCATCTGGAGTGGGACGTATGGGCAGTAGAAAATACCAGCATCATAAGGATTGCTACCTCTATAACCTACAGTTACAAAGTTTACGTCAGCGTTAGCATAAGGATCAATGTAAACCTTCATCTTACCGTTGAGTGTACCGACGAAAGTGTTGCCGGTGTCATCAACGTCTAGGTTGACATTGAGTGCGGGTGAGATGTTAAGGAATCCACCCATTGCTAATGCAGATGCAACATCTGCGGAGCAGATAATGAAGTTACCCTTACCACGACGAGTATCCTTAGCAATTCTGTTTGCTTCTCTTTCGATCTGGTACATTAGACCGCGGAAGCGTTCTGCACTCCAACGACCGTCTGAGTCAGCAATCATATTGTAAGTACCAGCAAGAAGCAGATCACTCTGCTGTGCGCCAGCAGTTGCACTACTGTAGATAGCACGAAGGAGTTCACGGTTGATTTCAGCGAGAATTTCGGTGCTAAGAATATTAGCAAGTTCAGTCTCTGCATCGAGTCCGTGGACAGCCTTGAGGTCCTGAGCGAGTTCAGTGGTGTACTCTGCTTTGAGGGCGCGAGTTCTTGCTTCCACAGCGACTCTCTCGATTGTGAATGCCATCTGTTTGAATCCGGCAGCAGCCGAACCATCTAATGCTTCAGCAGATGCGGTAAGCAAACCACGGAACGTATCATACTCTAGTGTTCCTGTGGGATCTACACCACCAGTTGCAGTACCTGCATTTCCGGTACTTGATCTTTCTGCACCAGAGAATTTAACCTGTGCTTCCTGATAAAGAGCCTCTTGCCCACTCTGAGAATCATATCTTGCACGCATTGCGAAGATAAGTCCGGTTGGTGCGCTCATGGGCTGAACACCAGCAATGTCGTATGCCATTAGGTTAGGCATTGAACGACGAACGAGGCTGATTAGGATTGGATCATAACCAGCGAGGTTGCCAGTAGCGGAGGCGGCAGCAGAAACGCTGAAACCACCACCCATGTTGTTAGTGGGCTGTTCTGTGATATATTGCTCACGAAGGGCACGCTCTTGGTTCTCAAGAAGACATGCTGTTACTTTCTTTTTATATGAATCTTCGATGGCAGGAAGATCACCGTGTCCGAGGACTGGGTTCCACTTCTCTACCAACTGATCATATGGTGTTCCTGTGTTGTGTAATTCTGACATTGTTGTTTTCTCCTGTTAGAATGTCAAATTTTTCTGTTATGTCTTGCTATCGTAGAAACATACGAACCCATCGGGGTGTTAGTTTCTTCTGATAACATTTGTTGGGTATCAGTTGAACCCTCTTCTACATCATCGGATGTATGCGATTCTACTACTGGAGCGTTATTAAAATAACTTTCCTTTAGTACTTGTAGTTTATCTCTATACTGATCTTCATTTTCAAACTCAACGCCTTCTGCTAATGAAGCGAGTCTTTCAATCTCAGTATCTGCTAGACCATGTGCCTCTTCCATGAAGATTTCACCACAACGATGTGCAATGACTTCTTTATGGAGTTCCATGTTCTTGTGCATTTCTTCGTTTAATTTCTGAGTTAAGGTTTCTTGATTTTCAAAGAGTCCATCAAGAAGTTCGTACTTCTCTTGTGGGATATCAATATATGAACTTTCAAATAGTTGCTTTAAACCACTTATAAAGTTCTCAGTGACATCTGCTTTAATTCCTCTTTCAATAGCAAGTTCATTTTCTTTCATCCATTCATCAACAACATATCCGAGATAGTCATCGAGTTTTTCGGATAATTCAGAAACTGCACCTTCTACCTGAGTAGCAAGTTCAGCCTCATAATGTTCACGAATTTCTGTTTCGATCTCTGTGATTCTTTCATTAATAGCAGCCTCAAAAATAGTAGACGCTTTGTTCATGAAAGACTCGGAAAGATCTTCACCATCAAAGAGAGCAGCGAGTGCTTGTTCTTGCTTTGCGGAAGCAGCAGATGGTTTGGGTGCGATGGTAGCCTTGTTCTTTTTATCGTTACCTTCGGTGCCCTTATCTGTGTCAATTTTAGCGTGCTTGCCTTCTGCGTCCTGATAAAGATCAGGATCTTCTTCAGTTTTAGCATTGACTACACCACGTTCTGCTTCGTTGATAGTATATGTTTTATTCATTTCTTCTGTCCCATATTTGTTAGAGATGAAATCGGCAATAGAATCCACGAATGAAGACTCGTCATTAGAGTTTTCTGTATTTTCTACTACCTGATCTAATGTGTTGTTATCTTCCATTGTGGAAATTCTCCTTTGTTAGATTACATCTAATCATAATTTATTTATAAATGTCAAAGTTTTGACAAGAAATTTTCGAATAGTTTTATTGCGTTTTCTTCAAGTTGTCTACTTGAAGTATTTTTGATTTGTTTATAGTACTCATTGATATCTTTTTCATGAAGAACACCGTTGTCCCAGATCCATTCTTTCCCTTCCATAATACCATTTACAAAAGCACTAGGAGCAGAGGGATCAGCAACAATGTCTACAGCGGAAAGCATGAAGTCATCCTTTACATACTTTACGCCATTCTTTTCTTCAAGAGAACCCATACCGCGAGAAGACACACCAAGTTGTGCGCCTTCACTTACGAGATTCTTTGCGATGTTGCCCATTGGAGTATCGAGAAGTTTAGCCTTACCGACTACATCATTATTCTCAAACTTGAGATCTTTGATCATATGTGAAACACGATCAAGATTTACTGTTGGACCTTCTGGATGATTCAATTCACCTAAAGCACGATTCTTATTTACAAATGCTTTATTGTATCTTCCTACTTCATTTTCAAGAATTTTCTTTTCGTAGATTCTACCATTTCGGTTCTTCTGCTCTGCCTGCATAAAGATACCTTGAATGAAATGGTTCTTTTTACCAGTACTCTCATCCTCTTCGACGAGATACTGAATGTCTTCGTTCATTTCTGTGATAAGTTTCATTTTCTGGTGTTCTCCATTTCTCGTTTTTCTCGATGGTATTTTGCTTTGATCTTATCTTTTTGTTCATCGGTGAGTTTCATGTACTTATCTTTTTCCATACCATATATCATATCTGGACCACTCTCAGCGTCTTCGTGTGTGTGGGTTACTCCTCCCCCACCTCCAGCCATTGCTGACTTTACTGCACCACCAACGAGTTGTCTACCTTTACCCATCAAACCTTTCAGTCCACCACCTAATTTCTTCATCAAACCACCACCCATTTTCTTAAGCATACCTCCACCCAATTTTCGCAGTAAACCACCACCAACTGCTTTGGCAGCCATTCCTGCTAATGGTGCAAGGAAAGGTATTTCGTCTAATTGCTGTGCTTCTCTAATCTGAAGAAATTTCTCTTCTATCTTTTTTTTTATATCTTCTTTTACTTCGTCGTCGTCTTTCTTCACTGCTTTCTTTACAGTCTTTCGACGATTCTTAAGATACTCATCAGATTCATCAGAGTCACCGTCATTGTCTACATCATCATCTTCTGCGTCAACAGGATCAAGTCCTTCGCCATCATCATCCTTATCGGTTGCTTTTGCATACTTTGTTTTTTTCTTTTCGTCCAAGGCAGCAGCAACCTTCTCGTAAAGATTTTCTACGATTGCTTCTTTAGCACCAAAAAGATTTTCATCTAATATGTTGGTAATGATATTTCTAGTAGACATTAGGAGATTCCCCTATTTTATTATTCTTAGAAAAATTCATTATTTTATCAAAACTTTCTTTTGATTCCATTAGTGAATTTCTCATTATTCTTTGATTATTTATATTTAGGTTATCGTGTGCTTTGACTAGGCCTTTTGCTTCTGCCAGAGATATTTTAACCGAACAGTTATCATTCAATGTTACCTTTATTGGTTCTTCAGACATGATAATGTTTTGTAGAGTTTTAATTATTACAGAATCTTCTGTATTTTCTTTTATTTCAGCCTTCATATCTTTTGCAATGAAGTAAAGCATTTCTTCCACATCACTATCTGCAATATCTCCAATTGTTACTTCTTTACCTTTAACAGTAACAATTCTTCTGTTAGCACCAGCATTCATTGCTGCTTTCTGAAACTTTTTAGCGTCCATTGGACTTTTAAAGATATATGAACTTGCCCCACTTCTTCCATATGCTTCATCTACATTTTCTTCACTGTCACTGGGACTAAGTAAACCCTTAGAAATCTCTTTGGTTGTATCTGAAAACCTGTCTGCAATTTTTGTTTTAATTGCAACATCAAATGCATCTTTAAAGCCATTTGCATCATCATCCATAAGAGATGAAAACATGTTTTTTGCATTATCGTCCATTAGTATTCTTCTCCTGTTCCCATCATATCATCTTCCGATGGTATTTCGCCTGTTTGTTTTTCATTATCTATTTGAGATTGCATTTCGTCTATTTCCTTTTGTGACTGACGCAATATATTTTTTTTGATCCATTCTGTGGAATAGTACCTACCTATATAGTCTTCCATCTGGCTTAACAGGTCTAATCTTTCTTTCATTATCTCTGTTTCTTTAAGTTCGCTAAAATAAGAATCCTGAGTCCAAGTAAAATCAATATCTTGGGATATATTCTTCCAATCGTCCTCAGTCAAAATACCTTTAAGTACTAACTGGGTCTTTAGAAGAGATACAAAAATGTTCGAGAATCTAGTTCTTAATTGCTCAATGAATTTGAAAAATTTAACTTCATCTCTTGTAATTTCAGCAGATCTTCCCATGTTGAAACCACTATCCGGCTCCATTCTACTAATGGGAACATTTAGAGATCGGTATACCTTTCGAAGAAGGTAATCTACATCTTCCATTTCACCAAGATTTTGACCACCATCTAGTGTAGAGATTTCAGTTCCCCTACCACCTTCTCTTCTTGGTAGCCAATAATCCTCTAACATATGCATATGGTTTCTATCGTCTCTTGTTTCACCAGTAGATGGATCATATACCATCTTTGTTCGATAGCGATTCATGATGCTACGAAGATACTGTTCTGCCTTTTGCTTTGGAAGGTTTCCAACATCAACATAAAATATTCTTCGTTCTGGCGCTCTTGAAATCCTATAAATTACAACTGCATCTTCGATCTGACGAAGCATGTTCATTGGTCGAATTGCTTTTTGTAAATAACCAACAACTCTCTTCGATGCAGTGTCAACCATACCTGAATGTACATAACAAATCGAATCAGGATGAATCTTTACACCCTGAGTTGTTGTTTGATATATTGAATCTTTATCGGTATTTTTATAGATGAAAAACTCTTCTACATTTTTTACCATAGGAACTGCATTATGTCCCATTGTTTGTTGTTGTTTATTTACTTTTCTTATCTTTTTAATCATTGTTGGATTAATTGGACGAAGTTCTTGTATTCCCTTCGAAGGATCTGACTCATTGATTAAAATATGATAATAGAGTTTGCTGTCAACATACCACCTTCTAAAAATTTCATGTGCTTTATTTTTGAAATCTAATAATTTCAAAACATTATCAAACTCACCATATATTTTATTTTTAATGTTATCTGATAGATTTATTGTATTTAAATTTAGAGAAACACATTTTTTAGAATCATCTAGAACAACAGATTCGTTTATAATATCTGAGATTGCCTGATCACATTCTGGGTATAGTGCAAGTCCTCGATATTTGTTTATTAATTCGTTTTCACCACGAATAGAACCAGCAAAATCAACATAGGTTCCAAGGATACCACCTGCTTCTACTGTGTGAGTTCCATCATAACTCTCGGGGGCAACAAATGACTTCAAAGACTCTGATTGTTTATCAGAATTCTTTTGTTTCTTTCCAATTTGAAAACCAAAAAAGTCTATTGGCATGATATATTTCCCTTTGTGTTATTACCTTCACATAGTATTTATAATGATTATTATGCCATGGGCCCGGGATCAAATCCACCATCTTCTTCACCCTCAACTCCTTTAGCCCCACTACCAGTCCAAAAATCATATGCAAGAGTACATGAAAACTCACTCAAAGAATCTGCAACATCCATTGATAAATCAATAGGACTTATTGAGAGAGGCCAACAATTATGAAGAGTAACAGTTCTTATCGGAGAATCTGCTTTGGTTCCCATATGTTCCACCATCTCAACAGTCCATTGAACTTGATCATCATTTTGACTTGGATCTTTAGTCAAATTTTCAACATGACTGTTAATTTTATCTCCCCAAGTGATTAATTTTTCACGAAGGGATGGATTATCATCTAACATTGTAAATGTCCAAGGTTCAAAAATTCTATCACCGGGAATTCTTAAACCTCTTCCTCTATATGGAATTACAATTTCACCCATTGTGGCAGCAGGCATAGATGCTGCTTTCACTAAAAAAGATTGATCAGAAATGTCTCCAGAACCGGGAATATTTCCAGTGACTCTGAATCTATTCGGTCTTGTTCCGCCCTTAAACTTTGCTCTAAAATCAGCAATATTAGAAGACATTTACTATCTCCAAATTATACTGAGTCTGTTGCGCCGTCTTCTGTCCAGTAATCGTATGCGAGAGTGCAGGGGAAGTCTGTAATAACATCAGCAGTTTCATATGACAATTCAATTGCTCCAACCTCTACAGGCCAGCAATTGTGTAATGTGATTGTTCTTACAGGTTCATTGTCTGCAATATTAAGCATCTCTACAGTCCATTGAGCAGTGCTATCTGATACATTTGGATCTTGAGTTAAGTTGGCAACATGGGAGTTGATTGTATTGCTCCATGCAACCATCTTTGATCGAATATCTTCACCTTCATGAGCATCGTCAAGAACGGTGAATGACCACTCTGCGAAAAGACGATCTCCGGGAATCTTAAGAACACGACCTCGATATGGCACTGAAATGATACCAAGAGTGGAAGGTGGAACTGAAGCGGCTTTAATTAGAAAATGACTTTCTACGTCTCCTACACCAGCAGCACCGGGTATCTGTGCAGTAACTCTGAATCTATTTGGTCGAGTACCCCCGAAAAAAGCATTACGGAAGTCTGAAATATTTGATGATCTTGCATCCATTTGTTAGTCTCCTTGGTGATACTATATGTATCAGCCTAAACTATCCTGAGTGTTTTTATTTGTAAATTGAATCTGAATAAAGTTAATACTCTTTGCAGGCTTAACGAATACATCTGCTACAAATTGATTCGAATCAATAATATTTGATGTATTATTGGTTTCATCACAAACTACTCTAAAGTCATAGATTCCATCCCTTGATTTAATTTGAGTCAAGAAAGGTTCAATTGCATTTTTAAATGATGATCTTGTATCCGCATCATTAATCTCAAACAATTTACTACGAGCAGCAGCACCGATTGTCTTCTTAAGATGAATGAACAATCTTGAAACATTAATTCTACTTAATGTGCTAGTAGCAACTGTAGTTGTCTTATCTCCGAACAACATAATTCCATTGTCTGGATCATTAATGATTGGATTGACTGCACCATCATAAAGAGTATCTTGCTCACCCTTTGTTGGATTGTATGCAAGTTTAATTGCATCAATGAGAGTTCCTCTTCTTGCTCCAGCAGGAGAAATCCAAGGATCTGCAACTTGATCTGTTCTTGCCATGATTCCTGCAACATCGGGGGCGCAGTGAATGTTTATTAGTCCTGTTTCATTTTCATTAGCATTTCTGTTGATATTAGTTTGGTATTTTTGTCCAAAAACTTCAACAACATATTCGGATGCTTGTGAACCAGAAACTCTACCAACACCACTAACATCAGCGAGAACACCAGCATCTCCCGCAGTTCCTCCATTTGGAACAACCGCAATACAATCCTTTCTGGTTGTTGCTACATTTACTGCTGTGGTGACTTGAGTTGGGTTTGGAAGATATCTATTGTTAGCATAATCCGCTCCACCAGTAGATGCTCCTACAAAAACAACATCTATATTGAGAGATTTGTCCTGTAAAGCACTTTCTGAACCAGCAACTATGCACCTACCACCATATTGAAGGAAATTGTGAACAGCCCACCAATCACCTTTCCATCCACCTGTTGGACCTTGCGGCCATCTTCCATAAGTGTTTCCGCCTGCAAACGCATCACCTGCTCGATGTCCTGTCCCATCATCTGTTGCATGACGAAATGGTACTTCAGTAGAATCATATAACCCTGCTGTTGTACCATCAACTCCGGTTGGTTCTCTTGATGATAATCTGTTCATCCAATCACCGACGTTTTCTATCGTCATATAACCATTTGCTCGTTCAGCAGTATTACCAAGAACTGTTAATAAACCATGATGGTGTTCGGTGTGTGCAACAGATACCATTCCACCAACAGTCTGCGAATCACCACCACGGAATGGAATTACAAAACTGTCATCTGTTATTTGGACGTTTACTTGGGCTCTAGCCATTTGTGATTACTCCTGTAGAACCAATCAATCTAGCGTGTCTGCTGTGTTCTTGTTGGTAAATGTTAGTTTTATGAAGTTGATACTCTTTGCAGGTTTAATAAACACATCTGCTACGAATTGATTTGAATCAATTATCGAACCAGTATTGTTTGTTTCATCACAAACTACTCTATAATCAATGATGCCTCTTCTTGACTTGATTGTAGACAGGAAGGGTTCAACTGCATTTTTAAATGATGATCTTGCATCTGCATTATTAATCTCAAAGAGATAATTTCGTGCAGCAGCACCGATTGTTTTCTTAAGATAGATGAACAATCTTGAAACATTGATTCTGCTTAGTGTGCTTGTTGAAATTGCAGTAGTTTTATCTCCCCAAAGAACCGTTCCTTCTCCGGGGAAAGTTACTACGGGATTGAGTTTAGCATTATAGAGTCTATCTTGTTCTACATCTGTTGGATTGTGAACAAGTCGAACAACATCTTGAATTCTTCCTCTGGTAAATCCAGCAGGTGACCACCAAGGATCATTTAATTCATCTGTTCGTGCCATACATCCTGCAACATCTGGTGCAAGGTGGAAAGATAAGAGTGAAGAATCACCAAGAATTTCACCTGTTCGGGAAATTCCTAGATGTTTCTTGTCACCCCAAACTACGACTTGATATTCACTTGCTGCTACACCAGAAGGTAAACCGGGTGATGCTGCAACCGAACTATGTCCTGTTGTTACTGCTGGGAACACACCAATGCAGTCTCTTCTATTAGTAACAACATTTGCTACGTCTACTAATTCCGTAACAGAACCCAGAGAGGCAGTAGAGTCGCCAGTATTGGGTGCTTCTCCACCTCTTGTTGCAGTAAATGTATCGTTACTGGAACCACCAGTTCCTCCTCCAACGAAAACAAAGTCAAGAGGAATTGAAGTATCTTTTAATGTTTCTCTGCCAGAATTTAATGCAGTACCAGTGTGTGTTTCACTTCCAGTTCCGCCGACTACAAGTTCTCCTCCATACTGGAGGAAGTTGTGACCGGCCCACCATTCACCTCTCCATCCTCCAGTTGGTCCATAAGGCCATCTGCCTGCACCAGTGGTTCCTGCGGTAGCATGAGTTCCTGTATTCGTCACATGATTTTTACCATCAGCACCGTCAGTACCAGCAATTGGATCTGTGGTTGTTAATCTTTGAATCCAATCCGCAACAGATCCAATTTGCATTATTCCTGATTTTCTTTCTGCTGTGGTCCCGAGTGCAAGAACCAATCCACCATATGAAATTAAACCACCCCTAGATGTTCCTGTGAAACTTCCCGGAATTACAAAACTATCGTCATTTATGTAAACGCTGACATTAGGTCTGGCCATCGTGATTCTCCGTGATTAAAAATCATTTCTTTGAATTTTACTCTTTTATGTATAATTTTGGGATATTTATACTTATCACAACCAAGAATTATTCGAATCATTTTTCCATCTGTCTTCTCCATCCCAGACACCTTCATCTTCCGCATCACTATTTTCTATAAATCCGAACGGACACATATCCTCTTCTAATGATTCAATTTCGTCTTTATAAATTCCTGTTCTTACATCAGTTTCTGTCAATTCTTTGAAATATTCTTGTCTTGTCAACCATGCAAAAAGAACCAAAGACATAACTAAATCATCCGTATGTCCATCATCTGCTTCGAATGAATTTCTTTTTGCAACAAATGTAATGAGTTCGTTGATTATGTCAACATCATCTATTAGTAACTTATCTTCTTCAATTAGGCTTTTAAGAACGGAACATCCTAATTTTTTCACAGGAGCGGTTGTTCGGACACCCAATTGACTCTGGGATCTACCACCACCGAAACCACCATTAATTGTTTGTCCCGCTCTTCCTCTGTAAATTGTCATTAAAATATTTTCATATTCTAGATCTTGATGTAAAATATCAGCCACTTGACCACCAATATCATTTATCTCTACCAGAACATATGCATTATTGTATTGTTTTCCGACAGTTGAAATCACTGTAGGATATACCATTGGTGATATTGTATTATTTCTATATCTTGCAACAATTTTATATGGCATTTCTGTTGTATCAATCACCACAAAAGCACTATAGTCTTTTCCTTGTCCTCTGGACGTATCTACAGTGATAAAATAATTACGATCTTTGTGAGGCTTTTCGTAAATCCACAACCCATCCGCATTTTTAATTTCGGGTGCAGTCCAATTTAAAGATCTTAATTTATGAGATTCTATAAGTGTGTTCTGACTACCAACAAAGTCACACTCAAATTCTGTCTGAAATTGTTGCTCACTTGTATTTGCTATCGTCTCCTGTCTCCATTGTTCATCTCGAAGAGGTCCTCCCGGATATTTGGGAACTTGCGACCAATGCACCTCCACAGGAACATATTCATTTTTTCCTTCCTCTCCTAATTTTCTTGTAGCACCTTTCCAGTAGTAATAAAACATATTCAAACCGTTGGGTGTAGATACCATGAAGACTTTTGTACTTTGTCCCGATGTAATTGTGGGATAAACCGAACTGAAGAAATCTTCTGCTATGTTTGTCGGAACGTGAGCAAATTCGTCAAGAAAAATACAGTTATAAGATCCACCACGAATTGCAGAAGCAGAAGTTGAAGAAGCAAGTATTTTAGATCCATTTTCTAATTGAATGCTTCCTTTGTTCCATTCAACAATTCCCTGCTGTAACCAAAGAGGAAGATATTCATAGGTTAATTTCAATCTACTTAGAATATCTCTCGATGTGGATTGTTTATTTGCAAGAACAGCGACACTCATACTTTGATTGAATAAAATATAATGGAGAAGATATGAAATAATTGTTGTGGACTTACCAGACTGTCTTGGAAGTTTTGCAATCACAAAACGATTGTTGTGTACCTTGTCCACAATTTCTTTCTGATAATCATACAAATCAAAAGGAACCAGACCCTCGTCAAGTGAAACAACTTTAATATATTTTTCAATAAAATAAATAGGATCCTGAGAACACTTAATATATTCTTTTACCTGATCCTCTGTAAATTGAATGTTAACACCGGCTTCTTTTAGATTTATATTTCCTAAGTAGCCTTTTTTCTTACTGCTCATCCACAATTTCCGTATCTATAATAATATTCTCAGTAAGTGACTTCTTTGCACTTCTGGATTGATTTATCAAATCTTGTAAATCTGTCGTTGAACCAACATAAATTGAATTATTCGTAGTATTGTTTTGATTAAGAGTTATATCTTCTCTCTTGATTTCTTTCATTTTCTTATGAAGATCAATTAAGTCTTTATTTGCTTCTGCTACTGTTTTGATCATTTGTGCTGCAACTTCATATGCTCTGGGAGAATCTCCCTCTGTTGCAACTTTTAATATACCTTCAATTGCCACTTCACCTGTTTCAATAAGACCTTTTATGTTATGACGAACAAGATTATAATCTTTCATCATATCTTTATTTTGAACAGAAGGTGCAGAAATTTCTTTCTTCTTTATTTCTTTTGTTTCTTCTTTCTCAAACTCTACACCCATTGCTTCAGACAATTTATCATTCACATCTTTTTTGTTATCATGAATAGTCATACGTTACTCCACCATATACATTTGCACCTGCGGTTGCTCCAGTAGTTCCAGTCGCTCCTGCTCGTATCAATTGAGCATCACCTATAAGAGCGTCGAGACTACCATGAATATCCGCATAAGAATCTAAAATAATCGAGGATGTCTTGACTGGAGAATAAACATAAGTTTTTGCTGTAAACTCAAAAGAAGTTGTAATGTTTCTTCTTGTATCAAAATCACCTTCATACTCTTCCACTGTATCTATACCGTTCAATACAATCGGAATATCTACTTTCGAATTTATATTATTTTGTTTTACTGTTACAATAAATTCTGGTGAAAAGTAAGGAGTAATTTGCTCAATAATTTGTAGATTATCATCCATATTTCTTGAAAATGCATACAAACCAAAAGATATATTATATGGAGTCTCATTATAGTTATATTCAACATTACCATCAGATTTCTGATATCTTGTTTGTCTCAACTTATTTGTTTTTCTAGCAGGATCATATGCAATACCAGTAATGTTGAATCCCATTGTAGGTAAAGTAATTTGAACCTTTGTTGTGTCTGAGATTGAACTCATTTGTTGTATTCGTCGAATATACTTTTCCTTCGGTCCATATGAAAGTGGAACACGAATACTTTCCTTCGTAGAACCATCAGAATTCTTACGAATGATTTTTATATCATTGAACAATGAACCAAATCCAATGACAACTTTACGAATCGCCTCGTTGTAAAATGAAGTAAACATTAATAATTACCCTCCGAGAACGGATCTGTGTCCGTGAAGTCAAAGATATCATCTTGATCTCTAAACAATTCAATATCTTCATTGTCACCCATTGGTTTGTTATCTTCAGTTTCTTGTGGAATAATTATTGTTGTAGTAGTCTTACTACTAATTTCATATTCTGCACCAGATACTGCACCCTTAAGGGTAGGTATACCAGAATCTGCCACTTCTGTAGTGGAAAGAGTTCCCACAACATTAGTAATTGTCAGTTTAGTAGTCGCAGAGTCCCAATCTGTTGCAACAGCAGTTGCAGTTGCATTTCCAAGTGTTGCACTTGAACCTGTTGTTCCACTAACTTGATATACTGTTTCTCCCTCAAAGAAATTCACATATGATGTGCTACTATGTCTTGTTCCAAGATCTAGTTCAATTGCAAATTGCTTTCTTTCATCTTCCACTTTGTCTATGTCAGTATAACCAGTATCAATTTCTTCCTGACTGTATGTGAATACTTCACATGATAGGACATATGTGTATAATTTTCCGTGCTGATAAAATGGATTTTCGTGTTCTACAAAATTAATTTCAAAAAGAGTTTTACTGAGAGGAAAGTATATTAAATCTCCTTCTCTTGGTCGAGTGATATCTTCATATACTCCGACTTCATTTTGAAATCTCTTCTTGGAAACCACCAACGACATTCTATCTCGTATCTCTAAACCAAATCTAGAGATAATATCTCCCTCACCTTCAAACCCATCAACAGATGCAACATACATTTCCAATTCATATCCATCATCAAATTTAGAGAGTGTGTCTTCACCAAAAAGTTCATCTTCATTAACTAAGGTTCTGGGAATATAAACCATATCCTTACCCATTGTTTTAATAATTTCAATGGTAAGGTCTTCTGCGAGATCTTGCTCGCCAGTATATTCTCTGAAGTATGGATTACGAGCCATGTGTTATCCTGTCATGAAATCTGTTGGGAGTTCATACTCCGATAACATTTTTTCTTCTATTATTCTCAATTCCTCATTTGCCTGTGCGTAAATTTCTCCACCTCTCATCGAAACACCTCCGGGTAATTGAACACCATCGAATTTGGACATGTTTTGTCCCCATTGTTTTTTAAGAAGTGCTGTGAAATATAATTTTAAATAACGATCATTGAATATCTCTGTAAATGTAGTTTCATTTAATTTTGCATATGCATCAATAATAATATAATCACCTGCACTAATATCTTTACTCCACCACATTTCTAATTTCAAACGATTTTGTACTTTACTGAAAGTTACACGCTTCTCAGGTTCAAACATATCCTCAATCAGATTGATATATCTTTTAGTTTGATCATAACTTGCAAGTCCCATAGAACTATTTGCACCCAATCCTCTGTTGATACCAAACCAATCATTAAGTGCCATCTGATATCGAACATCAAACATGTTTACATTTGCAAAATCTCCGAATTGTAAAACTTTAACAACACTGACAATATCTCTGCCTTTAGCACCACCGACTGCATCTGACAAAGCATCAGTATCAATATATTCATTTGTTATATCATCGGATGTTACTTGGTGTGTGAAAATTGCACGATCAACACCATCAAAGTGCCTTTCTACGAAAAATTCTAACGCCTCATCAAGCCGATCTTCTGCTTGTTGATAATCAACATTAATTTCCACAACAGGGGAACCAAGATTCCTGAAAGCATACTCAATTAAACTCTCCCTAGAATTTGGGTGTGCCATTGCTGTTCTCCTATGATTACCTTTAATATGTATAATAAAGAACACCCCCCAATCAGGCTTTAATCTTGAATGGGGGGTGTTGTTTATTGATGTTTTATTCTAATTTTCTGGAATATTTTCCCTTTCCATTGCCTCTTTTCTTTTCTTTATGGTTTCCTCCTGAATTCTTTTTTGTTCTTCCGACATTTCAGGAGTTGTCACGGGAATTTTTTCTAATTCTTTATATGATATATTTTCTATGTAATATTTCCTAGAAACAGGTTCTTCTGCTTCAGTACTATGACTTGGACGATAATTTGTAAATCCCGGATGCTGCAACGGACACTGTAGTTTAGGATAATCTAATTTACTATATTCATCACCATCAGAAACTAACCAAGTTGCTTTTCGATCACCACAACCACATCCACCACAAAAATATTTACCTTCGGTTTTACTTTCTGATAGATGTTCACATGGAGGTAATTCTCCCCCCAAATGTTGATCACCGAAACAACTAAGGACTCTCAATTGTTTTGTTGATCTATTTGTTTTCTTATTTCTAAATCCACGGGAACGGAGAGACATTGCATATTTCTGTACCATTCCTAGTTTATTTTTGAGAGAAAATCCACCACTATTTTCTGCTGGTTCTACTGAAAATTCAGAGTCTTTTGTTTTTCCGCAATTGCAAGGTTTCTTCTTGCCTTCATTATTTTTCATTACAATAAAATCCTTCTTACTAATCTTAAATAACACTTTGAACTTGGGTTTACAATCATTTCATTTGGAATTAATTGCACAAACCCCTCTTCCGTTGTATTAAATTGTTGAGAATAAAGATATTTTTTCCCTTTTATATTTTGTTTTCGTACTGTAATTAATTCTGGATTTGTGATATCTCTATGAGAAAACACTGTTGATGTGTGGTATGTCCCTACCATTTTATTAAATTTTCCATTCCCATTATTTAATGTTTTTCCAAGATCGGTGTATTGGAAAGTCCAATTTAAAAATGCTAACTCATCCTGACTAGGTATATACCAATCGGTATAACCATTCTTTTTATAATTTTTTATTTCATCAATGAGAGGAGAATACAACCCACCGAATAATTTACCTCCACCAAATGTATTATAGTGTCCATCGTAAAAAGAGGTAGCAAAAATTTTATAATCTTTCGGAAATCCTTTTTTACTTCTTCCTTCATACTGATAATCTACACCATCAACTATAATTGCCCATTCCTTATTGTTTTTACCAGCACCGTGTCCTCTTGATGAATATAATTGCGGCGGACCGGTAAATTCATTACCATTAATTTCAATTCCAATTCCATTTATTGGTGTTCCGGGTTTAAATTTACCAACATAAATTCCACCTTCAAACTCATCACCAATATTTATTGAATTTAATTTGTTTCTAATTTTAGATGTTGGAGAATTATAATCGGTGATAGAAGTAGAATTCAAATTAGATCTTGGAGCCTCTGGACATGGTTTAGAAGAACACCAAACAGATCTACCACCCGAAAGTCCAGACCATATTCCTTTTCTATAGATGCATTCAGTTTCTGAAAGAGAATCAACACATGTATATTGAGTACCTTCTTCATTTAAAATGCAACAGGAACTTATAGTTTTTCTTTTTCTTGGTATTCTGAATTTTGACATTAGTATCTCCTAATTCATCCTGTACCTTGACCACCACAAGATTGCTGACAATAAGAAGTAATACCATCTCCAGAAAGACAACATACTGGTAGTTGGGGTGGACAATCACCATCATCGGTACACATTATATCAAAATCACTGAATACACTATCACACCACGATGTCCATTCCCCGCCGCCCTGCGGGTCGCCCTCTGGTGGTTCTGGTGGTTCTGGACAAATTCCGACTTCACATAGAACACCACATCCTCCCCAACACCCTAATGTTGTGACATTCCCCGGATCCCAGATATTATAGGCCGCGCACACATTTTCTGTCATTTGATAACATTCTACCGTGTTCGTAACAATATTAAGAACACAACAAGCACCGACGGCCTCTCCCACATCACAAAGATCCTCAGATGAACACGAATTTTCATCACAATTAACAGGAGCGCCTTGCCATACAGGATGCACAAAATCACACATTCTTCCTGAACCTACTTGTTCAGTACCATCGCAATTAATACCATAATAAACATTCGGACAAAACGTAGTTAAATTATCTGGTGCTAAATTTACACAATCTTGTGCAGTACAAACATTTGCACATTCCCATCCAGTAAATTCACCAGATTCGTTGACAGATGGATAGCAACATCCATATGGATATCTGACATCATATGAAGTATTATCAGAGGCAGTTCTTGTACAGAATAGATCTTCATTTTCTACTTCTTCACAAGATATTCCCGGTTGGAAAGTTCCACATTCTTCTTCACATGCACATTTAGTTGTTACTCTTAACCCACCAGTAAAGGTATAAGAATCTCCATTAGATTCATAACTTTCAACTCCACTACACGAACAACAACATCCAGTCACACCTATTTCTGGACATTGAGCATTCACATCAATAAAGAATGCGCCTTTTAATTTGATACATTCATAATAATTTGTTTCTGAGGACGTACCATCAGCGAAACAACATTTTCCATTTCCTTCAAATGTAAAAACATCTGATACTGATTTTGCTCTGGATCTTGATTGATAACTCATAGAACTGTTCCTTCTATTTATTTATCATCAAAGAACCAAAGTGTGTAGTTTACATCCGAAATATGTTCAGATATTATGCCGTCGGGATCTCTGTTGGGCATCGAGGCCGACGATATATGATCCCACCACTCCTCCCATTCATCACTATAACATGATCTTCCCCAGCAACAATTATTTCCGTATTTAGCGATTTGAACACAATGAGAAGTTCCAGACCAGACTTCCTCGCCTAACCACTCTTCGTAACTTCCTTCCCACTGAGCCGCACATGCCCCCTCATCAAAGTTACCGGCGGGATCACACATTGAGTGATCCCATTCGCCGCCCGGGATCGGCGATCCACCGCAATTGAGACGCCATGACATTATTCCGTACTCGTTCAACCCATGCTGCTCTAGGTAACAGCATTTATGTTCTTTCATGCATCCGGGTTTATCTGAAGTATAATTAGGATGATATTCAAGATTTTCGTGTTCGCCAAAGGCTGGTCCTTCATCACCACAACATTCACAAGGACTTCCGGTGGCAATAGCAAGACCACCATGACCCATTCTATGAGTATGAGAAGGTTGACCTTCTGTGTTAATACTAACATTCCATCCAGTTGGTGTTCCATAATCCATAACTTCATCTGAATGCACTGAAACCTGTCTAAGTGTTTGATCACCGGGAGTAGAAGATTTTCTCCCTCCGGGTAAAGCAACTGAACCAGCAGCGTTATAACTTGAGTATTTCGGTTGACAGTAAAATGCAGATTTATTTCCACGCCATACTACTCTATACGGGTTTCCTATAGCCGTGTAGTCGCACCCTCCATCATCACCAGTCTCATTCAAGTATCCTGTGGTGGGAGATCTGTCAAACTCTCTATTCCAACCATGAGGACAATCGTACCATCCCCTCTGCCAGAATTGCGCATGCGTCATCAGTGTTTCGCCCGAATGTTCCAACGCATGGGGCGCTGCATCTTCGTTGCGTCGATTTGAATTACAAACATTCGTCCAACTACTCGAACTACATGTTGCAATAGAAGCACCCGGAGCCCAAACAGGATCATTTATATCACGACACGCATACGGCGGCGTGCAATTGTTCCCGAGCGAACTCAATCCCACAATAGATCCTTTAATTGCATTTTCACTCCATATTGACTCTCCATCGGGACCTTCACCTTCGTATTCTGAAGATAAAAGAGGGAATCCCTGATAAACGGGTATCTCACTGGAATCTGGGCAACATCGGCGGTGAGTGTCATTGGAGCCACAATCTTCCTGCGAATCTTCACCACAGTAGCACATTCTATATCCGCCGGGGTTGGTATCACACCAACAATCGGAGCCGTAGCCACCGGCATCACAGAAATCCCAATATGGTATTTCATCCCCGTAGCCGGACCACCAACTCCATGAACTCCACCAGTACCACGGGTCCGACTGCCAACGGTCGTCGCAACAACCATTATAACAGATGGATTCGATTTCGTGGTGGAAACATGATCTATTCGGAGTACACTCTATTGATGAAAGAGGATATGAGTGAACCCACTTTAATCCGCTACTATCGTAAACTCTTTTGCCGCCCGGGACCGTTGATGAAGAATCTAATTGATGATTCACATATAAAGGACCTTTCATGTAATTTATTATATAATCTGCATGGGCGATAGCAGTACCTGCTATTTTTCTATGTTCTAACTGAGGAACTGTGCCTCCCGGCCACGGGCTGTTTCCATCATCTGTTATATTATAATAATAAGAACGACTGGGTAATCCTGCAACAGTGAAAGGTCGATAAGGATTATTGCTTAAAATCATATTTCTTGGATCATCATTCAACGTGAACGGTTTGGTATAGGATCCTTGGTTGCGTGTCTTATCATGCCAATTTCCATGAAGAGTATAGTTTGTTACATATCCACCAGCATCTTCACAATCTTGGGGAGTGTCTATTGTTCTAGTTCCGTTGGGCCCACCACCATACCATTCTGATGGGAAATCTGAATCTACACCCACTAAATCTCTTGGGCATACATCTTCGTCTCTTTCACGCCTGACTGTACAGAATCCACCACCCGGTGTTGTACTGTGCCCGCTCGGTGTCCACTCCTTGGAGATGATCGAATCGACTCGCATCTCGTCGTTCCACTCCCCTGACCAATCTTCACATTTTTCTGGAGTACATGCAAGTATTTCGTCTATTACTTGTGGTCCCCAAATTTGTCCAAATGGAACAAAGGTAGCATACCTATGATAGAAAACAGTTCCCAGATCATCAGGATTAACACAACCGGGATCCACGGGATCGTAGTCGGGGTTCCAGTGCCATGGGCTGTATGCGGTATCAATATAAAAACCCAGCCTGATCCGAGCGTGACCCGTACATATGGTTCTATTATGTTCTTGTATAGTATTGAATATACCAATATCATCTCTACTGTCTACTGGAGTAATATCATTATAGATTCCTACTCCAAAATCTGATTCTCTAAATCGTAAAGGTCGATAAGATCTTGCAACATGACCCATTTTTGCAGGATCATGAAACCTGTCATATGGTGGTTTAATTTCTGAATCATCATTTAAGAATCTTCTCGCACCAAACTTAGAACATGATGTTCCATCCCATTCTGGTATATACACATCATTCCAGACGTAATCATCATCACCTATGTCAGTAAGTTCATAATTGTCATAGGCTTTAAATGAAATGGGTAGAATACAACCACCGACCTTTTGATCAAAGGTTTGTTTGATCCAGTAATTCAACTCACCACCCGATGCAGTTAAATCGAAGTCCCAATTAGGCGGTGGTCCCATATCTGCATCTACAACATAATCATATTGCAGCCCCCACGCTCTTGCTTCATCTATATTCTCAAATGCAGGAGTTCCGTCTTCGTTTTTCCAAGAAAATATCCATTGTACAACTGTACCAGAACCAGAACCCGCATTGCATCGTGCAAGTGTTGATCCAACGCATGGATCGTCAACGCAAAGTTTACCTTCTTGCCAAACACCACTGATACAACCATTTTCAAATACACCCTGTCCATTATTATCATTACATTCGCCCGTTGGTACACCATCATCATTTACTATACAACAGGATCCAATTAAAGGTGTGCATGCAGGATCAAAATCTTCACATGTTCCTTCCGTCCATCGCACTCCTTCACATTGACATTCGTATAAATTCTCATCACAATCACCATTGCTATAACAACAAGCACCGATCGGTCCAAATGACACAGTAGAACAATCTACCGATGAACATTCAATAGCATCGCCTTGATAAACTCCCGAATATATGTTCTCGCAACTTGATTGGGTAGTGAATAGACAAGTTCCGTTACATCGACAACAAGCACCCTTTGGTTCTAAAGGTCCCGGACACACATTCCCATCAATGCACATGCTTTGAGGATAATGATCCCCCCCAAAATCACTACATTGTTGTGGAGTAAGATCTTCACAAGAATATGCTTGCGTCAGTTCATCCAATATACAACATGCACGCTCCACGTTCGTGCAGTCACAGACCCCCTCTTCGCATTCAACTCCAACTCCTCTCCAGATGTTTGGAGCCTCCGCAGTATTATCCGGCCAGTAGTTGGTTCCGTCGATACATTCTTTAGTAGCCAAGTCATAAGTACCATCACAATAACATTGCTGAATGCTTACATAGTTGCAGTCTCCTCCGGGTTCACAGCAAGCACCCATGTATTCCTGCTCTTCACAGCAGTTCATGACACCGCAAGTAACTCCGGGAGTCCAAGATCCTCCAAGATGTACTTCACATTGTAATTGACTATAGCAACCATATTCTGGAGTGACACATTGTAGTTCTCCTCCTTCTTGCTCAACACAACAAGCACCACAACCGGGTCCCATTGGTTCTTTTTCACAGTCACAAGGATCGCAGCAGAAGTTTTCAGGAAGATCGCTACAATTACAATCGCCATCTGCTCCTCTTATTGAGCGACCACATGGATTGGGATCATCACATGAAGTTCCATATCCACCCCACAAGGTGCCGGGGATGCCCCAATTAAGGCAACTTGCTTCTGCATCATACTCAGCCGGGACAGCCCCCGTGATATTATCACAAAAAGTCTCACAGAACCCGTCGGCTCCTCCGAGGCAACATGATCCGCAATGTTCCCCACAGGCAACCTCACTAGCACATAAACCATCTATGCAACAATAGGGACAATCGGTTGCGTCATCACATTCAGTCGGTTCTACACACTCGAATTGGTAACAATACTTATTTGAAGTGAAATTAGCATCTGAACAGGAACCACCAAATTCAACGGGAAGCGTATAGTCCTCACAGGATTCTTCACCAAAATCACAACATGCTCCACAGTAACCGTAGCCTTCTATTGCTGGTAGAGGACAACGACTTCCCTGTCCTTGCCAAATACCACCGTCGGCCTCGCAATCTTCTTCCCTGTTCCTTCTTACACAGTTTAATGAACCGGCAACACCACAACATGCTCCTACCGCATGATAGTAAGGACAGACGCCGATCCCGTCTATTGTATCGAAACAATCAACATTGGGATAAAATCCCAGAAAATCGGGGTCGGCCTGACATTGTTGTTGTGTTCTTTCCGAACAATTTGCACCCGTGTCGTCGTCGTCTATGTCCGCAATACAACATACCCCAGTAACATTTGGATCACAAACATCACAAGTTAATGGAGGTTCACCTGCTGGGTGCTGATACCATTCATAACCAAGAGCATTACATTGAATAAAGGTTGTATTAGCACCGTAGCAATTTCCTGTGTCCGTGTCGCAACACACGCCTGTATTCAGAGATGAACACCAGTCCACTGGAGCATCTACACATAAAAACGATGAAGCCCAATTTCCTTCCATCATAACACAGTCATCATACGTCTGATCGCTGCAACCGCTTTCAGTCTGTGATGCTACGCAACACGCACCAAGATCACCATCACCACCATCACCACCGTCACCGCCATCACAAGACCAGTATGTTCCCGCATAATAATCACATTCGAGTGGTCCAAGGCCTTCAATACATTCTCCTTCGATGCAACAAATTCCTCTTGATTGTCCACAATTTTCTGCACAAGAAGCAAATGCATTGAAGGTATTTTTATTTTTTGTGTTGCAATACCCCTCTGTAACATAATCTTCACAGAATGGTTCGTTGTCATCGTCGATGTAGCAACAAGAACCAACACCTGTTGCAATCTCACATGAATCTACTAAATACCCTCTTGATGCAATTGTTGCCAACCATGTAGATCCTGCGTCTGGACTCATGAAGTTTACTATGTTGAGTCCGCACGACAAAAATGCTTCTGTTCTCTCAAAGAAAACAGTACTTGGCATCTTCCAAATTTCATTACCATCAATGATCGCAGTGAATGTAAATAATTCATTACCGTTAAAATCACCAGTGAAACCTTTGATTCCAATTGGTGTTATTATTTTATAAAGTGAATTGTGCCTCAGTTCAAGTTCAATACCATCATCGACACAATCTCCTTCAACGCAAGGAATTCCTGAAGTGATTCCTACAAAAACACCCTCTTCGACGGGACCTATTGTCTTCATAGTTTCTTGAGGATCATATGCGTATGTGTTACCAAAATCAACATTTCCGAAATGATCAAATCCTAATCCCGTGGTATCCGCTGTAGAACCACCAATAAGGTAAGTAAGTTTATTTGCTACAAGAGGTTCGGTTAGAGGACGACCAATATAACCACCAGCAGAACCACTCGAACCTTCAATTTCAATTGCAAGTTTATCATCTGAAAGATATACTTGGAGTGTGCCTTCTGCGGAGATACCTTTAAAATTGAATGTGGTTCCACTTGTGGAATTTTCAAAATCGCTAAGAATTGAAACTCCGTCAACATTTACAGCAGTTGCATTACCCGTGTGTCCTGATGCACCTTCAAGTCCATAAACATCAACTGTCTGGTCATTTGAAAGATGTAAAGTTAGAGCAGTAGAACCAGCAATAACTTCACCACTAACAACATAAACACCAGTTGCTCCTGAAGGACCACCTCCAAACAAGGTTCCCACTGCACCAATCGCACCAGATGGACCCTCTGGACCCGTTGGACCTGTGTAACCCACTCGGGTTGCAGAAGGAATAATCGAACTTGATCCGTGATATATTACCAAAAAATAATCCTTTTACCTTATGTATGCAGAATGCTTTATCATGGTAGCGGTGGTCCCGTATCAAGATCCCATTCGCAAGTAATCGAGCAGTCACAGTTACATCCACAGACTGAGTAAGTATCTCCACATGGATATTCCCGTTCGCATTTGCCGCATGGGTCGTCCTTCCACCACCAAGAACCGTCAGTAGAACAATAAGTACCATCATCCGGTGTTATACATTGACTACCGGCTACGACGTAACTCCATTCTCCTTCACTGTTCTGTTTCCATTCGTATCGTGGAACGCAGCAACCACATCTGTCATTATCGAATCTGCAACCACATGATGGTACGACCTCCCACCAATCGCTGTTTTCATTCCATATCGTAGTCGTACAACCACCTTCGATGATCGTGCCGCCCCATCCCGGTACACCCGCTTCAATTGGATTTTCTGGAGGTTGAGTCCCGTCAGTGACACTATCTTTTGGTAATCCACACAAGAATTCTCCTTGTGAGTTAATCACCATCCTAGATTCATAAGACTCATTCCCGGTACTATCATTGGTCTTTTTGGTGCAACAACACTTAGAGTCACATAAAGATATCTGCATGTTTATATTAGGAGTGCCAGCAATAGGAGGCTGAATTCCGGGATCGAATAAATAACAAGTTGACAGATTAATTTCCTCTGGTAAGGAATCAAGCATTCTTTCATAGAGCGCATTACCTGAATTTCGAAGATGATCATCAATCTCAGCCATGTCATCTGCTGTCATGCAACCTAGTCCGGGAATACAACATGTGTTCTCTGGGCATCCTTCCCATTCGTAATCGTCACCCCCAAACACATCTCTACAGAACCAATTTCCTTGCCCGGTAATCTGGTCGTATTGTATTTTGTTGACCCAGAACTCATGATCGAAGTCTGGTGGGAGGTCGCCGGGACCGACTCCGGGGTAGTACCCACTACAATTCGCTGAAATATTGTAAAGACTCCAATTAAACATCTGAATATATGGAGGGAAGTTTGGGATCCAGTTCGGCCATTCACCAACAAAGTCCTTATATGCAATGGTCCACATGTCTTCCCACCAACTATCTGCCCCTTCTGGTGGATCCGTATACCAGTAATTCTCAATATCACCCCAATTCTCAGGTCCATGAACCATAATGCTATACCATTGTACCGAACTACTTTGAACATTCGGGGCACACCTAGAACGATCAATTGGCCATGGTTCATCCCATTCCCAACCGCCAGAATTCGGGCCGCTTCGACCAAAACATCCTCCACCTTTACAAGGATTATCTTGAGAGAGGCTCCAGTTGACTGGTGGATAATAACATTCACTGTTCGGATTTAGATTAATTTTTGCTGGGCAACCCTTACCATTTGGTGGTGGATCTGTATGCCAAGGAGCAAAGTAATAGCACGAATGATTTCCTTTATGCCATCTGTTGCCCCAGTTGATTCCATACAACGGAGGATCTCCTCCATAAAAAGAATCCCACACGATGTCACCCGGATCGTCAAAATCATTGGTTGCACTAGTCAAACACTCATTCTTCGCAACTCCTTCGAAACAGAATCCGTTACCTGTGCAACAAGTTCCGCAGTTATCACAATCTTCTTCACTAATTTCATTACAACTAAGACCCGGATAGAAACATCCATTGCAATTATGATCTTGTGCGATATGACACCCAGACAATGGATTTCCATTCGCATCATTTCCACGAGATCCGCAACATGCACCGAATGGACTGGGATCTATTGGACCAGTATTACAACCTGCTTGTGCATTATCTTGGCACAATGGACAATCGCTGTTCATGTCTGGATCCATACCATATTTGTCAGGCCATTTCAATGCATCTGTTTTCCATTCCAAACGAGATACATTTGGTTTTGGATAATAATCGTTTTTCCACCGATCAAAATTTGCTCTATAAATTGGAACTCTTCGCACAGGACGTAAACCTGCTCCGGGGAAGTTTCGTGCAAGTGTTCCCACCGAACCCTTTGCGATTTTATAATATTGTTGATGATCTTGAGATGACGCAGGCTTAGGATAATCAAAATTTGTCCTATCGGTAGCACCAGTAGTGTCCATTGGATCAATGGTTTCTACATTCGCTTCATCATTAAGATTAAATACCTGATATGCCATATGCAATGCATTTCCAGATGCTCTTCTAATTTCGTCGGTGTCTATCCACCCGGTGCTGGGATTCAGCCCATCATTATTATCAACTAGTTGCGCCCATAAATTATTATAGACTGACTGCTCAGTATTAAGTCCTATGGTAGAACCAAACACAACATTACGATCATAAGTGATACATGGATTGTCTGTATTCCAAACACCACCTCGGTCCTCTGCACAAGCCTGCATTGTTTCTTCTGTAATTTTACCATTATTATAATCAGTTTGCATCAACCAAGAAGACGCAGAAGTAGATGTCCAGTATCTAATTTGATCCATATTAGTGTGACCACTACTGGAATTTCCATTTATTAAATTTTGCATATTGGTATTGTTATATACCCAATAAATATAATTCAGTTCAGATAAACTAGGAATATACCAATCAGTTTGGTTTGTTACAACTTCAGGATAGAAGGAATTGGTGATATTATTAATAACTCCCAACTCCACACCATTTAAGTCAGAAATATGCTTCACTGCGGAATTTGTTTCATGATAATTCCAAGCAATTTCGTAAGCATCCCTGAAGGCATTCGAATCATTATTAATTGTTTCTTCTTCTACCTCGAGGCCTGCTTCCTGAAAGTAAAGTTTCATTCGAGCATATGCATCTGGATCACTGTTACCACCATTTGCATCAAAGCCTCCTTCCACAAACCAAACATTGTTGTCTATGGAATGTTGATCATACATTCTTGTGTTCAATAACCCGTCAAATTCTGTTGTTTCTACCACTCTTGCGTCATGGTTACCGGCTGCATCAATCATCGGATTTAGATATGGTCCCCATGACATACCCTCTGATACTTCAGCATCAGGAATAAGATCTGTAGGAGCCATCACAAGAGCCCAAACTCTATCTATTGTTGTCTCTGATCCTCCACCGTGTCCATATATCTTTTCTGAGAAATGTTCAAAAGGTTGTTCTGGAACAATAGGATGTCCCTTCCAACCATCTGTATGTGCAGAAATTAACATATGAGAAGGATATGGATTTATGACATCATCTCCCCTGTATCCGAAAGATGACTGGAAATGTGATGATCTGGAATAGACATAAGGATATTGATCGTCTGGTGTATTTGTAGAACCTCTTGCAGCAGCAGGATTCCATTCTGCATATTCATAAGATCCTGTGCCCTTTTGGTATAATTCTCCGTTTGTTGAACAAGAATATAAATTGGGCAACCAAACATTATGTAAGAATTGGTTTCTACCAAATGCACTTCGTTGAATAGGATCAGTAGTTTCATATACAGGATCGGGGTTTGAATTAAAACTAGAAACATCATCTGCATATGCAATTGGAGTATTACTAGAATTTCCAGACACACATTCGTGAGAATATTCTAGTGGATAATTAAAATAACCACTACTAGATTCTGTAATATCACCCCACCCATCATTTCCGAATGCATCCATAGATGTTACTTTATTCGGTGTTATTTCACTAGCACCAAATGCATGGTTAGTCAGAGAATAAGTATAAACTTTGTTTGGTGTTAGGTGATTTTCAAATGGAGACCAACCAGCCTTGATTGAGTTTCTTCCCCAGTCTCCCTCTTTGGAGAATGCTCCCCAATTATATTCTCTGGGGAAACCATACTCTGCTGGTATATCATCTCTAAGAATTAAATCCTTATCCATATCTTCATCATACCACTCCTGTCCGGGGAAGAATTTGATGGTATCACGACTATGTTTTTCAATTTGTTTCTTAATTTGTCCAAATGCATTTATTTTTGCTTGTGAACCTGCTGCAAGACCTATAGTTCTATATAAATCTCTTTCTTCATACAGAAGACACCACTGTGTTTCGTTTGGATAATCTATATCAAACAACGGTGTTTTTGTTGTTTCTCCCACCAAACCAATAAAGTATCCGCCTAATTCTTCATAAAATTGTCCGGGTTTATATCTTGGGGATGCTGTGTCTGTTTGGGAGTCACCACCAGACCACATGTTTCCGGGACAATGTTGACATTCGAGACCTTCGTATTCTATACACTCAATTATTCCCGGTGGATCGCTGGTAGCACATCTCTCATTTGGTGAGAATGAACCCCCATACTCCTGAGAACAAATTTCTAATGTTATATTATCAATACATGTAAGAGAATCATTATCACCATCTCTATGACAACAAGCGCCGGGATCTCTGTCATTTGTTTCTGTTGATCCACAACAATTTATTTCAGAACATCTCAGGTTTACTCCATAAAATATTCCGCCTTGATCTTTACATTCTTCAGCAGATACTTCAGTGCATCCACCATCAGGATCACCTTCATCATAACTATATGAAGGATCACAACAAGCACCCGTTAGTTGTTCGCAACATAATCCGGGAGTCTGTTCACATGTAGTATATGAATTATGCTGCCCTCCAATTAATGCACATTCACTTACAGTAAGATTTGTACAGAAACCATCCGAACAACAAGCCTTAGGCTGCTCACATTCATCAGGACAACTAAACGAACCACATGGTAGATTTATGAAAATACCACCAACATAATCACATTTACTTTCAGAACTGCTGAAACAAGAACCATATAAGCAACAGCCTCCTTGATTTTGACAATATGGTCCTTCACTTCTGTTCTGACAAGAATCTAAACTGAACGTACCAAAAACGGAATCACAGTAACCCTCACTAACATAATCAACACAATCTTTTTCTTCTCCATCATTACTACCACTACAATAGCAACATGAACCAATACTATCCTCAGTAAACTCTAAATTATAATTGCTAGTTTGAGAGAAATCCAATATCACAGAACTATTATCTGCACTTAATCCTAAGTGAATACCAGCAGTGAAACCTGAATCATATTCAGGAACACCATCACTTGCTCCCTCTCCCTCTCTTGCTTTAAATCTAACAAAAGGAACAGAAGATCCTGTCTCACCCGCTGTTGAAGCAACTGGATAAACATGTGTTGTTCCACTAACAGTGCCTCTTATAACATTTTCATTTCCCTCTAATGATTCTCTATTAGAAGAAATTGCTGCTTGTAATTTACCACCGCATATACCTTTAGTATCCCAAGTCCATAAAGTGTTTGCTGCTCCGTGTGCAGAAGAACCTGATGAAGTTTGTTTGAATATGAAAAGAAGTTCACCCGTATTTCCAACTTTCGGATGAGTATAATCTTTTCCTCTTAGTAAGATTGTTTGATCTGTCGAACCAACAAATTCAATGTCAGGACCTAAAAGTTCAATTCCTCTAAATTCAGCACCAGTTAAGCCAACATATTGTCTAAAGATTTGGCCATGGGTAGAACCTATGACAGAATTCTTTATAACTATTGCACCATCATCAAGTTCATCAGAAGAATCTGGACCTCGGAAACCACTAGCCCCAAGAGTACTTCCATCTTCTAAATAAAACCAAATGGAATCCTGAATAACCGCAGCAGTAACACCACCAGTTGTTGCATAAGGAGCAATTAATCCGGCTCCACTAACACCCCTATATCCAGTAGTTCCTGCCGGACCCGCAGCACCCGCAGCACCCGCAGCACCAGTGGGACCAGTTGCTCCAACTGCTCCTAAAACACCCTGAGTGTCTACTATATAACTACGTCCAACTACTACCATTAATCATTAATTTCCTATATTTGGGGTAAATTCCATAATTTAGAATTTCCTGCTTCTCCAGTTCCACCAGTTACATGTTGCCCATCACAACGAATAAATCGTATAGGTCTTACATGATATGTATTCTCTGTCCTCTTCTTCTTGGCCACCTTAAACATATTTTTTCTTCCATCCGAATCGAATTTTATCGCCCATGCAACAGTCCCAGCAGAAACTCCAGTCGAGGAATCATATACTCCTTCTGCTGTGCTTCCTCTAATGTCCCTATCTCCAACATCAAATGATCCCGTTGATGTCCAATACCAATTATCAAATGGAGTTCCATTATTAGTTAGTATTTGAACATTTAAATTAAATTCAGAACCTATCATACATTTTGAAGCAATAAACGCAAGTTCATCATGACTTGGAATATACCAATCGCTTAGATTTTCAATATTTCCAGTGACACCGGAAGAAACTGTACTGGACATCAATTGAACAGCATCAGAAGCGGTTAATAAACCAGAAGTTATTCCCGGTCCAAAATCAGAAGATTTATAATAACCACTAGGATCATTTCTGTCCTGATCCAATGCATGGTTTGCACCAATCATTCGAATTGTATTATACAATCCCCAATTCCTTGTCCAATGTCCGTTGGCGCTCTGAACTGGTTTTGTTAGAATTTTTTGTGCATATCCGTTCCCGTTGGAAAATGCAAATCGGCAAGTTGTAAAGGTGTTTGATGGTATATTATTAACAGCACCATTCACCACACCATTGTGATACCAGAATCCTTCTTTGTATTGAATATAATTTTGTTTATATTCTTGACTCAGATCTGAATATGCACCTTCTTTATTATAAAGAGGACCCCAAGCACTTCCCTTATTACTCCAATGGAATTTTGAAGTTGCACTGGGGTGTTCTTGAGGATTAGTTAAAACACCACCAGTCACAGAAACTGGGTGAAGAGAAGATATAATTAGATAAGAATCTAATTTTTCACTAGATGGTGAGGAATTTGCTAAATTCGAAAGTTCCAAACACGAAAGGGATCCTGTAAATCCATATCCATGATAATCATATTTTGAATTATAATACCCACATAAATTACCACTCTCAGGACCTGTTGTTCCTCTCATTAGAGGTTGCCAATTATTTCCAGTCGCTTTAATATCTGTTCCAAAAGCGGTAGCACCAAAACATTTCGATCCTAATGGATCAAACATACCTACAATAATTCCACCAGCATAGAGATCACCTTCATGAAGATCTAAACCGTTAATTGTTGTTAAACATGTTTTTTCTTCTGTTGATTTTAAATCTGGACAGGTATTAGATATACAAGTTGTTTGGTTTCCAAGATAAGTATCTCCTGCATCGAAACAGTCAGAAGCAGAAATATTGTCATTACACTCGGTTCCTCCACAACAAGCACCAGTTCCACCAAAACAGATATCAAAACCATCTGGCGTTAAACATCTAACACCTTCTCCCATGAAATAATGTCCATCACTGTCACAATGCGATCTTGTTTTCTGTAAACAAGATCCATAACCATCACAACATGCACCATATTGATATTTCAATCCTGCTCTACAAGATGTCGTAGAGCATTTACTACCATCACCACCATACAGACTATTGAAACCGGGTTGATTACCAAGTTCAACACAATCATTCACTGTAATATTACCATGACAGTTCACCGATCCAGTAGATTCGTCCTCTACGCAGCACGCTCCTACACCGTAACAAATATTAGTGGAATTTCCGCTGTTTCCTGTATAACCACAGGTGGTTCCTTCTCCATAAAAATACCCATAACAATCTTCTCTGTAAGTAGAAAAACAATTTCCGTCACCGCCGCAACATGCACCAGTAATACCTGTTCGATTACTTCTTGAACCTCCTCTAGAATCTCTAGAAGATCTATCGGTGTTGTTGCAATTATACATCGCAGAAGTTTTTTCTGTAGAACCATCCCACATGACATAATTTCCAAGCCATAATTTTTCATACTCAGGATTATACCCAGAAGCAGGTATGGAATGGAAATTAATCACATCTGGATTCCATGTTCCACTAAAACAAGGAGTCTCATTTGCTGGGAATATCACATTCGAACTAAATCTCTCTGATGGATTATCTGTTCCGGTAATTCCGTAAAGAACTAGAGTAAATGAGGTTTGTTTTTCTTCACTAAGTTTCTCAATATCGAAACTCATTGGAACCCAACCTGTAACACCACCATTTGTATCAGTTAGATTAGTTCTGTCGATTCCTGCTCCGTGTATTCCGTGTGCGTTGACAATAAAAGTTTTCGCATCTCTTGGATCTATGATTGCTCTGAATGCAGTTAATCCTCCAATATTCCCATCTCTAACTATACCACCCGAAGGATATGTTAGTTGTTTTGTGTCTTCTGTGAAATTCTTTACTCTAAAATCTAAAAGACCTGCACCCTCATCAAATGTTGCACCACTTACACCACGAAATACACCAGTTACTCCAGACGGTGCATCGGACGCACCAGTGTATCCTACCAATTGTCCTGTTACTAAATGTTCTCCAGTTCCGCCACTATGGAACGGCGCTCCAGCAGTTACATTGATATATCCAAATCTTCCCCTATCATAACTAATTCGGATACTACCCCCAAGATCACTATTAGAATCACCATTATCAATTTGAACAGAACCGTCTCCTGTCGCTCTCAGCGAACGCAATCTAATTGTTTTATGATCTATTTTTTCTTGGAAAACGGTTGCACCCCTAAATTCCACTTGTGGTGCAAAAGTTTCTCCGCCACGTAATTCTACATACACCGATCCAGCAGGACCAATTATTTTTCCTGTGCTTGTGAATGTTTCATATGTACCATCGTGCTTTTTGAATGTGGTAACAAGATACTTGTCGGAATTTAAAGTAATACCAACAATGTTTGATCCGGTTGTCCCTGTTGGTCCTGTACCAATAGGTCCAGTAGGGCCTGTTGATCCGGTGGGTCCGGTGGGTCCGGTTGGACCAGTCGGACCCGTATTTCCGTAAACAACAAAGTAACTACTTCCTATTACCATGCACTATCCAATCACTTTTGATTGTAATGTAGCAACATCTGCTTTTAGTGTTTTTACTTGTGCTACCAGATCATCATATGTTGTACTTTCTTCTGAACTTGACGCGGTTAATTTTCCAGTTATGTTTAAATTTGTAACCGTTAAATTTTGTGGAATTGAAACTCCAACTACAGCGGAAACCTTAATAAAAGGAATTTGATTAACTGTTTTAAATTTACCACTAGAATCTTTTACTGATTCTTTTCTTACAGGATATTTAGGAAGATAAACATGTTTTACGGTTGAAGTGGCAATTTTTACACTTCTTCCTCCAACTACAGCATCTCCTATTTCAAATTTTTCATCTCCCGGATCATACTTTACTGTAATTTTATTATTTACAAGATCTAAAGACCTAACTACAGAGGATACACTCTTTGTAGAAGATAGAGTTTGACTTAATGATTTATTTGAATCTGCTAAATCAACTGGTGTATCATTTGAAAATATAATTTCATGTTCTGAACCGTATCTTTCCCCGACAAGAGAATAATAATCTGGATAATCAGAAACACTTACCGCTGAAACTTCATCTGCTCTAATATAACCATTTGCTTCCATAGTAGAAGTGTCAGTTCCTTCTGGTACATAATTCAATGATCCCACTGTACCGCTGGTTACATCTTGAGCAGCGACAGCACCACCAACAGCATAACCAATATAATTATTTACAATTGCATTATAATTTCCAAGTGTAGCGCCAGTTAAAATTGGTTTTGCAATATGTCCAACAGTAAGTGGAGCAATGTTGCTTAATAAACCTGCGGTAACAGCACTTAAGAAAAATACATCATTTCCTCCACTTGCACCAGAAAATGCAAGTTGATCGTAATGAGCCTTATTCATTGGATAGTTAATCTGCCCATACATTACGACATTAGCAATATCACCATCTGCGGATTCAATTACACCAAAAACTTCTGATGTCTCGGCAGAATTTGCAATCGAAGTTGTAAATTTACCTTCACTTGGACTTCCTACTCTTGCATCATAAAATACTACATCACCGACTGTTACTCCCATAGGATCACCAACTTCAGATTTCCAAGTTGAATCACCACCTGCACCACCAGAAAAACCACTTAGTGAAATGGGAACAATTAATCTTGCACCCACATTATTGAAATTGTTAACAGTTAAATGTCCACTAATATTTGAACTATTTGTTGTACAATCGGCCATTTCTTACTCCTAGAGATTACTATTTAAGTCTGCGTCTGCAACATAATGTAAGGAAATATTATCTAATAATACTGCACCACCACCTACGTTAATTCTCACACCATGTTTCTTTGGTGTGATCGCCATGCTGCTGGTTCCAATCGGAGATACTCTTGATTTACCATCATAACCTTTTGTTCCAGAAGTTAATCTAACATCTTTACACGCAGTTCGGTTGAATGCTTCGCCGGTTGTTCCACTTTTCGGAGAATAGAAAGTAACCGTAGGGTCATCTCGCATTTCAACTGGGAATCTATAATAATAATCTTCAATGATCTGTTCTAATAATACTGATGGTTTTTTATTAGATATATTTG